TTTCAAGAAAACAAGGATGTTCTTCATCTTGTGCAAAAAATGTTGGTAGACATGACTGTTGCTACAGATAATGCCGATGCCAACCGCATGCCAATTAACAAAGCAAATGCTAATGGTAAAGGTACTGGTATTGACGAAGCTCTATTCGCAACATTTATAAAAGGTACTATTGGTGGTGGTGGTCTTGCTAATGAAGCCGATGCTATAGTAAACTTTAATAAATTTATAAATCAGTTCATAGGTGCATGGTTTGTTATTCATAGAGCACGCATATATCCAACTCCTAGTGGAACTCCTGCCACCGAATACACATTTGATATTGATTACAAGGGAACTGTGACTATCACAGGACCAGATGGTAAGAAAATTGACGAGGTTGTCAATTCATTCCCTAGAAGTGACACTATTATGAAATGTGGTGCCAATGCCACTTGCTCAGCAATTATGTTCATTATGAGTTCTGCTAATCGAGGTGAAACAAACGCTAGACATGCACTTAGAGAGTTGCAAGCATTATATGCTAATCCAGTTAACCGGCCCCATGCCTTAGTAGGCGCTTATGCTATTCTCAGACGTTTAAAATGGCCTGGAAAAGAAGTTGATGGTAGGAAATCAATGTTTCTTATTAAAGATCTCCCTAAATCCAAGCGAACTGGAAAAATGAGTGATGATCTTGTTCTAATGTTTCCCGATACAGGGGCATTTAACGCCGGTGCTGTTCCGGGTGTCACTGCAGATGTCACTGCATCTCCTGCTAACACGGGAATGAATCGTGCATTGCTGTCAATTGACAACCAGTATTGGCTAGCCAATACATCTACTACTCCTGTGAATCACTTTACACCAAATGCCATTGGTACTCTTGTTAACCAATGTGTTGAATGGGTAAATAGTGCTCCTCATATTCTTAAGGAAACCGGTGGACTTAAGAGACAGTATTTCATTGACCCAACGACTCCTGATGATCTTAAAAAGGCCAGAGATCGTACTTTGGCTTTGGCAACTAGAGCCAGCATGAGAAATTACGGTAATCAAATTATTCCTTTTGCAAGAATGTTGGGACGTCATAGAGGTGGTGCTGATCAAGATGGTGGTGCCAGTAGCAGAGGAAGTGATAGACTTGAAAGACAACTTCAAAATTATATTATCCAGCTTAATGCCTATAGAAAGGAATTGTCTTCCGATACTTTAAAAGATTTCAGAGACAAAATAGAACAACTTAAGAAAGCGGAAAAAGAAATTGATGCATTTGCCGAAAAATTCGAAAGATACAACAGACATGCATCCGAATCTGATGTCGAAGTTCTTGACGAAGCAAAAATGGTATCTGAAGCCGCAAAATACGAGAAGAGTTCTAGAACTGCCAGCAAGAAACAGCTTACTATCGAGAGTGCTTTAGGGACCATTAGTGTTAAGATTGCTGGATTAAAGGACGTGTTGCCAGCTGATCCTGCAGCCCCCGATGATGAAGCAGGACTATTTTCCCTATAAATATATTCATATTAAACACAACTAACTATTATTTGATTTAACATTTGTTTACATAATTCATGTTAAAATAATTAAATTATACTTACCAATCCATTTTCGATTGTAAGTTTTCTTAATGCAACAGTGTATATTCGAAGCTGAACCGGTCTAGTTCTAGACACTGTTTTAGATAAACGAAGTTTTAATTCTAAACTAGATATTTCACTCAAATTACAATATCCAGCAAATTGATGACCTACAACTCGAGAACCAAAACTGTACATTCCTATACCATTACTACTACTGCTATGATATTTAATTGATTGAACCATGCTATAATATGAAAAATTCTTTTCAGTTAATCTCTCTTGACTATTTATATTTATCAAACCTTTTAAAATTAAATCTTCTGTTCGATCCATATTATTTGTATAATTATATTTATCTTTCATATATCCATTATACATATATTCATTTGAACATACAAATATCATTTCTTTACATGGATTTTTATGATTGATTTTCACCGTATCACTTGCCTGATATATTGTATGTTCGTTATCAAATTGAACAACATCTATTACATAATCTATAGGATGTTTTAAGAATTTCCTTCTTTCTTTTGATTCCAGGAAAATATAATCCACCCATAAATATGTTTTTCCTAAAGCTAAATTGACAGTTTGACTAAAATATTTCTTTTTATTAAGATATAATCGTTCGACACCAGTTGGCAAAACATAATAATCCATATTCTTTTGTAAATGTATTGCAACATTTGTTTTCATGGTTTCCTTTGTAATTTTAATATAATATAATCGTTTATCAACAGGATCATGAAATATAAATTTATACAAATACAAAATTCCATTAATATTTTGTTGCAAAACATCTCCTTTCTTGAATAAGCAAACTTCATCATCTATTTCTACATAATGAGTTGGCCCAAGAATCAAACATTCATCTAATGATGCAAATTCTACATTAATTTTAACACTGCTATTGTATGCTGCAGCAATAGGAAATGCCATATTTGGGTATTTATTAAACCAAAACTGTAATGGAACAATTAATCTATAACTATTTTTTCCATTTGTAAATTCTGTTAATTCCGGAACATTACCAATCATTGCATTTATAGCAGGCTCTGTGTTAAGATCTTTGTGTAGTTCATGATGTATATTAAACCAGTCATGCATTTGTCTTTCTAAAATTTTATCATCTAATTGCATCTCAATACTCTTAATCAATCTATATCCTATATTATCTGCCCAAGCACAACATGCAATATTGGAATTTCCTGAACCAGTATCAATAAACATATCTTGTGATGCTCCTATTGGTGGTAATTCAATACATAAATATATTTTCCATATCAGATCTGCTAAATTTGCGAGTGTACATGTGACTTTTGTACCAAAATCTGCTTTAATATTAAAATGTTGAGGCATTGATTGAGATGCATAATTAGTATGTCTTTTATGCATTGTTTTAAAATATGTGAAAGTTGGATGTTCATAAAATAAACGATCCTGTCTTCCATTTGAGGCTAATTGTACAATGCCAGAGCCCATTACAATTAGTATACAATTATTTTTATACAATAAAAACAAGCAAAAATAAACAGAATAAATATTCATTACAATATTATCTCCAAAAACTTGTCCCAAAACCCGATGCAATTCTTATTATTTGATATGTATTAATAATAATAACGATACTTCCATCAGCAATGCAATTTAATTCATATTCCAATTTCATATCATGCGCACTAGATAAATTTAGTGAACCCATATGTGACATTTCGGTTGGTCTGCCAAATGTTTTAATGTTTAGTCCTGGAATAGAACGTTCATTCAGAAATATAGTAGACTCTACAATATTGCTCTGATCACCTTCTTTATCAAATCTATTTTGACCATTAAAATTTAATTTTGTTCTTAAAAAAGGATTATTATTTTTCTTACACGAATCATTATCTATTGCCTGATAAACAATTAATCTTTCTTCTTTAGACAGTGCATTTACTGGAAGATCTGTCAAAGAATTTGTTAATGTAATTCCTGTAAATCTTTCTCGTGATTTTAGTATTTGTGTAATTAATCTTCTAATTTCATCATCTTTATCAAAATTTGTATATCTTAACATTTCCTTGTTGTAAATTTTTTGAGGAATTCCTGTAAAATTCCAATAATCTTTCGAATCTTTGATCTTTTGATCCATGTAAAACCATGACATTTCTTTACATGGATTTTCATAATCCAATAATAATTCATCTATAGGTGTTTCAATACTATATTCATAACATTGTTTTGTTTGTACTAAATATTCATGTCTAGATCTAGCAAATTTTTCCCTGATATTTTGTTCTAGAAATACATATGATGCATTAATTTCCATTTTGAATTTTTTCTTCATTGATATTTTTATTCCTGGTCCATATTTAATCAATTTATCTAAACTTTTACATGTGACAAATAACGATAAACGAGTATTAATTAGTGCTAATAACGGTAATGCATTAACACATTCTGTAAAACACAATGGTAACGGAACATATAATACCTTTCCATGAATGAATTGTTGAGGAACTTGTAAATGTGTATTATGCCCTATTAATTCATTGTATCCCTTTTCCATATTTGCATCCATACCTCTCATATTATATGTATGTATGACATAATCGGTTATTTCTTCTATTGTTTCATTTCCCATATTAAATTTAACACGATCAGCAACAAAATTACCAATATAATCTATCCAATTACATTTCGGTACGGGATCGCGTGAAATTATATATTGGATTTTCCTTACGTTGTTGTGATGTGTATTTTTTAAATTTAATAAATTATCAAACATCATTTGTATCGATTCTTTGTTAAATGATGTTAAATTGTATATTTTATCCCTTTTTATTAAGGCAGATATAGTTGTCGATTCGAATAGTGTTTTATTAATTGTTACGTATAAATTACCATATAAATTATTTATGTAATTATTACATGAAAATTTTTGACCTTTGAAACTTGTATCGTCATTGATGTCTACATAGGTTGATAATTGTTGATAAACATCATGCATTGATTCATAATAGAAAAATACAGTTTTATACCAATATGCATCATATCCAATGTGTTTAATTATACTTGGTGTATGCAATATAATTGTCACATACGAATCATTTGTAAATATAAAATTTGTGGTAATCTTTATAGTGTATTCATCTTGCCATGTTACATATTCTAATACAGTATTAACACCATTGGTAATCATTATTGTTTGCCCTATAATATTTATACTTGAATCCATTATTATAAATCTATCAACATCATCATATACAATTGATATATCACTACTAACAATTGTGTCAGTAACATAACCAGAAATATCTTGATCGGATTTATCGCAACATATATGATCATTAAAACTTTTTGTAATTTGTTGTATTTGATGCATAGAAATATCATATGAATAATCATATTTAAGATTACCAGATGTATCAATATAAAATTCTTGATCCGTCGCATCTAAACGTATAAGTTTTCCTTGTTCAATTCGTAAATTTTTTGGGAATGCAGAATTTGTTACTTCAATTTTAACGTTTTGAGCATCAAATGCCAACTTGCAATCATTATAAGATGTATCATATGTTTGTAATGAAGGTACTGTTGTAATATGATACGGTTTTCCTGATTTTAATAATACATATACACCAAATTTATAATATAATACATGAATACCATCTGTAAGAATATTTATTAATGTATTTTCTGCCATTGATATTACAACAGAACTCCTTATAAAATATGAATTTTCATTTATTAATTCAACATCATTTGCATGTATAACATTTGTTGACACATCAAAGTATGTTCCGTAATCATATATATTGGACACAACATTTCCACAAATATCATCAATAATAGCATCCATTATATAATTTTTAATTTTATTGGTAACAGTATAATCCACTACAAACTCATTATCTCTAAGTATTTTAGCATTTTTGATCATATCATTAATTGATAAATTGTGTGATCCAACTGTAGATTCTGTTATAGTATTATTTGATCTTGATGCAATAAAATATATTGAATCATTTTTATCATCTTCTGTTAAATTATTTAATTCAATTGCAACTTGACGCGTTTCATTAAATATCATAAGTTTATTCGGAGTTGTATAACTTTTTGCATGATCAAGAATTTCGTCAATACTATGATGTTTCAACCAATTATTATAATTACATGTTTGGATAGTATCGTCGATGTAATTATGAACCGGAAGTACTCCATTTTTACATATATTATGTAATACTTTTTCGGTACAACGAGGAACAATTGTTTTTACATGTTGTATGTCGGATGTATATAATGTTTCATTTATTGTATCTTGTAAATATTTAATACTTCTTCGTATGTTAGCAGTTGAAAATGATTTCCTAAATACACTTGTAATATCCACCGTTGTTCCATACATTGTATCCGGAATTAATTCATATTGTGTCTCATTAGACACTATGATGGGATATAGATTTGTACTTGTTGATGTAGATATAGGATCTGATAAAAATGGAAGCATAAATTTAAATTTAATATTGTAACTGTCATCATGAAATGTATTAAATTGTACATTGTATGTTACAGAATTTATTTCGATTGTGTTGTCTGATATGGTTTTTAATTGATATCCAGCAAACAATACGCGACTTTTGTCATGCATTTTTTCATATTTATACAATGTTCCGCTAATATCATATATATCAAATCCATATTTATCAGAATAAATACTACCAACTTGTAAAAATCCATCATAAATGTATTTTGTTCTAATAGTGTACATATGATTCTCTGATGCATCAACTATATTAGGTCCTATTAATTGTAATTCGCTTGTAGCATCACATGTTATAATTGTAAAATCTATTATGGAATCCGAAGTTACATAATAATTTACACCAATATTATTACTAACATCATACAATTTATTATCACGAACTATATATCTTATTATATCAGATGTATCAAATGATATCCAACTATATGGATAATTATTAACACCATCTGTAATATTATTAATGTAACTTGTATTATCTGTATTATCAAATGTCAATGTATGTGTTGAAAATGTAAAAGTTTTATAATAATAAAAATACAAAACATAAATTAGTTGATAATCCGAATAAAATGTATAATTATAACTAAAAAATTTATTAAAATTACCAACTAATGATATTAAATTTTCAAATTTAATATCCATCAATTTTCGCCCTTTAACCATTAAACTATTTCCATCGTCAGTTATGGATTGTTCCATAGATTTTATACTGGTAGTATGAACATTATTATCATTATTAACAATACGATACTTGAATTTATCGTCAAGTTTTGATGTGACAGAACCGGTAAATATAAACCAATTTTCACTATCATAATTTTTGTTAATTGCTAACCAATCTAATTGAGAAATATAATCGTTCATATCAAAATTCATATATTGTTTTATATCCGTTATCATATTATACGAATACGATCCATACTTGGTCAATGTTGTTATTAAATCACTATAAAAATTTAAATATTTTTGTTTCAGTGTATTAAAAAATAACAATTGTTCTTTGTATTGGTAATCTAACATAAAATTATAACCATATAGTTGTGGAAATACATTAATAAATGTTTCAAATTGAACAGAATTAATAAGAATTTTGTCTAGAACAGTTGTTGTATTATCACTAGTATAAACATTTATAATTCCATCACCTTCTTGAATTATTCGATCATTCATTGATGCTCGAATATGATTCATCATATGTCTTAACAATTTACTAACATGTAAAAGTTTTATCATATCATCAGAATCAATTGTTAATTTGGTTCCAAGATAAGAACCGCTGAAAATATTTTCTGATATATCAATATAATCTAATAATTCTAGTACATTACCTACATTAATATTTGTCATTATTTGAATTGCGTCATTATTATTAATTAATCCAGTAATATCAGATTTAATTGCATTTATACAAAATAGATACCATCTTATAGTTGACATACCATCTAATAATGTAATATTAACATCTGTTGACGAAATATCTATATTTGTGACATCATCATAAAATCCAATTATTGACCGATGTTCATAAAAATTTAATACTCCTTTAACTTTCAGTAATATATCATCAACATCTGGTTTCATTTGTGTAATGATATATGATTCTATATTTTGTCGCAAACTGTTGTTTATTATAACGTGATCTAAATAATCAGTCATGCAAATATTACAATCCAAATAATAGGTTGAACCTGTACTAGCAGTATTTAAATCAATTAATGATGCCACATTCCCGTTGTTATGATTTTTAAAAATATTTCTACGAATGTGCAATAAATTTTCATGCATTTTCATATCATTATAAATTGCAAATAGATTCGGGTCGCTTACATCTATTGGAATTCGATCCTTTACATCAAAATACAATCTTTGAGCATAATCGTAAAGAATATATTTCATTTCGATAGATCGAGGTTTTGTGTTAATTATATCAGCATACAATATTGACGTGTAATGTACATTATTGTTATTTGTTATTGTGTCAAAAGTATTATATATATTTGTTGTTTCTGTGGCTCTGTTAATTATAAATGAATATTCTACAAGAGTAACATCAGATACTGTAAGATCATTTGGTAAAATATAAAAGGATGTGAATGGATATGATTCGCCTTTTACTGATGCATTAAAAAATAAATTAAATATGTAATATTGTCTTGCTGTTATTTCATTAAGAGGTGTTAATTGCATTGATGTATTTCCATTTAATACTTGTGTATTGAACAACATATTTTCAACATAATAATAACCACTATCAATAGGCAAATTTAAACTTAAATCAGACACCAATGTTTCCATGTTAGCAAAATCCGCATTCAATTGAAAAACAATTTTTGATAACAACAGATTATTACTTGTATCATTAAACGAATAATCTATTGATAAATCTGTTATAGGAATATGCATCGAATATGAATTATTTTGAATATTTACAAGACGATTAATATAATCTAATTTATTGCTATTTTTTGATATTGATCTCATATTTTCCGTATGTAGTACATCAGTTTTATCAATAAAATTGCAAATTTTTGTTCCAATTGTATCCTGCATTCCACAGTAAAATCGATCGGTTCCATTTATTCCAAAAGTATTAATATATGAAAGAACATTTGTAACAATTCTTGGGTTAATAACCATTGTTACTGTGTTAATATTTTCCTTATATGTTATATTATTGTAAAATTTATAGTATATTGCCTGATTCAAAAATGATTCAAAAACATTTGTAATGTATGTGAGATTATTTGTTTTCGTGTTTATTACATTTTGATATAATGATTGAAGTTTATCTTTTTTGGTTGTATTATAATTTTTTAATGTATCAAGAATATAATTTGTATTTACAAACGAGTCTAAATCTAATTGAGAATTTGATACAGAAACTACCGGAATAGTTCTGTTGTAAATATTGGATGAAATATCTAACTTAATTTGAAATGGACTAATAAAATCTTTACCAATATATATTCTATCATCTACCAAAATAACACCATTCTCATCATTACTAACCAGAAATTGAATTTCATTCGTATTAAATGATTTTATAACACCATTTTCGATAATTTGAGACTTTCCTAAATTCATATTGTCAGTATATTTATTTGTACTAATATCATATGAATGTTCGTCGATTATTTCATGAAGCATATTTCCAATTAATACATATTCTATTTTTTGAGTAATTTGATCAAATATTAATACATCTTTATAAACATAAATCATATCTTGATCACTAATTGTATAATCAAACACTATTTGATCATATTTTTCTGTTTCGGCATTGTATTTTAACATACATAATGGCAATAACATGTCATTCGGACCAAATAGTTTATTATTTGGATTGGTTGGATTTTTATAGTATAAGTCATAATAATCTTCTGCACCAGGACTAGTACTTTCAAATGTTCTTCCTTGATCGTTACTAGTATTATCTATGTAAATAAAATACAACGAGTTATTATCACCGATAATAGATGATGAAATATCATATGATGTATCAGATTTTGTTGCTGAAATAGAATGTATGTTAAATGTTCTGTTTGAATTAAATCCATTGCTAATAAATAGATTATTTGATGCGTCTTGAATTAATTCATCAAATTGTAAATACAAATTTTTAATTGGTATTATTTTATTTACATAATTTTTACTTGAATATGAATACGATGATACATAATATGCACATTTTAACATATTGTTATTATAAATAAATAACATTTTCATGTTAGAATACAAATAATCCAATGAATATGTTACTTCATCTGTAATTATTTGCGTTTGATTTTTATTTAAATATCCTGTGTCAGGAGTTTTATTATTTAGTAATGAATATAAAAATTTATTTTCGTTGTCACTTGTAATATATTTAAACAAATTTGTTCGGAATAATTCAAAAAAATCATCGTCTATGTAAATTATGTCATCCGATAAATTAAGTTTTGATAATTCAGTTGTTAAATAGTTTGCTCGATGAGGAGCATAATATATATGTCGATCTGTATTTACGGAATGAACTTGTTCTATAACATCACATTTAATTAATTGTGAATAACTATCTTGCAATAAAACATTGATGTCATTTAATACCGGAATGCCAGTTGTTCGTTTAATTGTTCCAAAATTTAAATGTTCATAATTAAATGAAACTACTGTATCATCATTAATATAAATTGTTCCATAATTTTTTAAATAATTGTACAACATTGCTCTCAATGATGATAATATGATATTACTGGTTGCATTTCGAATACGCAATGATTGCATAAATTTATTAATATAATAATCTGCATCATGTTCATATTTTGCTTCTATATCAGGAAGAGTTATACGCATCCATGGTCTAAAAACTAAGTCGGCATTTTGAGGTAATACGAATTCACTTGTTCGATTTTCACTTAATGTTGACATATCTAAGGTTGATTCCGGTTTAATAATAAAATCTTGGATTGAGTGAGCTGTATGACGACAATACGTCAGCTTAAAATATGTTACCTGTGGGTGTTGTGTTAGTACCTTATCTGAATTACCGATATATATAATTTGGACTAAACCTCCAGCCATTACATATTGCTTATATTATATTAATTTGATAAGCAACGAAATAAATTATCAGTAACCATATGCTAATGTCAAATACCCTTTATCTGATACAGAAGTATTATAGCTTTTTCCTATTATATTCACAATAATTGTGTCACCATTGGCTGATAAATAATTTATTACATCATTTTCAAATTGAATCCGTAGATGTTTATTTTTAATTCTATTAAAATTTAGAACTCCACTTGGTTGCAATTGATCAACTATTAATGCTATAGGACGTTTATGAATTTCAGAATGATGTTTTCTTTTCATAGAATTCACATTTACATAAAATGATGGATCTCTTGGCGTATCCAATGTCTGTCCATAAATAATTATATGTTCCGATTCTACAGATGGTTTCATATGTTGAATATTTGGATGTAATTTTATAGCAAATGTATCAGGATAAATAAATTGATCTAAATCAATAACCATTGAATTATTTTGAGCGTTTAATATTTTATATTTTCCGTTGTAGAATTTGGAATGATATATTTCACAATATCCATTACCAAATATTAATGGATCAATATTAGTTGAGAAATTTGCATCATGAAGTTGTATAATTAATTTACCAGCAAAAGGTTCTTCGTAGCATATTACAGATGTTTTTGCAAATCCTGTATATTGGAATTTATATTGGTTCCATAATTTCATAACTTGTGTGGCATATTTACTTTGTACTGTCCATGTAATATCTTTCACTACATTTGCTAATTCCAAAACCATCATGCTATCTTTTTTCACAATATTTTTAAAAGATAATAATCTTGTTTGTTCTATTAAAGATTCTACCGTTTTTGTAGAGAACTTTCTGCGCTCATTATTACCCAATTGAACATAATTTACCAAAAGACATGCATCAAGTATACTGACATGTTCTTCTAGATTAATTTCTGTATTATAATTGCTTAAATAATCTGGTTCAAAAAAACAACATTCGTCTAAACTTGATAATTGTAATCTTATAACAACATCCTGATGTTTCATAGCTACAATTGGTACTGACATACTTTCATATATTAAATGACCAAATGGTATTTCAACGTAAAGTTCGTATATTGGTTTTTTCATACTGTCAAATGTAGTTAGCATTTTAACATTCCCAAGCATTTTTGAGTATGTATTTCTGTGTTCTTCTCTAATATTATTTTGATAATAACATTCGATCGTGTCTCGTGTATGATGATCAAAACGAACACCACCAACTTCCATTGTGATTGAATTTATCAACGCTATTGCAATGTTATCTACCCAAGAAAATCTATAAAATGTATTATTAATAGATTTTTGCATATCGACAAATTTTGATTTGTTGTCAATTAATTTTTGCATGTATGTTTTTTGAAAAAATGTATATTCTGTTAAATATTTAAGTACTTTTGATTTGTAACTTTTTGTTAATGCCGTATTATAAATAGATGTTATATCGGTAGTATACGCTGTGCTGATATGTGATAATATATCAAAATTAAATTTTATTACCGATTTGGTAGTATTTTTCAATACATTAACTGCCGAAAATTCATTATTTGCTTGATAAGAATCTAATACATCATCTTGATTTGTATTATATGTTGTGGCCAATGCTATTATTGAATCGTAATTTGTATTTGAATTTATCAATAATTTTCTAAATCCTCTCCAATATATCATTGATGATTTAAGAAATGATTTGTATTTTATTATTAATGAATCATATTCTGTGATCATTTGAGAAAGTGTCAATGTATTTTCATCAAATGTTATTGTTGTATCAGTATAATTTGATAGATATAAACTATCAATTGTATTTGAAATATGTACAGATGAAAGTACAAATTTTGCTGTAATAGAATCAATTAAATCTCCACTCTTCGATAATCTGCAGAATACTTCGTCAGAGAAATTGGGTATTTCATTAAACGTTTCTTCAACTGTATCGATAGCATATGGTGTATGTTGTTTTGCTGGATTACGGAAAAATGTAATTTGTGGTTTTTTGGTAAGAACTGAATCTTTATAGTTAGTAGATACAAGTTGTGCAATACCGCTTCCTTCCATTATAAATATTGCACACTTTATTTTTATCTTGTTAATTTTATATGAAAGATAATAAGAATATTAGACAATTATTCAAATATGTAACTTTGTTATTATCACTTATGTCGGTACTCTATTTTTACCAAATACCTTGTGAACAATCGGTATGTATCACAATAATTTTAGGAACAATTCATTTATTTTTTGATTATTATGCACCAACATATGTGGTAAATTTAATAGAAAAAGTTGACTAATTTATTGTTTAGTTAAATGTGTATACATGGTTTTGTAATGCAATTACCTGATAATTCTAAATGTATTTTTACACAAGATAATTTGAGATGTGATATGAATAGAACGAAAAAAATGTTGTCAACTATTGACACAACAAATAATATTACATTACTACATAGCAGAGACTATATTAGTAAATTGTACCATGTTATTACTAGAATGCATAAACAATATGATTCTATATATTCTATTGAATCGCTTGAAAAAATATATCCCAATTTAACAAATTATTTGTTGGATAAAAATGATAAACAACTTGATATAAATTTAACGACACTGGAATCAGGATTATGTATTGTGAATGATTTTATTAAAAGACTTAATATAAAATATAATGTTGAATATGCGTCCAATATTGTGTTCGTTGAATTCAAAAATATTTTTCAAGTTGATGATTTGTATAAAAAGCTGTTACTAGTTGAGCAATATATTAACTATTTTAATACCAATAGTATATACATACCAATGCGCTGGTTGGGTAATGATTGTTTGAACAAATCATTAGAATCATTGGAAAGTGAAATTCATAATGCCATACATTTTGATGAAGTATCAAAAATCAATGAATTGACAAAAGGATATATTACATACAAAAAGAATTTTGATCATGATTTCTGGTCAGACCAAGATAGCAATAAAACATCAGAAATTATTCATGAAGAAGTTGAAGAATTTAAATTTCTGGATGGAATTTGCATCGAGAACTAATTAATATCAATTAAATAATTTATTTAATAAATATGTTGACAATTTATTTATACGGATCGGATAAAATCCCATGCCCAATACGCACATATTTTTTCCCAATCTACGTCATATTTACGTAGTTTATCGATAGCTAAATATGGCCATTTTTCGGCTTCTTCTAATTCATCTAACAATTCAAAGATTTTGTGGAAAAGAAAACTTGAATTCATGAAATTTTTTCTATCAGCATCTTTAATAATCTCCCAAGCTTCTTCAATCATTTTCCACATTACTTTTACAATTTCTATTAAATGATATGGGATTGTTCGTACGGGAATACCATTTAATTTATTTGCAATATGAGTAGCATGTTCTGATTTATTTGACATACCAATGCTTTTCAAAACACTTTTAACATCATCTTTTGTAACTGTGGATAGATCTAAAATATTTCGAACACTCAATTCTTCAAGAATATCTCTAATAAGTTCATCATCAATTTCAGTAGATTCTTTTCCTTGACTTTGATTTAAAATTTCTGTACAATGATTAATTCTTCTATATGTATTATTCTTTTGTTCTGTACCAGCATTATACGATGGCTTATCGGGATCCATCAAAACAAACTCAACCTCACAACATATTGTGCATGTAAATGTACCCTCTTGATTATTTAATACTTTTGGAACTTTGCATGTTTCACAAATTCTTCCAAGATTTACCTTTTTATGTCTTCGTTGACCATTCATTGTTTGTAAATATCTTTCTACGAGATCATGACGTTCAATTTCTGAATTGTTAACTTTTTGTGGTCTATTAAAAAAATCCAAAACACTTATTTCTGTATCTTCATCATTATTACACTTCGGTTTGGTATAAAATTCATCCAAAATACCTATATTCATTGAGAAATATTCCAATTCTTCGCTATTTTCTTCGATATCGACAATTCGTTCATTCAATCGTTCTTTCTTTTTCAACAATTCTTTAATATATGATTTTCTTGTAAATATTCTTTCAAGCATTTTTAATTTTGCTTCGGTTTCTTGTAATTGAGCACTTAATAAATCAACCTCAAGTTGATCTTCGTTTCCATTTTCAACAATCATAATTTTTTTACTTTTTTTAGTAACTTTTTTTGATTTCTTTGCCTTTTTGGTGGTTTTCTTTGCTTTTTTGGGTATTGGATTATCAATTGAAATCTCATCCGGTTTGTCAGGAATATCATATTGAGAAATTTCATTGGTTAATTGTTCAAATGTATCGGTAAGAACATCTTTTGATAGTTGAATTCCTTCGTCAGTACTCAACAGTTCAATTTCACTATCAATTGATTCAATTTGCTTATATAAACTGGGCAATTCTGCTTTTTTTTCTTTAAAAGAATTCATCACGGATTTATGTTTTACACCAATAACATCATAGTTACTGGATTTTTTATCGGATATTACCTTTCTCTCAAATTTAATAGTTTTATTACGGAACAAGCTCATACGTTATAATTAACATGTCATGCAAACTTTAAACATATTTATAGTAATTTATATTATATTATGGTTAAATTTCGTAAAAATAAACATGGAGAAATACATTTTCCCGATTTTCCCGATTTTAAACCTAATTTAACTCCCAGAGAAATATTTAAGTTAGGTAGTTTTGGTGGAACGTATTGGAGACCAATTTATTCGTCAGTAACAAATAAAAATCATAGAAATAAACATCTCAAATATCCTTCCTCATGGTGGACAGGTATTAATGATGATATGATGACATTGGATTGGTCAAATTATGATAAATATATAAATAAATATTGTGTAAAAGTTGGATCAACATTAGAGGATTGGGAGGAAAAAGATTGGATTGCAAAATCGCATCCATATGGTTGGATACAATGGTATTGTGATTTTTATCTTGGAAAACGTAGCAGAGATGATGAAAGACAAATATCCCGATGGATAAAAACAGCTGGTCCAAATAGTAGATTTAGAAGAAGATTAATTAATATGATTGAAAGAGAAGGAACTACATATAATGATTATTCGATCAGTCCAAAAATACGTCAAACATTACAGCATTGGGCATATGTTATAAAAGAACATGATGTTTATGTATAAAAACATGATGTATGTCCACACAATGTACGTGTTAAATTATCAATTTTGATAAAATGATTTTGACATATTTAATAAATTATATCAGTGTAAATTTAAAAACATATTTATGTTCAATTTTTAATGAGTATATTGCAAATAATTATATTAATTACATTTATATATGAGCACATTGTCACAAAAGATATGGATCAGTATCAATCCAGCAATAATATTAATGCTATTGAATTTACCAATAACTCATGCTATAACAGGTACTATTATTAATGGTTGTCCAACCATGTATGGTAGATTATTGCACATTTTATTGTTTATATTAATTTCATATTCATCTATGAATAGTTTTAAAGAGGATAAATTAATAAAACTTAAATATTCAATATATGGTGCATTAATAGGTTTTTTTATATTTAGTCCAGAAGTACAATTGTTTATGAATAATTTTGTTCGTGTTATTGATAATAACTGTATAAATGGTACAGGATTGATTATTCATACAGTTTTGTATATCATTTGTCTAGTTGGTGTGATGTATTTGCCATGTAAATGAGATTTGATACCAAATATTAAATACTAAAAAATTGAAATATTATTGTTGTGTATGTTCCATTACTACAAATCCATTACTACAAGTATACATAAGCTCCTATTTGTCTACTTTCCCCACTCCATACCATGTCTTCCAACACTCTTTTGCTTCCCGACACTCTCATTGCTCCTAGCACTCTGTTGTCAATTGTGACAAAGGGTGGCGAGATGTTCAATGAATATCGAGTTATTTACCTAGATGATGGCATTCATTGCGTCATCATTGGTGATAATACCGGTAGGATTGTCTCGTCTGAGTATGAGATTTGGAAACCAATCGATCGAGATGGTGACTGCGCAAAAGGTTTTGATAGTACTGGGCATTCCATGCCATGTCTTTCGATTCTATTTGATTGCTAAGATCCAGGCTCACTTTTTTTATTATATTGCGTATTTCACAATATTAGATATTTATTATAGATCATCATAAAAACCTTATAGTATATCAACTTTCATGCAACCGCCAAAAATGTATAGTGAACTTTTTTTATGAATTTTTATCTTGATTTTTTGTGAAAATTTTTATCTTTACATATTGTATATCATGCCTGGAGGATTAGTACAAGTTATCGCAAGAGGAAACCAAGATGCCTATTTGACATCAAAGCCCCAAGTTACCAACTGGAAGGCTGTCTACAGACGCCATACTATCTTTGCTACTGAGTCAGTAGAACAAGTGTTCAACGGAAATGTTGACTTTGGTAAGAAGGTAGTGTGTACTATTCAAAAGCTTGGAGATCTTGTTAGCAAGATGTATCTCAGAATCAAGTTGCCTGCTCTAGGTGCCGGACAATGCTGGTGTCCTAGAGTTGGATTTGCTTTGCTCAAGTATCTTGAGCTTAGAGTCGGTGGTACCCCTTGTGAGAAGCAAGACGGAAGTGTCTGGTACAATGTCAGATACGAGTTGGAGAAGGACCTTAATATGTCTAGTGCTATGGATGAGATGATCGGTGACACCGCTGCTCTCACTGTTCCCAGTGTTGGTGGAACTCCCGCTCACACTCTCTGGGTTCCTTTGAACTTTTACTGCTGCAGAGTTGACGGTCTTGCCGTCCCCCTTGTTGCTACCCAGTATCACGATACCCAGGTTGAGATTGAGTTTAACTCTCTTGATAAGTTGGTGTGTGGTCCTAATGCTGCTTCAGCTTCTGCAAGCATGGTCAACTGCTCTCTTTTTGCCGATTACGTCTACCTTGGTAACGTTGAGCGTAAGAAGTTTGCCGAGTCTTCTCATGAATATTTGATTGAGCAGGTTCAGACCAATAATGGTGAATCTGTTAACTCCAGCTCTCAAAAGTTTAGAATTGATTTTAACCATCCCTGTAAGGCTCTTCATGCTGTTATTCAACAGGATAAGTTTGTCAGCGGAAAGAAGTTTCTTGCCTGGAATCCTAAGAACTGGGAACAGACCAAGATTGATGCTACTAAGCGTGCTGCCCTAGCATTCGGTACTCTTGATACTGCTACTGGTATGTATGATGGTCATACTTCTATTGCTGACGCCGATCTTAAGGCTGCTATTACTGCTGCCAAGGTGTCCGGTGTTGATATTTGTGGTAACGCTCTTACCGACATCGATGCTCTCATTGTGGTCGGAAGTGTCCTTGATGATCGTTATGTGTCCATGACTGTCACTGAATGGGAGACTGCTGTTGGTAGCACCGTTGTGTCTGCTAGAACTAGTGACTCTGATAATGACGGTAAGGCTGCACTTGATTGCGTTGTCAATGATTGGACCAATTTCGGTATGTTCTTGAACAGATCTGGTAATCCCGTTAGCGAGATTTTGATCCAGTTGAATAACTCCGAGCGTCTTTCCAAGAGAGATGCCTGTTATTACAATTATGTACAGGCCGTGCAGTGCTTCAAGTCTGCTCCTACTGCAGGAATTAACAGTTACTCCTTTGCTCTTCATGCATTGGACCATCAGCCTTCTGGTACTTGTAATATGTCTAGAATCGATAATGCATCCATTCACATTGACTTTGTTTCCAAGGCCTGGGTTAATGTTGCTGGTGTCTGGACTAACGTAACCGTTTCTCCTTCCACTGCTGCCAAGTGTTACATTCTGGCTCCTTCTTACAACGTGTTCCGTTCCATGGGAGGTATGGCTGGTATGGGTTTCAATAACTAAATTTTCCAATTGTGTTAACGAAAATAAACAAAACTTAATTTATATCCTTGATGTAATTGTGTAATATAACTGCACATTTTTTCAAATAATATACTATGTATACTATTTAATATATTTTAATAAATTAATAAATAAATCAATCAATCATTGATCTATAGACCAAGATATGACAAATCGGAAATATCCAACGTGTTATATATTTCTTCATTTGTTGAACATGCATAAATCATGTAACGAAGTTCTTGATTTCGTTTTGATTTTTCATATATTGTTGTATAATCCACTAATTGTTCATATTTAAATGTTTTAACGTCAAGATTGTTGTCAAGATTTCCCTTGAATGATTCATCAACTGAAATATTTTCTTCTGCCGAACATTCAGAATCTAAACAATTTCCCTTACTGTCATGTCGTTCTCTAGAAATAAATATTGACTTCGATAATTCGCTTCTAATTCCTTTATTAATTGCGGCTATGATATGATTTTTAATTAATTCATTTCCATCTGGATACAACTTTTTACATACATAATCTTGAATATCTTTCAATGATAATTTAAATTCAACATCTCTTTTCAGATATGATTCAATGATTGATTGCTTAATGCATTGTTGTGGTTCGGGACTACTTTCGTTTGTGAGACTACTTTCGTTTGTATCAGATACAATATTATCGGTGTTAGTAAATTCAGACATTAATATAACAATCTTAATAATTCATACACATCAAATATCAATTTTTTCAGAAATAATTGAATTATTTTGATGATAGTATATGATATTAATTTAGTAATGATCACGCCTATTGTGAATGGTATATACAAATCAAATGGACAATTCAAATCAATTTCATATGAGTGGTTAAATGAAGATGCATTGATTTATGCTCATTCAAAATTTGATGACCTGGGAATGGAATCAATATATGAAAATAATATTGAATATGTGGTGTTTTTTGATCATTTGGCTGAATCGGATGGAGCAAATAAAAATAAATCATTTCCACACCTATATGGTTATGTGGTGGTCATAAGAAAACATTCTGATAATATTTTACTTCTTATAGAAGAAATTGAAAATCCTCAAAAGATGACTTTAATTGAATATTAAAAATTGATTTATTAATTATTTGAAATCAAATTATTTTATGAGTAATGTCTTCTTTAATTACTGTTGCTGATTCTACTTTAGAAACTTTATACATCGAGACCGTTGGTGATTTTGCATCAGAAACATATAATACTAATGAAGAGCAAATTGAAAGAAATGATTCTGGATACGATTTGTATTATTGCGGAGAATCTGTTACAATTGAACCATTTCAAGAAAAATTATTAGGCTTGGGTGTAAAAGGAGAACTTCGTGGATTGGTACATGGTTATGAATTATGGCCCAGATCATCAATTAGAAAAACACCTTTACAATTGTCAAATAGTATTGGATTAATTGATTATGGTTATCGAGGAGAAATTATGGCCACAGTAAGAAATCTTAGTATGGAACCATATACTATTATTCGAGGTGCAAAACTATTTCAATTATGTATGCCTGGTAAAAGACCATTTCATGTTGTATTGGTTGATCAGTTGTCCGAGACTGTTCGTGGAGAAGGTGGTTTTGGATCTACAAATAAATCAACATAATGTTTCAACAATTATTAATTTATTAATTAATCTTAATGATAAGATTTAAAATAAAATAATTTATTTGAAATATGCTTGACGTTGCTCGCAATCCCAATATTCATCACCATAACTAGCAAACAGTTCGGAACCTTTTTTAACATCTTCTGTTGAAACAAGGAATACTCGTCTATCTCTTGGTCGTAAAAGCTCACCGGTTTCTAAATCTCTTGTTTGTACATCAAACTCACAATTTGTTTCAAAATCTGTTTTGTATGTATCATTAATCATTGCAATAATACTTCTAGGAAATTGTAATCCGTCAACAAACCATTTATTACTTAATGTGAATGAATAGTCTGTAATTTTATCTTCTCCACACATTACACGTCCTTCATAATATCCTATTCTAGTACCTTTAGGAATATCTGTATATGTCCATACACCATTACCAGCATTAGGTATTTGCGATGGTTCAATTTTTAGAGGCAAATCGGTATTATTCCAATAAAACTCAGGCATTTGCTTAAGTCTGATCGGTCTTCCCAATTCCTTACTGATGTTCTTCTTGCTTTTCGGCATTACTATATAATGACATAAACATTCATTATAAATTATTTTCAATTTTTTATGTATTTTTTCGTTTAATTAGGTTAAATACATATATAGTTGAATAATAATGAATACTGATAGTAAAGATGATTATTTGGACGAAGATCCTATTATTCCTTCCCAAAGATTTGCTCTAGTTTCGATTGTTTCTCCGGCATCTGTTAATACAGGACCTGATTTTAATTGGAAATCTGTTACTCCTAGTGGAGAACCATGGGATTTTCGTCTAATGAAGATTCGTTATGTGTGCGAAACGGAACAACAGGCCGAAAAGAAAAAGTTGCAACTTCAGGAAATTGACAATTTTCATAATATTTATATTATGCCGGTGGGAAGATGGGGCCCATTTGAAGATTCGGAAGAATTTTGCGAAGATGTTGAATATAAGGATCAACAAGCAAATCAAATTATGAAGTCATTCAAGGAACAACAAGCAAAGGCTGATTTATATGATAATGAACGTCGTGTCACTGCAAAGAAGGATGCGGATAGACGAAGAAAGTTAATGGACAAGAGAAATAAAATCAAGGAATCTAAAGCTAATCAAATTCTCAAAGACACTGACAATATTCTTGCCAATGAAATTATTGTAGAAAATCTCAAGGGAATTGACAAGTTGACAATCGAGGAGTTGCGTGCAAAGTCGGCTATTCTGGACGCAACTATTGTGACGGAAACCGCAAACAAGAAGAAAAGAGATGAAAAGAAAGAAGAGGAAGCTCTAGAAAAGGCTCGTCTAGAAGATGAAAGAAGAGAAAAACGAAACGAGATAAGAAGATTAAAGAAAGAACAGAATGATGGCGTATCTGATTCTGACTCAGATGTCGAGGATATAGAAATTCCACAAAACGTTAGCGATACTGTACCAATCGATTCTACGGCAGATATGATTGCACAAGATTTTATGAAACACAATGCGGATCAAATTCTTACTAGAACCGATGCTCTAGAAAAAGTTAACGAACATATGGATGATACGGTAGAAAAGTTGAACAAACAAAAGGAAGTTATTCAAAGAATTGATGACGAAAAGAGAAGAATTCAGGAGAAGATTGATCAATTAAGGAAAAATAAGTAATAACTTTCTTAGATTTTTAATCACATTTTATTATAATGAAATTATATCAATATATTATAATTTTACTATTAATCATTTGCGCAATGTTCGTTGCAAAAGAAATAACAATTATGTATTATAAATGTCCACCATGCAAAAATGATGTGATGGAATCTGGACTATCATTTAAGAAAAATTTTAAAAGAATGTTTGAAAATCCTAGTCCATGGCAAGGAATAAATCAAACATTATTTGGAACAAAAAAGAAAGTTGAAGCGCCTATTGATGTAGACGATGAATATGAGTTAAATTAATTTTTATTGAATTAAACTTTATTTACTTTAAGTATTTGTTTTCGTCCACCAAGCATTCCCATTAAATCAACTGTATCTTTCTTTTTAGCATAGTTTTCGTCATAGTGTTCTTTGTTGAAACGTAGAACTCTTTTACTACCTATCATGAATTTAGGAGGCTCTCTTGCACGAAACCATTTAACTTTTTTATTAATATCAGTAGAATTCAATCTATTGTTAATTACCATAACTCCGTAATCGTCTGTAATTTGACTAAACACTTGATCAAATAAATCAAATTTGGGAAATACTCCTGCATAATGATCATGTAATTTTCTTCTATTAGAGAATTTATCTTCTGCTAAAAGAAATACGAAATCAAAATTACTTCGAAGTTCTGGTTGAACAGATACAGAATATTGCATTGTCAATATAAATGGTGCAATTTTGTAATGTCTGCCTTCATTAAAAATTGTTAAGATGTTAGGATCCTTTAAAAATAAATGTTTGCTACTCATGCAATCATCCATGATTAAATAAGAAAGATCATTTGTAAGTTTTTTTCCTTTTTTCTTTCTTTCATTATTTAAATCAATTAAATAACGTTGTCTATCTAAAAAATTTTGAATAATTTCACCATCATAATTATAATGAATGAAACATTCAGGAACAAATTCTTCATAAAATCCATTCATTCTACTTGTAGGAGCAATTACACAACCAGCACCAACACCATGTTTAAATAAATGATCCATAATTGCCCTAAGAACAAATGATTTACCGGCACCTGACGGGGCAATAATTGCAATTCTAGGACACATTGGATTTCCATCCTTATCAAATACTAACGAATCAAGATCAAATTTACCAATATCGACATTTCCACCACCCATTCCCATGTTTTTAGACATATTAATGTACATTTAGAAAAAAAAGAAATGCATATATGTATTTATATGTATTAAAAAATGAAATATAATTTGTATGCATATAATATAATTATATAGTAATGAACTTATTTGGTGCCGCTACTTTAATGGGAATAACTCATCATAATACAAGAAATAATAATACAAGAAATGAACTTGATGGGCGATTATTAACTCAACAAAGAGAACAAGAAGAAGATCGTGCGCGAAATATAAGAATTGCTAAAGCGAAACGAAAAAAAGACGCGGAAGCTACATACGAAGCACAATGTGCAACAAATCGTACGAAGGTAAAGAAAAAATCCGTGGTACCAAAAATACCGGTTGCTCAACTAATCAATGATGATTTTGAAACATATCCTGTTGCAATAGTATATTCATCTCATACGAAAACTGATTCCAAAAAGAATTCAAACAATGTTAAGGCAGAAGATCCATGCCATCATGTTGAACCGGACGATCCATGTGTTTAATATGTAATTTATGGTCTAGTTATTTTATTTATTTATCATTTTGGTCATTTTGGATAAAAATGGTTTATTGATCACGCTACAATGCACACATGATTGCATTCCAGATTTGTGCCATATATATAAAGATTGATAACAATTTATATATTTACATTCTTTGCACATGAAATAAATGAAATGATCTTGATTATTATGTAACATAACATCATAATCATCATTTTCGGGACTAATTATAAAACCATCCTGTATACCTCCAAGAAATACTTGCATACTACCACCGGGCATTATAATAATATTACATATGTATTTAACTAAAAATTGAACATTATAATCGTTGATGTTATATATCTTATTTATCAATGCAATTTTGCCAATATTCGTCAATAGAAAATCATTGTAATACTAAACATCAAGAAAAATTGTCCAAGTACTCAAGAAGTGATGATATTTGGTTAGCAACTGAAAAAATTCATGGTGCAAATTTTTCAGTGACAATTGATGAATCTGATATTAAATGGGGGAAAAGAACATCATTTATTGATGGCCCATTAACTCAATTTAATCATGCAAATTATGTTGGTGAGCGATATCAACAAAGTGTGTTTCGAGTTTTTGATGAAATTAAATCAATGTATAATAAAAATACAACTCGTATTCAAATTTATGGAGAATTATGTGGAGGAAAATATGGTGATATTCCTACATCTCATGTCAGAAATGTAAAACCGGTTCAAAAACAAACACAATACTCTCCTAATATTGAATTTATTGTTTTTGATATTGCTATAACATTATGTGATGGTAGTAACTTTTTCATGAATTTACAAGATGTCATTCGATTTTGCAATGGTCATCTTCAAACTGTTGCAATTATGCATGAAGGGACATTAGATGAAATGATGCAATTAAGTCCAGAATTTATCACAACTATTCCAAGACGATTTGGACTTTTGGACATGTTAGACAATTGGGCCGAAGGATATGTTATAAGACCAAAAATAGAAATGCGCACTCCTGTAGGAAGATTATTAACAAAAATCAAAGGATCAAAATTTCAAGAAAAAACCAAAAAACCAATTGTAATTTCAGATTTGTCAAAAAAATTAACAATGGAAGATCTTGAATTAATGGCTCGATATATACAATACATTACTATTGCACGATTTGATTCAGTGCTATCCAAGTTATTGGATAAAGACAAATTAAATGTTAAAAAAATTGTTGGATTGACCATTCAGGATATGTACATAGATGTAGAAAAAGATTATCCAAAGCCATCAAAAGACGAAGATGAAGGCGAGGCTATAAGAGATTTTATAAAGCTTAAAAAAAGTGTATATCCAGTGTTACATAATCATGTTTTAACAAAATATATTGAGTACACAAATAGTTTGGAAGATGAAAAAATCTAAAATAATTCGCTAATACTGTCTATAATTTCATTTAACATTGATTTATTTGTTGTTGATACATAAATTCCTTCTGAATTTTTAACAGAACATCTACATCTCGTATGTTCAATTATCAAATTATCATCATCATAATATACACAGAAGAATTGTCGACCATATTGATAAAATACATATTGTAAATAATCATTTTCATCTATACAAATTTTACACATACTATCTCCCGATTTATTTTGAAATGTAATATATTGTAAATCTTCCACTGTGACACATGTTCTAACTTCAACACATGACTTGTGAATGTGTTTGACATTAAATAAATCAGTGGGAATTTGTTCTCGTGTTTCTTGATCTAATACTTTGTCTAAAGTTTCATCATTATATAATTTATCCAAATTGTCCCAATCAATTAGATTTTTACTTTGGGGTTTATTTGATGTACTAGATGATGCAAGTGAAAACTTTTTTTTAATTTTATTTGTCACGTCAACAACTTGATCATTCGAAATCATTGTGATATTTGGTTTTATATTATTAATTATTTCGCTACATTTTGCAATTCTACGTTTAATAATTAATAATTCCTGCAAATCTTCTGTGGTATTTATTTCAAATGATGTTAATTTATGATACAATTCATGTAGTGTATTGTTTACATTGTCTGCGTTAATATCAAAATCATGACTGTCGCCATCATCATTATCTGCAAAAATCTCAACATCTTTTTTAAATTGAGTTAATTCATTTACTGCGCGAATCTTTGCCTTTGTTGATGAACTTGATGATAGTATTTCAATATTTCGTTGCATTAAAATATTACATAACAATCATTCAAGCCTTTATTTGATAGTTATTTAATGTCAACAACCATTTCAAATTTAAAGAAAAAACTGACAACATTAATTACAAAAAATGAGGATCTTAAAAATATACAAACAAGTTGTATCGTAAAAAAAGTAAATTCATATGATTATAAAACATATATTGCAATAGTTGATCCTAGTAACGAAACGGTCTCTATTAATGCAACAATTAATGCAAATTTATATAAACATGATATCAATGTTGGGGATAAATTAACAATTATGGGAGATATAATGTTTTATAAAGATATTACGTTTCAAATAAATAATTATGTTCATGAGGTTGCTGATAAATCAAATTATGAAAATATATATGATAAATTAAAAGATGAAGAAATTCTGAGCATACCAATAAAACCGATTCCAAATATAATGACTAATATCGCAGTAATAAGTTCTGCACATGCATCTGGATTAAAAGATTTTTTAGATGTTATTTCGACATTAACTCTATGTAATGTATATATATTTCATATTACATTGCAGGGTAATTTTATGGAAGAACAATTCTTGGATGCCATGGAAAAAACAAAGGAATATGATATTGATGCAATAATAATTATTAGAGGAGGTGGTGCAAAAGTTGACTTGGAATGGTTCGATAATTATAACATTGCAAAATCAATTAAATTATCCAATATACCTGTTATATGCGGAATTGGTCATGAAACTGATCATACAATTGTAGATATTGTTTCGGATAAAAGTTGTACAACACCAACACAGGTTTCTTATTTTATTAAAACTATAATGTCAAAACAAACACAAATAATTGTACAAATAACTCATAGAATTGATTCATTACTTCATGAATTTGATAATTCTCTTAAAACAATTTCAATGGTTTTGGAAAATCAACAACTTTTACGTAAAGATATAAATAAAGAAAAATTAATGGAAGTTACATCATTATACAATTCTGTAGTAAATGATGTAGTAACTGTTTACACAGATACAAGTTCAAAATCATTTATTACCAGCATTGACAAAAGTATCACGCAAATAGATAATTGCGAAAAAGTTTGGAAAGATATTGTCAATAAAACGATGTTCGACCTTAATTCTATTCTTGAAACACAAAACATCATGATGTTAAATGAAACTACCGATAGTTATATACGAACAAAACAAGAATATATACTATCTAGTAAAAGAAAAGATAAGATATGCATTCATTTTATAGATGGTACAATTTATATTTGAATCAAACAACCAAACAACTTTCAATAAATAAAACAACTTTCAAACAACTTTCAAACAACTTTCAAACAACTTTCAAACAACTTTCAAACAACTTTCAAACAACTTTCAAACAACTTTCAAACAACATTAATTCTACTCTTGTTTCCATCCTTGGTCACTTGGAGCTGTTTGTTGAACGCATACCACTCTTGAACATGAGTAGAAATGATCACGATAGCATCTTTGTTCAAAGTCAGGTTGTCTAGAATCATGCGTGCCATAGATCCCAAACCCTTTTCTGGTTCGTCAAAAATTAACACTTTTGACTTGTGCTTTTTGGCGAAATACAGGTTTGATGCAAGAGTGATGCGTTGCTGTTCACCACCAGAGACAGATTTTTTGATAGGTTCGTCTAGACCTAGAGACTCAACTTTCTCTTTGATAAACATTAATTCACAAAAATGCAAAATCTCTTTGTCATCAAGTTCGCCTTCAAAATGTTGTCTCACAGTGGACACCGACCAATTGAGCTGAGTAGAAGTATCTTGACCACATTCACACATATGATGCATAAACTGTCTAGGACTTCCATGTTCAAAAGTTAGGGCACTAACACTGTCATCGTTTACAATATCACGACCAAGCATCAAGTCACAGAACGAGGATTTACCTATACCGCTTCCACCAGAAATCTTCAAAACATCTCCGGGAATTAACGTAAGCTCATCATCCTGAACTATGTGATAGTTGTCATTTGGGCGCTGATAATCGATAGACAGAATCTTTAGTTCCTTTGGGAAATCCAACTTAATGGGTTCGGAAACTATATTCTTGTCATTCTCTTTCCAGAAATCACCATATTCTTCGTATTTCATCTTACATTCGGCTGTATTCTGACAAAATCTCGTAAGAAATTTAATCGAAGAAGAGAATGTAATTAAGACGCGAATAATGTTAACAACATTGATAGCATAATCCATGTGGCAACAAACGTACAAAGTTCCGGCAATAATCAACACTTCATTCGAAATAGATAGATCACTCATACGTCTGCGTACATCACGTAATGGTCTTGTATTCTCAAATTGCTTGTTCATAATATCAATTATAGTCAAAAATGACTTTTTACCAATATTAAAGTACGTTTCTTCAAGAGTAAGCAAGTTTGACAGTTCATCACGACGTTTGATATGATTCTTACGAGCATCACGAGCATCATTGTTTGTAATCATGTAATAAGCAAAAGCTGACATCATGACACAAATTGTTGCTAGAACAGCAGGCATACCGGACAACGTAATGAACACGTCCACGCATGCAGAGAACACATTGATAAACATGAACACGCCAAATGAACTGAGATGTTCATAATATGTAATGACACCCGCAATCTTACGTTGATACACATTGAGTGGTTCCTTGCATTTAACAGTGTGATTTAACATACTGTATTTTGCTAGAGCGGTCTTGTTGAAATTGATCTTCATATCGTGTTGAAACAAAATGTCAACCGGGCATGCATACAAACTATAAACCAGCTTGTCGAGCACAACAAAGAACAACCATGCACAGATGTACATGGTCTTGTCTTCTTCATTCGCAATCTTGTTGTAGAAGTACGAAGTCAAAGTGCCTATCCCGAGGAATAAGGCAGTTGCCATAAGATGATGTTTGCAGCCGGGAATCTCAGCAAAAAACTTCAAGTCATTCAACACACCATTTGTCATACTGTTTGTCATGTTAATACAAGTTCTTTCGATTAATTCTCAACTACTTTCTCAATTGATGTAAGTAGTGAAAAATCCGTATAATGGCCCTTAGTGGTATTATATAATTCAATTTTTTACTATATGGACATTGTGCTAATAAAGTAATACTTCTTTGACTTTAGATTTATTATCAGGTTCCTGTTATGTTGTGTCATCTTTGTCATTAATAACAGATAATCGGCATACATTGGGAATATCAATGATCCATAATCTGTATACATTTCATTTAGCTTATGAGGACATGATTCATGCATTAGAATCACAAACTCAAATTGATCTAGAATTTGTGGTATGAATCTTATTGCAGAACTCGTTGTAATTATTAATGGAGCAATATTTAAAACTTTATGAGTTTTTACAATACAATCGAATGTTCCTCCTCTAGCACCAACATGTCTGTACTGTAACATATCATCAATCACTAAACAGCATTTTGGTAAATCATGATATATTTGTTCATTGCGTAAACTACATATCAATTCGTCATAATAATTTTCAGATATTGTTGTTCGAATATTGTATGTTTCTGATACATATACATAATAATCAACTTGTTTTGAAATAATTAATCCTTGGCTAACATCTAAACAAACCATTATATTTCTTATTAAACGTTTTCGTTCTTCAACATCTCTTCCAATTATCATTATTCCCGGTACATGTAACGAATGTTTAAAAAAATTTGCATATTCGAATTCGGGTATAATTGAATATTCCATTAACATTCAAAAAAATAAAAAATAAATAACAATGTTAATGAATTATTATAAATTTATAATATTAACTTTTATTATTACTGGATTATGGGATGTTATTTTGAGAATTATATCAAATAATAGCATACAAGTTCGTAAATATTTACCATTTAATTTACCACAATTTATTACAGATTTAAAACCATATTTTAATCATCATACAATTCTGAGTGCTGGATTGATAGCTGGATTTGTTGGAGCAACAACACAAACAATTATATTGTATTTCATGAATTTTCCACTAAATAACAATGTTGTTTACAATATTAAATTTATGATGTTGTCATTTATAATTAGTGCATTATATGGATTTGTAATGAAATGGTCAAAATTATTTCCATATTTGGATAAATATTATTATGATAAATTAGGAACTGTGAAAAGTGTGTATCATGATGGAATATCTGGACTAATTGTTCAGTTTTCGTTGCTAATATTATTGAAAATAATTAAATAATATTTAAAAAACAAAAAAACAAATATTTTATTTGTCATAAAATCCTCCCGCCATAATTGGTTGTATAGCTACAGGACTTGGTTTTACACTTATTACAAATTCGTAAATAATCCAAAATAGCAACATTGATGCTAATGGAATTTTTAAACTAATTGGTTTGTTGTTTGGTTCAATATAACGAGCATCAATAACCATCATGCCATAAATTATTAGTCCGAACAAGAAGGAAAGTAAATATGAATTCATTAATATTAATGTATATTTTAAAAAATGATTTTTGAATACTTATACTTTAGTATTAGTTGTACGCTTACCAGGTACATAATTTTGCATTGATGATTCACTATCGTGTGGTTTTTTACCATTAACATATTGTCTTACAACATCTGTGTTTACATCACCACTATCTGTATTTAATTTCATTCGATTGATATCAATTTTATGATTTGCACTGGATACTTTGGTATATTCTCTGTTACTAAATATATCAAGTTTCTTTCCATTTCGTTTATAATATGCTTCACTTTCCTCAGGATTTGGTGCATTTTTGGATGAATGCACAGAAACGTTGGGAATATCAGAAAGAGGAATGCTTGTATGCGTATTTCTTCTTCTTTTTTCGCTATCAATTTGCTTTGATTTTTTATGCTCACTACTTTTATGCTCACTACTTTTACGTTCACCGCTTCTGCGTTCGCTACCCTTGCTAACCGGCTGTATAGATTTTTCATCAATTATGATATTTTCTTCGCTATCAGAATTTGCAGAATTATTTTTAGTCGGTTCGGGCCTAAGTTTTACTGATCTAGTAGACCTATGTCCGCTTGAACTATAATCTTTTTCACTAAGATGTGATGCAGCACGATCTGTTGCAAGTTTGTCATGAATTGTTTTTAATTGTTCTGTTACAACATCATTATTGTCGCCAACATAATTATCCAAAATATATTTTAATGGAAGTAAATTAGTTATCGCAGTGTCAATTCCTTCATCAATAATAGAATTAATTTGATTAATGTTATTTTGATTAGTTACCTTACATTCAGATCTTATAAATAATGTAGAATTATTAAATAATTGTTCAGCTCCACTAATATATGCCATATGTATAAATCGAGAAAATGTTATGTCATCCGGACTTCGTAAAGTAGATTTTTTCCTATCAGGTGTCATTGTCATTAAAACAATAATTGTATAGATTATGATCCCAAACAATTGTTCCAAATATTCATTCATTTTAGTTTCAAACTTTATTCGTTCAACTTCTGTTGTCAATACTCCTGATGCCCAGTTTGGAATATCTTTTAAAAATCTTAAAAATTCTTCACAACCATTTTCAGGACTTACCTTAAATGCAACATCATACAAACTTTGGAATCCGGAAAACATTATAGGACGAATAATAGAATGAAGTTGATCTGAATATAAACGAATTACCAATTCCTTTTCTTTTAAACTATTCATAATAAATTACTATAAGATAATTTTTAACTCGTTTTAACACCAATACATTTATAATATGTATTATTGTTTGATTAAATTTAGATTTTAAATGATATTAAATATTTGTATCAACACCATTAATAAATTAACGCACTCGTTGTTTAGAAACAATCTCTCCTAATGAGGAACTTGATCCCCTAAACGAAGAACTTGAATCACCAAGATTGAAAACACCGTTAATTTTATTCATGAATGGAAGTGTGCCATACATCAGATAAGATGCAGCTCCTATTGCCAAAAGAATAAAGAAAATAGACATCCAATTTGCCTTGATAAATGCAAGAATCTTTGCAATATAACTTTTGATCGTATCAATAATAGATCCATTGGCAAATCCCTCTACATCAGAATCATCTGCATCAACAGGGGCCAAACCAGAATCGGCAAAAGTAACATGTCCACTAGGTTCCTCATAAATACTATCATCGAGAGCTGAATCCTCTTCTACGGGAGCTGGATTGTGAATTGGTGCAGCAATATTAGCACCAGTTTTATCATTTACTTTCTTGGCATCATCATACAATGCTTGTTCAGAATCAGATAACATGTGCAAGTTATCATTTACATCGAGTCCGCATTCGAACCCTTCGGTATGTTGAGCAAGGTTATTAGCTTCGTTGCTGTATAGTGACATATAATATTGTATAGATTAAATATTTGATTTAACAGAAATTTGTCTATTATACCATTTTCTGGAGCATTAAACTTCCAATAACTTTAAGTATTTTTTTGTTTTACCGACTATTTTAGTAGCTGGTGCAGTTTTATCAGTTTTTAATAATTTAATTAATACATCAGGTAAATTATCATCTTCAATATTGTATGTTTTTAATGATGTTTTTAATGCCTTTAGTTTATTTAGTCTTATTAAATTATCATAATATTTCTTCATCATAAGAATATCTGTGAGAGATTTTTCGGTTAAAATTGATTTGACTCCTGACATACTTTTTTTACTGATACTCTGGATCGAAACATCAATCATATCTTTGGAAAATTCAATTTTATAATTTCGATTTTTCATTGGTTTCTTTGACAAACAATATGTTGTCTCACAACAAGCAACAAAACCATACAATCTTTGCAAATACCAGTTTTGTTCTGTATAAATACTTGTCGAAATAACATCACTTCTGGACATTGCATCAATTACATCCAAACATACATCATAATATTCACCACTAGTATATTGTCTATTTTCCAGATTTTTAGGATAATTTTCATATATCATGAGTGGTAATAAAACCATATTATTCTGTTCAAATATATCCTGACATTTTTTAATTCCTTGATAATCGTCTAACAATATTTTTGCAGCCGGAAATAATTTATTGCTTTGACTTTTTTGTTTGGAGATTTTAATGTATTTTTTGCAATCTTGTAATGTAATAACTTTTGATCCATAAATATCAAACAAATCTTCTAAAAACATTAGTAAGTTTCGTATATCATGTTGAACAAAATCGATCATATGATTTTTTAAACTATTTGTTTCAAAATACAATCCTTCGTTATCACATATCATATTTACATACATTAATAATTCATTTAATGTTGGATACTGAAATGATATTTCCATTGTAATATTTTTAATTGCTGTCATTAATTTTGAATGCTGTTCATTTGTAACAAAAATCAATGGTGTTGAGCACATTTGTTCATTACTTTTACATAATGATATTAGAAATTGCATTTCTTTTTTAAGTGTTATTCTTTCTGCATCTGCAATAATAATTGCTTTTTTCTTATTATCAAGAAGTTTGTTTGCATCAATATCAATATTGTTAAATAATAATTGTACCAATGGATTATCCTTTTCATCAATTGATCCTTTTTTAACATATTTTGTTTTTTTAACAGTCTTATCAAAATATGTTTTAATGTTTGAACTTGTGATGTACAATGGTTCAAAATTGTATTGTTTTAATATTAGTTCAATTGTCAGTGTTTTTCCTACTCCATGATGCCCAGACACCGTAATAGAATTAGTATGCTTTGATTTAGATTCTCCTGTAAAACGTTGCATCCATTTGCAAAACACATCTATTTGAATTCTATTTCCAACAATATCATCGAGATTTTTTGGTCTATATTTGTCTGTCCAACTTGTGTATTCCACTTTAACATCTTGTTCGGCTTCATACTCATATTCATATTCATATTCGTCTTCATCTGCCATTATTAAATAATTCAATCATGCTATAAATAAATAAATATCAACTTTTTAATAAATATTACCATCGCAATCACATTGAATCATTTTACTAGTGAAATAATGTTGTTGTATATAGTCAATAATTGACATCTGCCATGTTAAATTAGATGTCCTAAATTCATCCATGACATCTTCATATATAGAATCTGATATTACAACTGCATAAATATTAGATACATTATTAATGTCATTTGGATTGTGTTCGCCTATAGCAACAAATACATTATCGTCTTCTAATAATGTTTCATAAGCACGAGAAATAACGTTCATTTTTGGAACATTGTCATCAAATATAATGAAACATATTTTCATCGAATTGCCTAATGCAGTATTCAATGAATTATATATTCTACCAATACTAGATTTTTGATATGGTATACCTGTAAAATGTTGATATTTTTCACTATTTAAATTAAATTCTTTCCATGCAAAATCTCTTGACAAACAAGAATATCTTTCCATAAATTGCATATAATCAAAGTGATCATGGGTGTCATTTATTTCTAATTCTAATGATAAATGACTATCTTCTGGTACAATATGTGCAAAATCTACCATATCCCCGCAATTAATTAAAAATGCTTTTTCAAAATATGTATTAATAATATGTTCTCTGTGATCTTCATCCTTGGCAATTTCCAATAATTCTGATGATTTGTAATCCGATTTTATTATACTTGTGCCATATCTCCACTTAATTCTTCCATCTTCATCAATATAAATTTGAATATTTAAAGGATCTGTATTAGTTGATACATCTTTTGTAGTAATGTTCATTATAATTGACATATAATATGATTTTAAATGCCATTAAAAATAAATTAAATTGATTCCACAAACATAGATTTTTGAATTATAAAGTTATATGTACTTTTTTGTGATATATGTGATGTATTTTGACTTTTTACGAAATGACTCATTTTTGGAGATTCAATTGGTTTTGATAACACAATTGAATCAATTGGAACACTTCGTTCAACTTGTCTATTTTCATCAATACCATGCTTGATATAATGATTTTTGGATTTTCGTTTGCAATTAATACCAGCTTCCTTAAGATCATTATTAAGTATTAGATAGTTTTGCCAATGATCGTTCCAATTATCAAGGTATTCTTGTGTTTTTAATGATGATATTTTATCCATTAATATAAATTAATACAAAAATCCAGTTAATATTCGCTCTAATGCATGTACATATGTTGGATGATCATTTATAGAATAACCATGCTCAAGCATATTATACAGTTTAATTATATCAATATTCTTAAACAAATCAAATAATTTTGATGTTTGCATTGCAAATATTGTCCCAGCGACAAACTTTACATTTTTTCTATTTTTACATTTAATTTGCGATTCATTTAATACATATTTGTTAAAAATTGCATGTTCTAGAATATAATTTCTATTGAATTCATCTGGACATTGTGTGGAAATTTTAACATCATAATAATTGGAATAGAAGTCTATATCAATATCATCAATATTATATTCAAAATCAAAATGATCATCATAATATATGTTTGGTATTTCAAAAGATTCACAAAGATCCAATATAGTTTCTCGATTGTATGCATCCAAAGGTTTTAACCATTTTTTAGAGCAGATTAATTGTGCATCGGTAGATAGGTCAATGTCTAATAATTCATCTAACCATTTTTCATTAGATTTGGTGTGAATTTTATAAATATACGAGCAATCAGAAATATCATTTTGTAATAAAAAATTAAGTTGTAACAAAAATGGACCAATATCCATGCCAATATTATCATGATAAATTATTTTTTGATTTTGAAATACTGGACAAATTTGATTACGTATATCAGATAATATGGAAATAAAAAAGAAATTTTCTCCATTATCCAAATGTGAAACTTTTTTTATAAGATCATGGAAAGTTTTTACTGAGCCAATCTGCATAGCTATTATGAGTTTTTTATCCATTAAGATCATCGTAAAAAATTAAAACATATAGTTTTGACGAAAAAAACGCTCATATAGAAAAATTATTGTCTAATATACTTGTATATCATGGACAATCATAGTAACCGCAGATCTGAGGGAAACTCCGGAACCAATGTTCGCGAGCAAGTTATTGCACTAATGAAAGAAGGAATTCGTGGCAGAATCCCCGCTTCAAAGATCAGTGAACTTCGCCGAAATCTTAACAGTGATGAGCAAGTTGATGCTATCCAGACTGCATTTCTTGAACTTCAGCGTGAAACTCAGCATCGTGCTAAGAAATTCACCAAGTTCATTGATGAAAAGTTCAGACAAAAGAACTATCCTTTGCACACAGTGCTAAAGGAATCTGAGAAGTACCGCAGAAAGAACAACTTGTCTGATGTTGAGTATTCTGAATTCAAGCATCAGTACCAGAAGATGCATACCAGTAGAGGCGAGAACATGGACTTGGATATGCTTCCTAGCACCAACATGGCTCTTTTGTTCGGAGATATCTATTCTACTGATGGAATTGCTGTCAAAACCGAGGACTATCAAGCACTTCAGGACATCCTCAAGCTTCATACCATGACCAAGGGAGTTCATTCACAGGTGATCCTTCAAGCCATGCAGTACCAGGGATTTCCTATGGAAGTTGCCGAGGCTGAGTATGATTCCACTAGACATAATGTGTCTTGTGCAGTTAATCCCGTCATTGTTGCAATGTTTGCTATGAAAATGAATGGTTTCGATCATCATTTTTTGTACAGCAACATCAGTTACATTGTTAAGTGCAAGTACGAGAAGGAGCGTATTGATCATACGTTCGATCGCGAATTGCTTCATGCCATGATTCTTGATTCTAATGACGTTGTGTGCTCTGACAAGAGTGTTATGGCCGATCTTCGCATGAGAGCCAATGTACAAAACAACTTGTGGAATTGCGTTTTGCAACTTCGTTCTGGAAAGTTTTTCGAATGTACCAACAACGACTTCTTTTCTGCTATCGAGGAATGTAAGATCTTCAGACAAGATGCACCCGATCTCATTTACACCGGTGATGAGCATGTAATTATGCGTAGATTGTTTGCAGCTATGTCTTTCAATCCTACTCTAGTGAATACCACTCCCATCTTTGGTACTGGTACTCAGGGCAATGTTGTTGACTTTCCCGTCCTAGATAACACTGCTAGATTCTTGCCATTCTTTGTCGTGAGAATTCCCGATGTCAACACTGCCGACGAGAGCCAGACAGTTATCCTGGATGATGCTATTTCTCGGCCTCAGGTGTATCACGAGAACGGTGTATATGTTCCCAAGAAGCAAACTGTTATTGCTACAAGAGGTGATGTTATCATTTTCCACGTTCCTCGTCGTTCTATTGCTGCCGCTAACAGATTCCAATCGATGATTAGCACCACTCCCAGATTTACCCAAGTGCCTAGCCATGTGCTGATTAATGAACGTATTAACGATTTCAAGATTGAGTACAATCCTATTATCACTATTTCTCCTGCTACATATGGTCTTGTGTCCGCTGTTGTGTTGGAGACTCCTATTGGTATGGAAGAGGATAAGGAAGAGCAAAAGCATAAGATCATCATTGGTAATGCTACTATCATTAGAAATACCCCCATTGGAAACAAGATGAATTTTGCTGCCGATCATGTGATGTATAGCCCCAAGTTGCTTCCTTCTCAGCAGGCCAAATCTGGTGCATCAGTCAGCATCAAGAAGGTTTGGGATGATGTTAGTGACCAAGCTGATACAATCTTGGCTCATCACGGAACCATCTTTGTGTTTGAGGAGATTACCGCTCCTGTTTAAAGACACAATTAAACGTATATTAAATATACGTATATAAACAAAACTTATTTTATGTATCTACTATTTTTTAATAGATAACATTTACTATTTTTAAACATACAAAGTATTAAAAATTACCACAATATTTCGTTGTTCTAGAATCATCCATCATCATTGTTCTAGAATAAACATCCTTGTTTTTGATTCGTTTATCAATATCAAAACCCTCTTTATCATGACTTACACTCATCTGAGCAGCATATGATTTTGTACCTTTAGTAGAACAATTCACTGGATCTGGCATTACTCCCGGTTTTGCTAATCTACTTCTTAATGATTTGTAACGATGTGTTATTTCTTCTATTGCCACATCGGCACACATATCTATAACAAGTTTATTTAGCATTGCAAGTTCTTCTTTTTTATAAGCATTAATGTGTCTTGCATAATTATCATAAATTTGATCCATGACTAAATATAAATGCTCATATTTTTGTTCACCAATTATGTACTTATGACATGATGTTTGATAAACTTTTTTCTGAATTTGATTGTTGATATATGCGACATTTCGATCACCCATATAAAAATTTCTAAATGCCAAATCATCTCCAGCTTTTCCGGGATGATCCAATTTTTCTGATAATTTACGAAAATAATCACCTGGATGATCATTTAAATATAGGAATGGTGCTTGTGTAATATCTATCTGATAATTAATCTCTTCATTCATTAGTATAATATGACAAAATAATTAACTCAATATTATTTAATGAAGAACAATTTTAATATTTTTATAATACCCATCATATGTGCATTGCTCATAGCGGTAATATGTAATGTATACTTTAACCACAGTGATAAAGAAACATTTTATGAAGATGCACAACATCAAATTGTTACTGACAACGTAATTGAAAAAAACGGTATTTACGAGGATTATGAAAATATAAATTTTAAGTATAACTATGCAACATTGGGAAATGGTAGTGTTCAAAAAATTAATGAAATAGCACAACAGGTTATCGATAGAGTAAATATCAATTCAAAGTTGATAATCTTTAATCAAGCTATACAACCCGTCGAAAACTGTAAAATAAATCAACAGGAATTTGATGATTACGGAAAGTTTTTAGTCGATATGCTCAATAAAGTTATGGATTACACATGTTTTAAATTTATTAATGTTATTCCTACTTCAAAACTAAAAACATTAAATCAAAAAAAGCACACATTAACTCTTAATGTATTGTACAATCATCCAGATGACACACATTTGGATAACAAAAAACCATTACATTTGTCTTTTGTCACATCAATATTGTTTGAACAATCATACACAGAATGTGGAGAGATTTGTGGTGAACAAACATCATTAACATTAACACCAGATTATGTTGAAGGTTCTGGGCAAACATATATTGATGCATTTATGTTGCTACCAGGCAGTACGATTCATAATGCAGTGAAAGAATCATGCTAATAAAAAATGAAATATTAATATTAATATAGACAGTTAATAATACTATAATGTCGATAATACGGCGTATAATTAATATTATTCTTTCTTTTTTCAGAAATCATACAAATATAGGAATGATAGATGATGAAATTATTAAATTATGTAAAGAAATAGAAAAAATAAATGAATTGGATAGTTCAAATGATAAACATAATGGTTCAAATGATATGCACAATGATTGTATAATGAACAATGATTGTGAAATAAATTCAAAAAAACGTAAAAAATTACATTATGATTATGAGAAACGGGAAACATTAAATCAACTAGAATCATGCATTCCAATTGGAATTCCGCCAAAAAGTCCCGTTAAATCAATTTTAAAGAAATCAAGTAGCAGTTTTAAGCTTAATCGATCGATATGTTCAGAACATTCAGAGCCAGTTTATTATAAAATATCAGACATGCCTGATCCAAGATTAACTAATAACGTTGCATATTCGACCAAAATTGCATGTTTAGCTTGTTGGAAACCATTAAATACAAGTGATGTGATATGTATGTACGATGATCATTCGTTTTGCGAAAAATGCAACACAACGTTATGTGTGTCAAAACACTAATACATAATTTTTTTTATCGTATAATAATTATGTGTTAATTAAATACTATTATCTCTCATTTTTACAAAAAATGGATCATTAATTAAAATATCCATTGGAGTTTTGTAATGCAAATGTCTCATTTTTTCTAATTTAGATTGACTGAGCATTAATCTTCCACCTTTAGAAACAAATTTACCACTTCGAAGTTGAGATGGAATTACTCGTGTAATAAATTCAGTCACTTCATCTGGAATTAATGGATTTCCTAAACCATCGTGACCAAAAAAATTGGGTAGAAATTGTTCACAAACCATTGTATTAAAAAAATAATGAATATCATAATATCTATGTTCTTCTGCTTTGACGTTAAGTTTTGTACTGGCCCATGGAGCATCAACTTTTTTATTTTCAACTATTCCAGGAATGCATGAAAAATCGAAATCACATAATTTGCATCGAATTCCAATATTTGGAATATAAAATGAAACGTTATCAATCACATTTACAAATGTAGCATCTTCATCGGTTTCTTCAAGTATTTGCAAAATAATATTATTTGCCTTGAGATCATTATGTCTAAAATTAGGATATCTACTTTGTATTACGGCAATTGAAGAGATAACTTGAAAAAAAATAACTCGCCATTCTTTTATAGTTAATGTTGTATAATTTGCCCGAAGATATTGTAATAAATCACCACCATCTGCCCATTCTTCTAGAATAACAGAAACATCATCGTGAAATTCATCTTCATGATATAATGCAATAAAATCACTAAATCTTTTTGAATGAACTAAACCTTGTTTTTCTAATTCTACAAAAGTTTGTATTTTTGTATTAAACGTTGCGATAGGTAAAATAATATGCGGAGTATGACGTTTTGTAACAAAATAGGACAATACTTTCAGCATCATTAATTCTGCATTTTCGGGTCTAGCTGGATCAGTTATACAACCATATTTATCATGTTTAGGATATGCGACAACTTTAATTGCAAAATTAACAACCATATCTGGTCTAGTTGGATCCGGAATAGATATTCCTTTAAATGTATGACCGGTTGTGCCAGATTTCATATACAAAAGATGATCTCCAAATTTTCTCAACGTTGATACAAAATTTAAAACTTTTTTATTAAATACATCATCTATATCTGTTATTCCCTGAAAATCCGAACCGGTTATACGTTTTTCGGTAAACATTGCATCCAATCCTGATCCCTCGAGCATTAAATTAATAAAATCAATTCGATCTGCTGTGTAATTTAATTTATTTCCATTGACATTTTCATACAATCTGTCATTTTTTGAGGCAGATGATTCTTCTGTACCTAGCAGTTCTTTATTATTCTTATTCTTATTTGATGACATTAATAATAATATTAATTACTATTATTTTTCTAAATTGGCCAAAATACATTATTTTGGTCATAAAAATAATCAAAAATTATTTATTAATTTCATTACGAATTTTATAAGTTTTATTTGTACTATCATATTCATTTGATTTGTTTGAATCAAAAAATATATCTAATGGTACAAATTTAACTTTACCGGATAAATTTATGGCAATTATTTTTTTATTATTCGGAACAGATGTAGCAAATTTATTACTAATTAAATCAAATTTCGTATTATTTAATTCTATAAATTCGATTGATGATAATAATGGAATTTTTTTTGCACCGATATTTTGTAATAATTTATTTAATATTTCTTTAATATTTGCATCAAATGAATCTTTATGAACCGTAATGATATGCGCAATCGCTATTTTTTTATTAGGCAATGTTGTTCCAATTTTCCAAGATAATTTAATATTTGATTCTTCAGAACTATCACTTGAATCAGACAAATCAAAATCTTCATCAGATTCATCAGACAAGTCACTTGAATTTGATGACACAGAATTCATGCCATCTTCGTCAACTGTTTCTTCAATAGATGAATCGGAATCTTCCATTTCTTTATACAATGATAATAATTCTGTTTTTTCATTGTTCATTTGATCAATTTTCAATGAAATATTTGCAATAATATTGCTAAATTTATCTACTTTATGCGTTAATTTATGTTTGATGGCAAGATTTTTTTTGATTATAATATTTTCTTTTTGATCATGTAATTCATTTATTTGTTCGATAATCATTTCAATATCAACACGTATATTTTCTGGGGACACATTTGAAAAGGTTTCGGTATGTCCTTTACGATGTTCTCTGATATCTAATCCAACAAATTCTGCTGTTGTTTGACGTTCTTTTCTGAATGGTATTTCTTCGCTATATAAATAAATTGGAACAGTATTTGAATCAATTTCTATTGTTGTTGGAAGACAAACAATATATGGAAGACGTCCATGATATGATTTACCATTATGAATTGTAATGGATGAGTTTGATGTTTTGATATTAAACATTGATACTGTGTTTTCTTTTTTATTTTCAATGGAATTTTCTGCAGTGTATATAGTAACATGATCATTGCATAACAATTTTCCAATTATTCCATATGATTTACTTACAGCATATTTTACACGTTTACGTTTAGTAAAATATAAACCATAATCATTAGGAATTGGTATACCATTAGTAAATGATACTATATTAGATGTTCCATTATGGTGTATTTTGCATGTAACTTTATGATCTTTTGTTTTGGGAATTTCGTATAAAGTACCGGTATCATCCAAAACAATTGGCATTATTGAATTCCATGATATTGTTTCTTCGGTAGCATTCCAATATATTTTATCAGATTTAAGTAGTACATTATTCTTGGCATTTTTAATGGCATTTGTAAGATGTATTTCTTCATCGGTAAAATTTAACATTTCCATTAAATTTTCTGTAGAATATCTGGGAATACCACGTATTTGACTAGCATGAAGCATATAATATAATATTTTATTTTAAAAATAAAAAATAAAAAATAAAAAATAAAAAACAAAAAACAAATAAATAAAATTAATTAAATAGTAATATGATAATTTTCTCTATGTACATTTCGTTGTTCATCTTCTTTTGTCAAAGAAATAGTTGACAATAATTGTTTAATAACTGGAACATTCGGAGTTGGAATTTTTGGTTTTGCCTGCCACATTTTACCAACATCTTGTAAATCAATATCAAACTTTGTTGGGAATATAAGTGGATGTTGTAGCATTACATGTTTTGTTCCTCTAGGTAATAGATACGCACTTTGAACTGGTAACACTAACATTAATTGCTCTAATGGAGAAATAGTTCCTCTGTTAGATCGTGTCAAAGGATAAATGTTCATAATTTCCTCAAACCTGTCTTGATTTCCTAATATCCATTCAATCAAATCACTAACAAATGGAGATTTATCATATGGATAATGCCATAAATAGTCTTGACATTCATTGAAATAATAATTACCATTCCACAAAAGTCCCTTGATATATTCTTCGCATACTGCGTTAGTGTCTTGCATTGAATAATATTCATAAAACAGTCTTTTCGATTCTGTATGGGGAGTTGCTCTATTTCCCAAACGAAACAAATCACGAACATAAAATGTTAACATTTCATATGACTTAACTTCTTCGTCAAATGTTTTGGGATGTACAATTGTTTTTCTCTTGAATCTAAATGTTTCACTAAAATACGATTCTTCTGATGCGACAAGAAATACAAGCATTTCTTTCAAAAATGCATAATTTATTCTGAATTGTGTATCATTATTGGTCAAAAATACATAATCTTGATCTAAATCTTGGTTTAATGATAGAAATGAGTATTTATATGCTTCAGTCAACAAATTTAAACCACAATGTTTTTTGTTGAATCTTAAATTTACCGAAGGCAAATGTGGCATAAAATCATTACCAATCATAAATCCAAAGAATATATAATCCTGAATTATTGCATTTTTATGTTGAATTAGATTCGGATATTCAGTTTGATCAACCTGAACGAGATCATTTGTTAAATCTTCATAAATTCCCTGTTTCAAATTGTCTATTGATAAAAAACAAAATCCATCTGGGGATGATATTGTTTGAAATTCAGTCATTTCTCTCATCAAAAATATATTCTCAACATTTGATGCCATTGAAAGATAAATTAGATCAGCATCCAAACCATAAATTGCTCTAGTTTTAGGAGTTAATCTATTGTTACGAATGTATTGAAGAATTTTATGTTCTCCTTCATCAGGAGTATATGCCGAAGAAAACATATATTTCACTTTTGCCAACGAATCTTTATTTTGTTCTTGTTTCATCATTAAATAGTTCAAAATACGATCGGTAATGTGATGCATAAATGGTGTACCAGGAGTGATTGCAGAATTGTTCCATGGTTTATTGTACGAAACTTCATATTTTTTAGCAAAACCTTGCATCCTCATACTGTCATATACCGATTTGTATCGACGACTATGTTGTTGATGATTCTTTGCAAATGGAGCAACTCCATCTATAACAATATTCACAAGTTCTGTTGGGTTTACTAACGAAATTAACATTTCAATGTATTCGATTACAGATGTAACCATCATAAACTCCAATTTTATTCGATTTGTTTTCAGCATTGATTTGTTCTCCGCATATACCTTCATACACACAGGATGAAGCAAACAATTTGCATCTAAATGAAGTTCTTGTAATAAATTGATTTTTGCCTGTGCAGAGTCTTTAATAGTACCAAGAGTGAACACAACATTATTTTTATATTTATTTGTTATACTAGGAAATAGTTTAAAAACGCCCATTAAATAATATACATGAGTTAATTCTAAATTAACGATTATCAATTTTTATCAATTAATTTTTTGCGTTGAAAAAAATTAACATGTAGCATATTTTTTCTGTAGTAATATTATATAATGTCTCGTGATACTCCAATTGATATTAACTTTGAAGACTCCGAAGCGTATGCTCAGACCAGTGAAATGGAATCTGCGCTCCGCGGAATGCTAACATCCAAGTACGGTAGTGCTGCCATGTCTGGTGGTGCTGCAAAGAAGGGCAAAAAGCGTAAGGCAACTAAGTCTGCAGCTTCTAAAGCCTCGAAAACAAAGAAGCCTACATCTAGAAAGCCTAAGGCTAAGAGATCCAAGGCGTCCAAAGCTAGTAGTCCTTTAAAGAAGGCCAAAAAGCCCAAGGCTAGAAAGTCTAAGGCTAGCAGAAGATCCATGACTGGTGGAGCTAAAGCTAAGAAGGCCAAGAAGCCTAAGGCAAAGAAGGCAGCTTCTAAGTCTAAGGCATCTAAGAAATCCAGACCTAGCAAGGCAAAGAAGGCCAAGAAGCCTGCTGCCAAGAAGTCTAAGCGCTCTAAGAGATCCAAGAGATCCAAGATGTCTGGTGGAGCTAAGGCAAAGAAGGCTAAGAAGGCCGTAGCAAAGAAATCCAAGCGTTCTAAGAGATCTAGTCCTAGCAAGGCAAAGAAGGCTAAGGCTAAGAAGCCCGCTGCCAGAAAGTCTAAGCGTTCCAAGAGATCCAAGATGTCTGGTGGAGCTAAGGCTAAGAAGGCTAAGAAGTCTAAGGCTAGCAAGAAATCTAAAGCAAAGAAGCCTGTTGCCAAGAAGGCTAAGAAATCTAAACGTTCCAAGAGATCCAAGATGTCTATGTCTGGTGGAGCTAAGGCTAAGAAGGCTAAGAAGGCAAAGAAGTCTAAGGCTAGCAAGAAATCTAAAGCAAAGAAGCCTGTTGCCAAGAAGGCTAAGAAATCTAAACGTTCCAAGAGATCCAAGATGTCTGGTGGAGCTAAGGCAAAGAAGGCTAAGAAGGCCGTAGCAAAGAAGTCTAAGCGTTCCAAAGCTAGCAAGAAATCTAAAGCAAAGAAGCCTGTTGCCAAGAAGGCTAAGAAATCTAAACGTTCCAAGAGATCCAAGATGTCTGGTGGAGCTAAGGCAAAGAAGGCTAAGAAGGCCGTAGCAAAGAAATCCAAGCGTTCTAAGAGATCTAGTCCTAGCAAGGCAAAGAAGGCTAAGGCAAAGAAGCCCGCTGCCAGAAAGTCTAAGCGTTCCAAGAAATCCATGTCTGGTGGAGCCAAGAAAGAAAAGAAAGAAAAGAAAGCCAAGAAATCCAAGGGTTCTAGACCCATGAATCCCGCAATGGCCATGTACCAAACCCTGATGGCACACATTCGTAAACATCTTGGTGAGGGTCTTGGTGGAAAGCCAGCAATGAAAATTGCCGCAGAGATCAAAAAGGAAAACCAAGCTAAGAAACCTAATGCCGATATGAAGACCTGGGTTGCTGACAGTATCAAGCAATTTGATGCTAGAAAGAGCGAGTACCAGGCTAAGGCAAAGAAAATGAAATAAATCTATACAATGAATACAAATGCTTGTATATCATGATAAAAAAACCATAAATAATACATCAAATCGCAATTCTAATAAAAAACTATTCCAAAATGTATCCAATATCACATATATCAATCATGCGTTATCATGACATTACTAACACACTTATTTTGTTAATTATATATACTTATAATTTTATCAAATATACTTTTAATGGAATTATCATATATGGCAATGCTTGAATCAGATAACCATGTTCGATATAATTCTTATGATCATGGATGTCATTGCGGTTGTGCATCTCATGTTACATCTTTTCTATTTGTCGAATTTTTTGATGCAGATAAACTAAAATTCATCGAATATACATTTGAACCAAAAATTGTGCCCGGTATTTGTCCATATTCATATGTAAAATCTGTTCCTACTGAAAAATCTTTTGAAATATTATCATTGTTCCAATTTATTAGACAAAATGGTATTGATGATTATTATGTTGACAGTAACTTGCAACATTATTATCCAAATAATATATCTTTTGATCAAAATGTAATGAATGCACTTGAACGAAGTTGTGAACATTATTGTAATCATATATCAATTCAAATTGATTTATTGTTTAATTATTATGGAAGAGGAATAGAACATTATTCACAGTACAGATATCAAAAGGAGGAAATACGAAACATAAAAAATGAACTTATACGAATAAATATATTTACAGATTTGTATGTTGATAAATTAACACAGTATTTAAATAAAACATATGAAATGTTGGAATATACAATATATAATAAAGGATGTAAAAATAAAGAACAATTATTATTGAAACTTAAACCATGTTTATATCAGGATGTAAAACATAACATATTTTTAACATGTCATGAATTTGAAGAAGAATTGGAGGAAATATATAAAATGGATAATTGTGATACGAAAAATAGAACTGTTCATTATTATGACAAAACGTTAAATTGATCTTCAATTCCAGCACCCTTGCTAAATATAATTTCTAGTACCTGTGGTTTACGACCGGCTTGAATTTTTTGTCTTGTAGAAGATTTTGTTACTCCATCAAACATAACTTCGTCGAATGCTTGAGAACTTGCAATATCAACTCTCCAAATTTTACTAGAACACGTTGAATTTATGTTTATTTTATATTGTGGAGTATGTCCAACAACCACTCCTTTAACATTTAGTGCTGCAAGAATAGGTGATACTAATTTTTTACATTCCGTAGTTTCGATATCCAAATTACGTTTAATATTTCCAAATAAACGAGGCCAAAATGGAGATTGTTCTCTGCCTTCAATAATTGTATCTACAAATTCTTTATCCTCCTTATTGTATGAAGTTAATAACCATTGCTGTACGGCAGTATTAATTGTTGGGATTATTTTTGCTTTATCATCATCAGTAGGATTTGAAGGATCCGCTCCATTTCTTTTATGAACTAAGTTTATTAATTGTGGTAATATTCCTGCATGCATGAATAAATAACCACCAACAATAATCGATGTTAATCTTGCACAACCTAAAAATTCAACTAATGTTGATTTCTTTTTATAAAGTTGTTCTGTAGAATCTCTTTTAAATGCAGCAATTCGATCTTTAGTAATATTGTCATCGCTGACTTTTTTATTTTTGTCATGAAATTCTACCAATCCTTGATGAGAAACATAATCCATTTTTCCAACAACATTTAGTATTTCATGATTTCCTAGCAACGAATACAATGCACAATCCGCCTTTAATGCTGCAATATGTAAATCATGATAAAAAAACATTATTGTTAAATCTGATGCCTCATCATCAATTGTTGCATCAGGATTTCGACAACTTTTTCTATATGGTCTACATCTATCAACTTGATCACCCACTTGAACAACAATAGTTCTAACACCTATCCATTCATAAAAACGTTTGATTGGTTCATCCTTATACCACATACTTACCGTCAAATTTGTTTCTACATATACACGTTGAATAAGCTTAGGAATTTCTAAATATTTTATTGCAAGTGCTAAGTCACCATGGATATCTGCAACCGCAATCACCCTATCAATCTCACTTAAATCAGACACAATACCTGGGAGATCTGGATACAAATCTGGGTTGCACGTTTTACTGGCAACATCAGATCTTTGTGGAGCACCTCCATCTTGATAATGTGTAGGGAATCTTTCCATTAACATAGTGAAAGAATATATATTATTTCAATACAAATAAATTAAATGCGGACATTATTTATGTCAAATTTCTGCTTTCGATGCCCCATCTACCATCTTTAAATGTTTGATACAATATATCATGTGCTAACGTATATTTATATATTTCAAAGTTGCAATCTTTAAAATATTGTTTAACAAACCATTCATGAACATTTGTCAATTTAACTTCACAAATAAATGTTTCTTGAAAGTTGAGAGATTCCTCTTCATCCAATAATTCATAATAAAATGTGTTTGGATCATGTATATGTTCAGATATTTTAATTGGAATATTGAAAACTGTTTTAGGACATTCACTCAAATCCAATGCACTAATTATTTTTGTTTCATCGTTATGTTTATAAACAATACATGTAGATTGCATATCATAATCTGTTCCACATATAATATCTCCGTGTTTAGCTTCCAATAATATCGAGGGCAATTCATCATATTCGCGATCATGATGAAAATCTTGAATAATAAACACTTCGCATTCTGGCATTATATAACAATCAATCAACGAATAATTTATTTATTTATCAATTTTTTACCAATAATTGCTTTGAACCATATATTAGAAATGCAGTTGCTAATATTATACTAACAATATTTCTACTTTTATTTGTGTTATTTTTGTTATCAGTATTTTCTTTTAATGCAACACTGTTTATCACAATCATTACAATCATAATAAATAAATTAGAGAATATTGCCATTTTTTCAATAGATTTTGTCATCAAAACCAAACCTATACTTATGCATGTTGTAATAATAATTGCATTTATTGGCACATTATTATCATTAATATGTGATAATAATTTATAATTTTTCTTCTTTGCTAAACCATACAACGATCTAGACGAAGATATATTACTCATCATAATTGTATTAAATATAGAAAATAACGCAACACCATTTATTACCATTTTACCAGATGAACCAAATAATTTTGCATATGTATCAACCATTGGTGTAATAGATTTTGATATATTATCAATACCTATTGTTGATATCATTGTTGCTGCAACCATTGTGTACATTATTGTTGTAATAAATATAGATGTGTCTATAGCTTTTGGTATTACTTTTGGATTAATACTTTCCCCTGCTAATTTTGGTAATGCTTCTGAGCCAGTAAATGCAAATATCATTATTAATGGAACCATTATACTTTTATTAATAGTAGGAGTTTCTAATAAATTTTTATTTGCTACAAAAGGCAATGCTAGCATAAGAACTATCAACGATGTCATTTCGATTAATGTCATTCCATTAATGATTGTTGTACTACTACGTATGCCTAACATATTAATTATTGCAATAATTAGCAATATTAAAACTGCAATAAGTTTCGAATCCAATGGAATTAATGCTTTTGCATGATCAGCAAATGCTATTGATATTACTGTTGCAACTGTTATACTAGTTAATATTGACGTAATCGAATATGTTGTTGCAAAAGCTTTGCCGCCAAATTCTTTAGCAATATTATACTCTGATTCATTGTCATTAATTTTATTACCTATGTCTGTGTATGCTTTTGACATAATATACATCGAAAAACCTGTAAATAATAGTAATAACCATGTTGTTCCACTACCCCATTTAATTCCATGACCCATCAAGGAAAAGACACCTCCTCCAATTATATTACCTATTGCAATAAATAACAAATCATTGTATGTCAATGTTCGTTTAAGCATTATAATACGACATTAAAAAAATTGAAAAATAAATTACATCTGTATCCCATTAATAAAAGTCAAGTGGGTTTGTCCCCACTGATGTATATTAAACATCACAAAGACAAGATCGTATAATTAGGTAAATGACAACCTTAATACGCGATCATCGCAATAGCTTCGGTTAAATTGTGGCTCGATCAGCTGCAATGGATCAGACAATGTCTAAATCTGAGGAGCGTCTATTTTTAGATCACCAAACACCAAAATTGTCAAAAAGACATCAATCAAAAGGCGAAACGCCACCAAAAGACCAAAAAAAGGTCAATGACGAAAAAGTCAAAACAAAAAATTCTTTTATACCCAGGAACAAAGAACAAAAAAAACCCACATCAATTGTTGTGTGTCATTAAATAATGTGTGTTATATTTTGTTTATATATCGAAAGACACCTTTTTTGACATAAGATTTTGTATATCTAATTTTAATTTAGGATCAGTAATGTCACATGTAGACATCTTTTTGAGTATTTGCATTTTTATATTATTGTCGAGTGTGGATTTGATTAGCGAGTCATAGATGACTTGAATATTTCTTTTATTATCTAGCATCATTTTTGTGATTGAGACTGTATTTTTTCCTTTGAGTTCAAAGAATGATGTCAAAACTTCATCTTTTAATTCCGGATCAATGATTTTATCCATGTATGCCAGCATAATATTAAGACGATGAATTGCTTTACTCTTGGAATGCATTGATCTAATTACAAAATCGGATTTAGAATTGTCACTAATAGTATCATTGGCAATAATTCGCATGGCTAGTTTATATCTGACAAATGTAGAAATATCTGGATTTGCCATATTGTTGTCCAATAATTCTTCCATCATTATTCTTTGTTGTTGAAACACACATATCATGTAAACTAATGCTACTGCTACAGAATTGTTTGTGTCTTTACCCATAAATATTTGAAATAAAAAGAATAAATGGACGATTCCATAATCAAATATTTTGAAAAAACATCCGAAATTAGGAGACATAAGTAGCACTAATATTGCTACAATTATCAGAGCAATATGTTTTGGATCACTGGGATACTGCATTACAATATATAAATAAAATAAAATGTATTGTCGTTATTTTTTCGAATAATCAAATAATCAAATCTTCAAAAATAATTACTTAACATCTCGAAACAATATATTGTAATGGTTTGTATTATTGATCGTCGTGGCTATGTACTTCGAAAATCTGAAGCAACAGATGCTCAACATAAAATGATTGCTGAAAAACTAAACGTTAAGATCATTGATCCCAGTGGATTTAAAGATCCAACGAGTTATGATGCATTTACCGAAAGTAGAAATTTCTATTATTTACCAAAGTATTGGGGATTGGAACATATTGATCCAAATCCTGTAACAAAATTCACAGAAACATCTTCGATGAATGCACGATTTAATTACAAAAACTTCACTTTTAGGAAAATGCAATGGAGAATTATTTCTGATATGTTTGCACATTATTTGGAAGATTCTGGTAAACCAATTTTGAAACAGTTTTGTGATAAATTTATCAATGTTGGAACTGGTGTAGGTAAATCTATCCTTGCTTTAATTATTAGTACATTTCTTAGGAAACGAGCTATAATTGTTGTCCATACTACTGAAATTATTGAACAATGGAAAGAATATATTGAGGAATTTGTTATTGGTGCAAAAGTTGGATACATATCAGGAAAAAAATACAAAATTGATGAATGTGATTTTGTTATATGCACTGTCCAAAGTTTAATGAAAAGTAAATTACCATTAAAGGAGTTGTTATCCGATTTTGATACAGTTATATATGATGAAGCTCATCATTATTGCAGTCAAGTATTCTCAAATGTATTGAGGAAAATTGTGACACGATACAGTATATCTTTGACAGCAACTATTGATAGACCAGACGGCTTGGAAAGGGTATTGCATTGGTATCTTGGTGATATTGGTTTTAAAATAGAAGGGCAACTCGATTATGATGTTGAAATTGATGTAATAGAATTTACACCAAAAGATAAAAAATACTTTAAGGAACTTCCTCTTCCGGGTAAAAAACAAAATACGGGAAAAATGATGTCAAATTTAATTCTCATTCCCGAAAGAAATAAGATGATTGTTGATAAAGTTAAAGATGTTTTTACCAAAGAACCAAACAGGCATATACTAATTATTAGTCATCGAGTTTCGCAAATGGAATATTTTAAAGAAGAGTTTGCAAAGTTGTACGGAGAAGATGCTATTGGAATGATTGTTGGTAAAACTGGCGAGCATATGGTTAAAAATAATGATATGAAAGCTGTCACAGGAAAGAAAATTGTTATAGGAATTTATAATTTATGTAAGGAAAGTGTCAATATTCCTGGATTATGTTGTGTAGTTTTAGCAACACCTATGTCAAGAGTATTGCAATCTTGTGGCAGAATGTTTAGGCGAGAAAAACACGAATATGAGTATTATCCATTAGTAATCGACATCAAGGATACACTACGAATGTATCAAAATATGGGCGTAACCAGGATGAAACAATACGTGGAATCATATTTAGATTCAGATAACAGTTCGTTAAAGTTTTTCAAGTGTAGTTTTGAAAATAATTACGAGATTGTACATGTTAGAACAGTTGATCTCAAAGATATGCTTTTGTCGTCAAATCTTGGTGCTACAAAGTTACAAAAAACTAAATCTGGAAGACATGACATATGTTTTGACTCAGATGGTGATGATTAAAAAAGTTGATTTTATTAGTTAATGTATGTTTATTACATATATTAATGTTTGAAACAATTTTGTGTGCAACTTTCTCTGGAACAAAGGATATTTTATATAGAAATATGCATTTACCATACGAAACATGTACTCCAAAACAAAAGAAAGTGTTTTTATTAGGATCTGGATGGTTTTCAAAAGGATTTATAGAAAATATTGACTTACAACGTTTCAAAATTACAAATATCAGTAATAAACCGTACGAACCTACCGATGTACCATTTTGTTGCCCTAAAATTAAATTTCCTTGTTACAGTAATGACATTGAAACTATCGAAGAAACTGTTCTAGATATTAATTTAGAAACAAATACTATAGCTACAACTAACGACACTTATGATTTTTCTGATAATTATTTAGTTTGTGGATTAGGATCTAATAGAACCCAAAGTATCTGGAATAAACAAATAGAGCAACTATTCAATCACGTACCAGATAAAATTAATATTATTGGGGCAGGAATTACTGGAACAGAATTGGCTTTTGTCCTATCAGATATTGGATATAAAGTAACTTTATTTGATACAATAGATCCTTATTCATTAATGTTTGAACAAATTAGAATATGTATTGAGCAAAGGCAACGAGATACATTAATTAAATTACATAAAAATACACCTTTTATGAAAGATGATAAATGTGATATTGAACAGAATGTGTTCAATGCAGTAAATGTCAATCAAAATAAATTAACATTTGATTGGAGTGCAGATAAATACTTGAATGTTTCCAAATTAATCAAGCGGAAAGATGGCAGTACATATACTAATTTATTTACAAAAGTATTTATTGGAGGAGATTGCATTAAAGTTGGAAACTCGACTATGCATTTAAGTAGAACAGCCCAAGATGCATATGAACAAGGCAAATATGTAGCACAAACATTAAATGAACAAACTAGAGAACCATATGTCCAAACAGCAAAATTTAGAACATTATATGTTGGCGACAATAAAACAATGTTATATCATGACACAATTAATATGTTCATTCTTGTACCAACATCAATAGTAGAATGGTATCATTCTTTGTGGTAAATTATTTTTCTTTTTCTTCTGTATCACGTTTTCTTTTTGGATTTTTTTTAGTATCATTAGATGATTTTAATGTTAAACCCCCAACACTTGATCTACCATCAGATCTAATAGCTGTGAATTCGGTACTTTTTCCATTGTAAATAGATTTGTCCAAAATTGATGGGCATTTTGGTGATGTCGGTACTGTAATGTTTGGAATTGGACTGTTCATGTCATGCCGAATTGCATTAGGTCGAATAGTTGACGTTCTTTTCAATGTTTTATTTGTTGAAAGTAAATTATCAGACCTTTGATACATGAATAATTCAGGTGATGTATTAGCATATGGTGGTAATGAATGAGATAACGATCGAGATGATGTTGACGCTTGCATTGCATCATCAAAAATACTTTCGGTGGCATTTTTCATTTCATAACTACATCTTAATGCATAATTTTGTCTAAAAAGTGTTTCGATATTGTTTTTGTTAATGTCAAGTTGTGTCTGACCAGGCAATATGGGGTAAATAAATAACACATCTTCATGATGTTTATATTCTGATATGATAGAATATGTATACATCGTACTTTTATTGACATCATCTATGACAATACTTGTCATTTTTGAAAAAGGTGTTTCAATTTTAGTTATAGTACCATTAATTAATACTCTAGTACTAACTAAACAACATATTCCGATAATCATCAAATTATCTTTGGCACTTAAATGCAAAGTGTATTTTGATTTTTCAAATTTATCTTCGATGATTGCATATGTTATTTTATCATTTTTACGACATACTAATTTATGATTTGGCATGTTAACATATTGTTGGATGTCAGTGCAAATAATACATACATTAATTTCTGCAATAATATCACATTCGCGAGCATTTTTCATGTGATATCTGATTGGTACATTAACTGTGTCATATATATGTATATTCATTGCTATATATTAAATATAATATATACATAAATAAATTCAATTTTTATCGAGCTCCATATCCATATAAATCTATAAATTCGTGATCTGTTAAGACAATGGGTTTTTCAAATTTCTTGAAAAACAAAAAATGCACTACACTTTGGAAATTTTTTGGATGCCCGGATATAACATATTTTGTGCCGTCATTTATGTTTAGAATTTTAAATCTTTTACCAGTTTCCATATTTGCATAATATAAATATGCATAAACTGCCAATTGTAATAAATGTAAATCATTAATAGTACGTATTACTTTAAATTCCCATAATGTTTGTTTGTCAATACAATCAACATAACCATGCAATGTTCTTCTAACAGGAACATCATAACCAGGAATATTCATCGAAAGAGTTTTTTCATAATGTATCTCAAATCTTGGGTTAGATTTGCCCCTGACAATATGATTATCTAACCGTTTTATGCATTTTTTCAAATCTCTTGTAGGCATAAATGCAAATGATTTTATTTGATTAACCTTATGTATCATATTATTTGTTAATCCATTATAAATGGTAACAAGTTCAAATATATCTACACTTTTAAACACTGATAAACTTTTTAAACGATCAAAATGGTAGTCAATATTTCTGTACACAGACATTGGTCCTCTGGGCTTTGATCTTAATTCTTCTTGTACCGCATCCAAGATTGGTAAATTCCCATATTTGATATATTCATAATATATGGGAATTGCTGTTCCAACAATCTCCGCAACATTTTCTATGATTGTTTTTGTTGGAAAATAACTTACAACAAATTTATCATTTTTAATTGTTTCTTCTTCACAAGCATACTTACCACTCTCTTCATCAGAATCAAAACATGATGAGGTTATTCCCGTGTTTTTTGCAACATTTTTAATTTGACGAATTTTGACGAACGATAAAGCTTCCTTAATTGTATCATATGATAAATGCGATAATAACCTAGTGACAGATAATTTAACTTCTTTATTTAATGAGTCGTTGTAATTATTTAGATCCATAATTGCATCGATTGCTCTTAGAACAGTTCCATGTCTATCTGTAAATGGTGAAAAAATTCTTTCGTTCATATTCACTTCATTTAAATTAAAATAATCAAGTTCAAGATCAGTTGTGCTAATTTTATTTGTATAACAATATCGAGGTATTTCATTATGATCAATAAAATTAATGAAATTCTTTTTATAATGATGAATTATAGTAAGTCGTTCAGAACATCTAGTCAATCCTACATATAATTCATTTGGACATGTTAATTTATTCCCATCAGGATTGTAATAATAATAGTATGAATTATCAAATCCCATTACTAAAACACACTTTCTTTCCAAACCTTTCACTTGATGAAATGTTGCAAACACAATTTTATCATTTGACAATTGGGTATCTAATTTATCTGAATCTGATGTTGGCATAAAAACAGGAATATTATGATTCGTAGATAAATTGTTAGCAAGCATTTTGATAGGTGATAAATCTGATTGAATCGATGGTGCAAGAATAAAAATATCACTATATGAATATCCAAATTTCACCAAATAATGCAAAATCAATTCATTCATTGGAGCCATGTCAAATGCATCACAAAATATATATCGAGGTTTTATTCCAGTTTCTCCATTTGATACTATCAAATCTTCTTTCAGAACACATTTGTTAATAAAATTTGTCATCGAATTTGACATTCTATATGAAGTTGATAATGTCAATCTACTCCATTTAAAATTATTAAATTTAAATATTTTGTTTGCATGAGTCAAAAATCTACTATCTGCGCCATTGAAAGAATATATGGTTTGTCGTTCGTCTCCAATTATTACTAATTGAGGTTTTGTTTTATTATGTTTTACTATCATTTTAACCAACCTGACATATAGTGGCGTCAAATCCTGAGCTTCGTCTAAAATAATCATATCGTACCTAAATTTAATTTCATCACTATCCTCCCAATCATCTAATGCATCATGTATTAATTGATCCGTATTTCCACTAACAAAATATTTATTATAACAAAATGAATGAAATGTACTTACTTGGATATTACTAATATGATTTTTTCGTAATTTTGTATTAGTTTCTGTTCTTAGTCTTCTATTATATGTTAATAAAAGTGCATTCAAGTCCGGCATTGCTTTTCCTATCATACCAACGGTAGTAGTTTTTCCAGAACCCGCTACAGCACTAACCTGTATATTTTTTTTATTTTTTGCAGCATTAATAATAGCTATTTGTTCTGATGATGGAATAGGCATCGATCTATCTACATGGGATTCCTCCATTAATATAAATACATTTTGTTTTTTAAATATTTGAACGATCAATTTTTTATTATTGACAGTTCTTAATTAAACCATTAGTTCTTAAATAAATTAAATATTGTACAAATTATGTATTTATCCATTCATAAATATCATCACAATCAAATATATCATTTCTCATCAATGAATCGAAATGAAATGCAACAATGTCAATTAATCGTTTTTCTTCACAAATACAAATCGTACTTTGAGTTGCTCCATCACATGTTTTATCACATGTTTCTTCGTCACATGTTTTATCACATGTTTCTCCATCACATGTTTTATCACATGTTTCTTCGTCACATGTTTTATCACATGTTTCTTCGTCACATGTGTCACAATCATTTTGTATATTATAATATGGAATATACATCCAACTTTCTCTAACAGAGTGTTTGAATACACAACATTTCATTGATTTTATTTTATATACTTTGTCAATTTGATAAACTTGGTTAGTTGCATTATCAATCATAAAATCTATTGATACATCATGTGGCAAATATAAAGATGAATATGTAAATTCTGTATTTTCTTCATTTCTGTAATGGTGAAATCTTGAACATAAAATTGCATCACAAACATCGTCGTCTAAATTTTCCACCTTTCTAATTTCTCTTGAATTATCTAAAAACTCAATCAATTTATTTTCAATATCACTATCATTCATTACAATATAATAAATTGTATCATGATAAATCTATTTCAATTTTTAAAAATTGATAATACAACATTTAATCTATAATTATATAACACTGTAATGCTTTGGCAAATAGATGAATATTTACAATGGTTATTAGATGACTGTCCAATAAATAATGACGTTACAGAATTAAACATATCAAATCAAAATATCAATGAAATAAAAATGTTAAATAATTTACCAAATTTGGAAGATTTGGATTGTTCGTACAATAATATAAAATACATTCAACATTTAGAATTGAATAAATTAAAAAAGTTCAATTGTTCTGATAACGAAATACAGTATTTTAAATTTTGTAAATTTTCTTCATTAATTGAATTAAATTGTTCTCGCAATGAAATGGATTTTATTATAGAATGTTACACACCAAATTTAACTATACTTAACTGTTCTCAGAACAATTTATACAAACTTATCAATTTGGAATTAAATAAATTGGAATATTTGGATTGTTCTAATAATCGACTACACGCATTAAAAATTAAATATTTATCAAATTTATCACAATACAATGATGATGATTATTATGTAGATTATGACGAAGAATATATATCTGAAATATCAGTTTTTCCAAACTTGGAATATTTGGATTGTTCTTACAATTGTTTGGAAAGTTTGAATAATTTAAATGCTCCAAAATTAAATGAATTGATTTGTCATTTTAATTTTCTTATTATTTTTGATGATCAATTACTACCAATGTTACAGAAACTGAAATGTTATTGTAACAAATTTAAAAAAATATATTTACGTCATCAATATGATATGAAGTATGTATGTTATGATGTTAATGAACAAAAAGATACATCTATTGAATGTCATTTTACAAATTAATTTATTTTTTCAACATTTGCATCATAAATTTTATACAACGCTTTGTCAATATGTTCGAACAATGCATTTTTATCAACAATATCAGAATATGATATATTGTCGGTATTAACATAAGTAACATCTGTTATTTGAATAGAATTATGTGTGTATTGAAACCACCCTCCAATTTCATTACTACCACTCTTTCTTCCATTATAAAATCCATGTGGACATATTATAAGTGATTTTGGGTGCAAAAATATACAATTCATCATATCTGAACCAGGTAAAGTTATTACAACATCAACTAATGACATTTCTGCAACCTGATCTTCGATCCGCATACCATTCCAGTTAATCTTTTTAACATTATGAGTTGTGTGTTGATTTTGGATTACTTCCATCATTTTATCAATTTCAAATATTTTACATTTATGAATAGATGCATTTATATCCTTATCCAACAATAAAATACTTCGCTTTTGCCCTTTAAATTCATCAGATGATTCATTAATTCCAAATGTGTTATATGTATGCTGACGAAATCTTTCGAATGTTTCCTTAAATGGACACAAATATGTTGCCCGGCAACTTATACCACATCGTTGTTGTTTAATAAGTTGATGACCTAATGCATATCCATTCCTACACATTCCGGCTATCAAGATCTCAAAAGAAGTTTGTTTATTTTTAAAATCTTCGAAACTATGTATTCTATTATTTGTCAAGCATTTGTATTGTTGTTGATGACGAGATTGATTATTTGTAATTATGTTAATTTCACAATCTTGTAAATCAAAAACACATAATGACTGCCAAACTGCAAAAACTTCATCACCTAAAACATGACCAGCATTGGAATTTTCATATTCTCCTATCAATACCCAAATACCCTTTTTATTCTCAATACTTTTTTGTTTATTTTGCCAATTATCGGTGCCACGTATTGAAATTGCATTATCTTCACAACTTCTAAGAGATAATTGTTTTGGCAGTTCATGACTTTTATCATCTGGAACCAATAACTGTATTCCATTTCTATCATTATTTTGCAGAATACAATTATTAAATAAACAACACTTTTCATTTGTTAGTTCATCATTTCGTATATTACTCGAAAATTCACACATATATAATAGATTTTGTATAAAATTTAATGATTTGATACGAATAAAATAATTATTTTGTAGGATTTGCAAATAATACCAACATTGCTACACAAACGTACAATTGCAGATCGGTATCAATTTCTTCAGACATTCTGATGTAATACTTCACTAAAATACTTGTAAATCCAATTTTGATATGTTCATCAATTTTAATAATTTTAATAATATTGATTATCGACAATAATATATCGGTTCCGCAAAATCCACGTTGCTTTAAATGTTGGATATGTTCTATAGCCAAATATGTTTCACCATCAATACATAGTTGAACGAATTTTTTAATATCAGAACTTGATGGTCTATATAATAGCATTTTTGTATTTGGTACATTGATAACAGTAAAACCATTATTTATGTTGTCAAGTAAATTGATTGCCGATCTAATATCACCATCACAACTATCAGCTATCAATTGTAGAGCTTCATCTGTATGATATATTTCTTCTCTCATACAAATTGACTCGAGACGTTCCATAATTTTGCTTGATTCGATTTGAGGAATATATATAAAATCACATTTACTAATTATTGCAGAAGAAACATTTCGTTGATCATCACATGTCATTAAAAAGGCAACACTTGAACGATAATCATCCATTAAATTTGCAACCAAATTTTGTGCTTTCTTAGTTAAATTATCTACCTTATCGATAAGAACTAATTTTTTTCCATTAAAATCTGGTACATATTGATCACAAAAGGGCGGCAACGCAGAATTTAAATCTTTTAAGCATCTATGAACTGTTGTATTCAATTCAAAACTAGCAAGATGATATTTTTCTCTAAGAATTGATTTTGAAACTATATTTAATAAAAGTGTTTTTCCTACGCCATTTTGCCCTGCAATCAAGGTATCAGATATGTTTTTTCTACCAATACTCTTCTTAAATTTTAGTTCGATTTGAATTGGTAAAATAACCGATGATATGTTTTTTGGACGATATCGATCTATTAGGGGCATATTATTAGTAGCAGAAGCCATTATATAATAAAATAACAATATTTTAAATGAAATTTTTTCATTTATTTTGAGTTTATACATCGAATTATACCTTAGTATTTTTCAAAAGTTTCTTGGCATTATTTGCATATGCATTGCAATTTGTAATGCTTGCAAATGCAGCTACACATTCAAGTACTTTGTTTTGATATTTGGGTTGCTTTTTTAAGAAAAGTAGTAAACCGAACACACTCTTAAGATCGGTTGTTTTGTTAGATAATGTTTCAATAATTCTATCAATTATACCAGGAGCTTTTCCTTCTAATTCAAGCATTTCTTCAAACCATTCTTCATTATTTATATGTTCACATACACTATCAATTAAATTGATCACTGTATATCCGGCAAACATTCCTGGTCCATCAACAATTTCGTCATCTTCTGTCTCACATTCTATAGTAACATCATCGGAATTATTTAACACCAAGTCATCTAGATTTTTGGTCAAAAGTTTAATCTTGGTGTTAAATCTTTTATTGTTATTTCGAATAAATAATTTCTTTTCATTTAAATACTCTGGATTTGCATCTTTCCAAATTTTATTTGCCCATTGTGACAAAATTAACCAATAATCCATATACTCGTCGTTACCACTCTTTAAAAATGCATTCTCAAGACTATTAAAAATAAATCTTAGCAACTGATCCCCAAAAATACATTCGTTAAACATTGATCCAATCGTTGTAAAAAATGCTTTTCGCCGAATTTTGGTTGATTCGGTTGTTTCAATTCCAGATCTTATACTATCAATAATAAAATTAAAATCATGTTCCATCATGTCTACCAAAATTTTTCGAAAAGAAATTGGTTTGCAGTGGTCATCATACACTATCCATGCATAATTTAACATAACATGTCTAATTACCTTAATATACAACGGTGCGAGTTGCGCATTACTTAGACATTTATCATAAATGATTTCAGTTACTTTCATCATTTCGTCATATATAGTAATATTTGCTGTTTTTAAACTTGACATAATTACCTGAATATTAGCACCAGATAACTTATTGAACATTGCATTAATTTGAACATCAATTTCACTATCATCTAGATTCTTCGTATGCCATTTGTTATGGTTATGTTGATTATGATTAATTTGTTTTGATGATAAATATTGCGACGACGTATAAACCATTTTATTAATATTATCAAACAATTCAGACATAGCAAAAGAAACTTCTGTGTACATCTTTTTATATTGCTGAAAATCTGCCTTCGCTATGACTCGAATATTATTTTTAGATGGAGCATTTATTGAAGTGGCCAAAGCATGAACATTTATGGATTTCTTTTGTCTTTTCTTTGTATCAATAGTATGCCAATCGTCCATTATTAATTATATTCTTATAATCTTTAACTATTATACTTTCAATTTTTTTTGCATAAGTTATATTAATGATAAGTAAAATTTCAAACATTAATTCATTTGTTATTGCATTTTGCATGACTATATCTGTATTAATTTTAATTAGTCCTAGATATGACGTTATTTTAAGAAATAATAAAAATAGTTTACCATCTTAATGATGGAAGTTTTACAATTGTTTTATATTATGCTAGGTCTTATCTTTGGTAAATTATTTATGTATGCAATTCAAAAACGCATACTAGTCGTTGATGTTTCGGCAATAGATCACAACATTAAATTTAACAATGATTGTATATCATGTAAATAAATAAAAAACATTGTATATATCAATTATATATGTTTGCATATGCGTTAATTCATTTTGGTTCAAATATAAAATATTTGGAGTATGAAATATATACAATAATGATGTTAAAAAAAATAAGTAAATATGATATCATATATTTATACAGCTGTGTAGATACACCAAAAAGCTTTGTAAAAGTTATTAAAAAATTAAATGTCAAAACAAAAAGCTTTGACGATTCTGTAATAATAAATGCATCAAAAAGTTACAAATCTGTATATAGTCATTTTAATACATTACGTACATGTTGTTTTATATATGCAAATTTACTTACAAAATATAAAAAAGTTTGTATTATTGAGTCAGATATAATCTTTTATGATGGTTTTGACTCCATATTTAAATTAAAAACTCCATCAGCGTCATTATATAATGAACAATTCAAAAGAGAAAATTTGCTAAAAGTTTGCAAAACTGGCAGTCCAGCAAATGGTGGTGTAATATTACTTACGCCAAATAAAAATATATTAAAAGATTTTCATCGCAATTTTAATATAATTCTTAGCAATAATTGTATATATCCAAACGAAATATTATTTGTAATGTTGTATGATAAAATATATAATTTACCAAATGAATATAATTGGAGAAAATTTGGTAACAAAAGTAAAATTATTTATGGTCATCATTTTGATACCACCATTTATAAACCAGTAGATATAATCAAAGACAATTATATTCGAAAAATTAAATCAAAGATAGAAAAACAATCAATAATTTATTTTAAAACAAAATTTTATGATAAATACAATGTTTTAATAACACAAGTATTAAATAAAGTATTAAAATTTATATAACAATATTATAAATGTATCGGGATTTGATTATAATAATATTGACTATTGTGATAATGCTATTGATATACAAGTATTCTCAATGTAATTTTGTTCAGCATATTTATAAAATAATTGTTCAGAAAATATATGGATTATGTGGAAAAAATAATGACAAAACAACTAATAGTTCGCAAAACGAGGAAACAGATACATTATTTAATGCACCGACAGAAACATTATTTGATGAATCTATATCCGAAAATATTGTTCAACAAGTTTCACCAGCAACGAAGAAATCGGTCAAACAAATTGATCCAACGGATGATGCATTCTTGTATGGTGACAGTGAAATGGATATTATCTATGGGGAATCGCGTGAAAAAGAATCACATTGTGCATGTGAACTACCAATAGATGATAATTATTATGACAATGGAGATGAAGAATTTTTACAAGATCCCAATGATGATGTTCCAATTCATGTACAGGTTGATAGATATAATGATGAAACGCGCTTTAGAGATGATGAAGAAGTTGATGAAGGTTTTGATGGAGTTTATCAAGACGAAATGTATGAAATTGATGGAGATCATTGCCAAGAACGCGGTACCACAACATTTGCTTCATATTAATTTGTATGAAAAATTGAACAATTATTACATAAAACTAAAGAAAATTATTTAATAATGAACATTGTCACGATACTCAAAGCCCAAGCTATTGAATTATCTTTGTACCCCAAAGTCATTGAAAAACTGTACGCATCATATGAACATGGAAAAACTAGGTATGAAATGGTCAACAATGCTGAGCAATTAAAAATTATTAAAGAAAATAATTGCTACACATCAGTTCAATATCAAGGTGTAGCATATATATTGTTTTTTTGTTGTTTGGATATAAATGGATCCAAACGAAAAATGAATATTTTAATTTCAAAGAAAGAATTGAAAAAAACTGCTGAACAGAATAAGATGAATGAAATTAAGATGTTCAATGTTTATATTCCATTTGTAGCAGAAGAATACTATACACATGGCTCAATTTTGGATGGTAAAATGACAAAATCAAGTGACCAAAATAAAATTGGACATTGTTTTTTGATACATGAATTGTATTATAGACCATATGATGATATGGATCTTTTGGAAAAGCATCAAATTATTCGGAAAGATTTTCTTCCAAGTTTTTCTGGTTTGAAATTAGATTTTAAATTATGTAGAATTTATGATCTTGAAATGTTGCCCGAAGTATTGTTTGAAAAACTTCAGCATAGCAAAAATAAAGCAATAGGTTTAATGTTTTTGTTTAGAAAAACCAGATCATATTATGTTTTTTCAAATGAACCCGATTTTGATTTGGTAAGACGTAAATTACCTTTACCCAACGTAAAAACATACGATAATTCTACACAAGAGTTTGTAATGAGATCTTCTGGTAACACAGATGTATATAATTTGTACGATTTGACAGATAATTCTGATGTAGGATTGGCATGCATTCCAAACATTGAAACATCTCATTATTACAAAAGTTTATTCAAACATCAAGAAATCATAAAAGTAAAATGTATACGATCTAATAAATTTGACAAATGGATTCCTTTGACGGATGACTGTTATGATCATGTATTAAATTCTGTATAACAAAATTAAAAAAAGATAATCGAAATAGAAATATTATCTTCAGATCCTTTTTCTATTGCATGTTTTCCAAGCATCAATGCAATATTATTTTTTCCAGCATTATCACATGTTTCAAGATGGGTTATTTCACTCATTCTAAATAAAACAAAATTTATTACATCTTGATTTGATAAAACATCCCATAAGCCATCACATGCTAGAACTAAAAATTTATCTGATATTCTACCATTTTCTACATTTAATTCATGGTCGAATATTTCAGGTAAATGCGAAACATGTGGCTTGCAATCTAAATCACCAAATGCTCTGCTAACAGATAAACCATTAATTCTGGGTATATTGTATGCAGCAATTTCTACATTTCCGCCCATTTTCTTTATCCGATCATATTCATCCCATTCCATTGGTTTATGATCTTTTGTTAATTGTTGAGATAAGTTATTATATTTGCATACAACTGCCCGACAATCACCTAAATTAATTATTTTTAATTGTGAAAAAATTCCATCCTTAGCATAATGAATAATTGATAATGCAGTAGAACCACTTATTTTTGCCGCAGGTAATTGCTGTTCAATTTTTCTTTGCAATAAATCATATACATATTCAATCAAACCATTGCAATGATTGCCTGACGCTGGATTAAAATTACATTCTTTGTGTGTAAAATACTTTCGTATTCTATTCTTAATAAATTTTGATACTAATGGTCCGCCATGACCATCATATACAGCATAAAAATTAACATTTAATTTGGTATTATCCGATCCGTCATAATTAATCAAAACATCATGCTCGTCTTCATTGCTTTCCCTTGCACCCATTAAACTTTTGGTTTGGTATTTAAACATTATAATTAACCTTGAAAATGTTTTTCCTTGGCTTTACGTTTTTCTTCTTTCAAAAGAATGTCTTTTCTATACGCAAAAAATATTGCAATCAATGATAGTACATACATTGTAATTTTTTCTGTTGTAGGATCGCCTAGCATCAATAATGTAAAAAGCATAAGTAGAATAACAAATAACGGCATCTTAAAATATCGAATCTGTTTATAACATTTTCTGGACACAATTCTAATGTTTCTTTCTATGGTTTGCTTTGATGGCATATAACATAGTACACCAAAATATTGAAAATTAAAGATTTATGATTTTAATTGAATATATATTAATGTCAAAGTCTTTGAATGCATTTTTAGATGATCCATATGGATTTTGTGAGATATCTGATATAAAAATATTGGTAAAACTTGGTAAATTGGCGGATAATGCGTATTATAATGATGACGAACCGATAATGGGAGATCAAGAATATGATTTATTATTGGAATTGATACGATCTAAAGATCCTAATCATGCATATTTGAAAGAAACTGGTGCATCAACCGAAAAGGTAGAGAAAGTTAAAATCAAGCTCCCATATTGTTTAGGATCGGCATTTAAACCTAATGCCGCAAATGTAGAAAAATTTATAGTAAAATTTAAAAAGAAATATCCTGGACCATATATTGTATCAGAAAAACTGGACGGTGTTTCTGCATTACATCGCATTAATAAAATTAAGAAAAAGAATCAGTTGATGACTAAAGGTGACTCGAATGTGGGTACAGATATATGTAATCTTTTACAAATAATTGAAGCAAAAACAGATGTTCCTATGGATGTTCGAGGAGAACTAATTATGCAAGATTGTACATTTCATAATAATCATGCATCAACAAAAAAGAATGCTAGAAATGCTATTGCAGGTTTAGTTAATTCAAAAACAGTTGATCAAAGTATAATGAATGATGCAGATTTTGTTGCATATGAAATTATTAAACCCTGGATGCCATTTGACCAACAAATGAAAACTCTTGCAAAAATGAATAATTTTGTTGTATTTCATGAACTGATTGATGACTTTGATCTTGAATTGTTAAAACGATTATACGCGAAATATATTGAGCAATCAATGTATGAATGTGATGGGATTATTATTGCACAAAATAGTCCTGCAAAACGCGAAAATGTTAAATATCCTGGATATATGTTTGCATTTAAAAATATGGATGATTTGGAAACAGCAATAGTTACGGTTACTGACGTGATTTGGCAAACTTCTAAGGATGGATATATTAAACCAGTAATAACTTTTGATCCCGTATCGTTGGCTGGAGTAGAAATTAAACGAGTAACAAGTCATAATGCAAAATATATTTATGATAATAATCTTGGTCCAAAAGCTCAAATTGAATTGGTTCGTTCTGGAGGCGTAATTCCATATATAAAAAAGATTATTAAAGGAGCACGAGAACCTATGATGCCCGATATAGATTATGTATGGAATTTATCAGAAGTTGATATTATTACCACAGAATATAGTGAAGAACAAAAAATTAAAGAATTAACAAAATTCTTTTCTGGAATAGGTGTTGAACATTTGGCTGGGAAAAACACAAAAAAACTTATTGATGCAAATATTGACACAATACCAAAAATTGTTCGAGTTACAAAACGCCAACTAACAAATGTTGCGGGATTTAAAACAACAATGGTAAATAAAATTTATGATAGTATTCATGAAAAAGTTGGCGAAATGTCATTACCAATGTTTATGGTTGCATCAAATATATTCGGTCATGGTTTTGGCAAACGATTAATGAATAAAGTATTCAAAAAATATCCCGACATATTCTTGAAATACATAGAACTTAATGAAGATAATTTTTACAATTGTTTAATGGAAATTGATGCTTTTGCTGAAGAAAGATCTGTACAATTTCAAATATCAATGGAAATATTATTAGATATGATTGATCAATTACCCGAATCTATCCAAGATAATCTTATATTCAATGGATATACACAAGAAGAAGGAGATGATGAAGATGAAAGATTCCTAGGAAATAAATTTGTATTTTCTGGTGAAAGAAATAAAGAATGGGAAAAAATTATCCTTTTGAAGGGAGGAGAAGTTACAACAAGTGTCAGTAAAAATACTTATGCTGTAATAACAACACAAGATGTTATTGATCAAGGAACAAATAAAAAAGTTAAGGATGCTATAAAACTTGAATGTAGATTATTGAATCATGATGATTTTCGCAATGAATTTATTGATGAATAATATTTATTGAACAAAAAATTGATTTATTTTATAATTATATCATATGATATATTTATCAATGGAACATACCAATGAAAGTCTTAGAATAGCTATGCAATTATATTTAGTAAATCCTGACGAAGCTGTAGAAGTATATGGACTTATCGAGGAATGGTTGACAGGAAATGTAACAGATATGCATAATATGTTTCGTGATGCTCGCGAATTCAACCAAGATATTTCACAATGGGATGTAAGTAATGTTACAAATATGAGTTGCATGTTTTGGAATGCTCGCGAATTCAACCAAGATATTTCACAATGGGATGTCAGTAATGTTATAGATATGAGTTATATGTTTTGCGATGCTCATGAATTCAATCAAAATATTTCGAAATGGGATGTAAGTAATGTTACAAATATGAGTTGCATGTTTTGGAATGCTCGCGAATTCAACCAAGATATTTCACAATGGGATGTAAGTAATGTTACAAATATGAGTGGTATGTTTTATAATGCTCATGAATTCAATCAAGATATTTCACAATGGAATGTAAGTAATGTTACAGATATGAGTGGTATGTTTAGTAATGCTCATGAATTCAATCAAGATATTTCACAATGGAATGTAAGTAATGTTACAGATATGAGTGGTATGTTTTATAATGCTCATGAATTCAATCAAGATATTTCACAATGGAATGTAAGTAATGTTACAGATATGAGTGGTATGTTTAGTAATGCTCATGAATTCTTACAAGATATTTCACGATGGGATATAAGTAATGTTACAAACGCAAATAAAATAATTGACAATACAAAGTTATCTTCTTTGTTAAAAAATAACAATCATGACGATTTGTTATGTTTTGATATACAAATTATGAAGCAACTTTTTGCATACGAAAGAAGAAAATCATTTATGCTTTTTTTAGTTCAGAATGGTTTTGAACCTTTTACCAACGAACTATTAATTGAAAATAAACATCAAATCTTTGACACACATGACATTAATTATCATATTATGGGATTTGTATGATAAAGTTGATAAATCATTCATAAAAAATTGAAATTTACTTTATTAAAAACAAAGTCATATATTATTTTAATGAGTTTGTCTGTTCATGAGTTTGAATCTATTATCAAAAAACATTGCACTAAACAGTTGTCCATGTTGGATGCTGGGACACGCAAATCGTCATTAAATATTGTTGCAAATTATGATCATTTGGAACCAATTCTTAATGAACCTGGTAGAGCTTCTGTTTATCCGATACAACATCCTGATATATGGGATTTGTACAAAAAACAACTTGCATCATTTTGGGTTCCTGAAGAGATAGCTATGTTTGCTGATAGGGAAAACTTTGATGTACTAGATGAGATCACTCAAAAATTTATCAAAAATATTTTGGCATTTTTTGCTACAGCAGATGGATCTGTTATTGCGACTATTGCTGATAATTTGTTAAATGATACACAAGTACTTGAATTGCAATTTGGATATAGATATCAAATTGTAATGGAACAAATTCATGCAGATATGTATGGCCGTTTGATCAATCAACTAATTCCTGATTTGGAAGAAAAGGATAGATTATTTAATGCTGTAGCAACCATTCCGTGTATTTCTGAAAAGAATTCATGGGGAAGAAAATGGGCATATTCTAATGCTCCATATGCTCAACGTCTTTTAGCTAACGCAATCGTCGAAGGAGTTTTCTTTTCGGGTAGTTTTTGTGCAATCTATTGGATCAAGAAGAAGAATACAATGCCTGGTCTTTGCGATTCAAATGAATTTATCTCTAGAGATGAAGGAATGCATTGTGAATTTGCTTATGAAATTTACAACAAAAAAATTATTTACAAAATTCCAACTCCATCAATTCATGCAATGATTACTGATGCTGTAGTAATTGAAAAGAGATTTATTAATGAATCGTTAAAATGCGGATTGATAGGAATGAATCCTACATTAATGGGACAGTATATAGAATATGTCGCTGACGTACTTTTACAACATATTAGTGTACCTAAAATATTTAACACTGAAAATCCATTTGATTTTATGGATAATTTTAGCATTCAAGTGAAGACAAATTTCTTTGAAGCAAGACCCACTACATACAATAAAGGCACAACTGATCTTAATTCTGACGCATGCGAGGACGATGATAGTGATTTTTAATAAAAATATGTCACTTCTTACTTTGTTATTGTTTAAATTGTATGCACTTAATTTATTTATTTTAATTGGATTTTTAGTCTAATCAAATTATATGTATGAATAACGTTGGTAAAATTCCCCCAGCATTAGTTAATGCAAAGTTATTACGACGTATTGCCAATAATACTAACACTCAACATGTTATATCAAAATCTTTATTTATGACTGAATTTGAAAAAATATGCACATCTTTGCTTATGTTTATAAAAAATTATTGGTTTTATATTATTACTATTGGTTTGGTAGTTGGTTACATATGGTATTGTTATGTAGAACATAAAGAAAAAAAGAAAGAAATATCATTACTTAAACAAAATGCACCAATAGAGCATTATGCACAAGGTGAATATGTTTGTGACAATGATCATGTAAGAATTTTACAAAGACCAATTCCAGAATATAAACATAATGACGTAAATAAAAAAATTAGACATATGTATCTTGAAGAATTAAATCCCCCACCATTACGAGTTCCTATGCAACGCCCTTGTTCCACAAATTATAGACTTCATGAATCTAGAGATTTACCAAAATTACACAGAGGTTTACCATCCAATATATATGAAACTAAAATAGATCCAATGGATTATCGCAAAACAACATATCCTTCTCATTTAGCAATGCCTCGTAAATTACCAACTGTTAATAATAGACATTCGACATGTAAAAAACGAGAGAGTCGTGAAAATAAAAAAGAAACAAAATATGGACAACCAATGGGCCCAATGATGCCAATAAGTCAACATACTGGCAATCCATTAAATGATTATGGTGATACTTTTTACGAAGCCCCAATAAACAGATCAACTAATGATGATTCTGATGAATTTGATGATCAATTTTATGACAATGTATGTTATTAAAATTAATCATTAAAAATTAAAATTAGTTTATTTCGAGCAGCATTAGGACTAGATGTTGCATGAATTATAATATTATCATCTTTTGGAATGTCAACAATTAATTCTTCATCATATTCATCATCTTCTACTTCTACTTCTTCGTCATCATCATCATTTTCCTTAACTTTATAAAAATGACTAATATTACAACATTGACCAGGATTTTCACATGTGTATTTTAAATATTGATTTGATTTAAGATCACCTACAAAATTGATGTATAATAATCTATGTAGCGCAAATTTACTTCTGCGCAAATAAAAATTAATGTAACATGATTTATCATCATTACTTTTTGTTAAAAATTTTTTCCACAACACACATTCGTTCGAATAAAATATACTCGAATCAATATTTTTACATATACGTGACAAATCGTTTTTTTCCAGATGATATTTGACACTTCGCGTTTCACGTTGTTTCGCAATCATCTCGGTAATAAGTTCCGGATTATTTGTCATCTATTATAAAAACAGATAAAAAATTATGTAATTATTATTACTAAATTAATAGATAGATCGTACATGTTCTGGTACAGAATTAATTGAGAGATTTGATAAATTATATTTAATTTTTATACATATATTTATGTCATATTGTGATATAATGTTATTACTATCCTCATCCGACATATTGGATTCAATATTATTATATTTAATACCATTATCAATAATAAAAAATATTGAGTCATAGTAATCATATAAAATTATTGGAATATCATGTTGTTTATTTAAAATAAGTAAATCTATGATTCCCATATAATAAAAATCAACGTTTAGAAATATTTTGGTTCTAAATTCATCTCTAAATGTTTGATCGGGAATTTTAATCAAATCCTTTACATAATTATATAATGATTTCATTAATTTAGGAGTACTAATCCATGTATAAACATATGATTTGAATGTATTAGATAATTCTGTTTGTAAAGTGGAATAATATCCTAAATTTCTATAAACGGGATCGGACATATTATTTTTATGCCAATAAATTCCATTGCTATATGCTCTGTACAAAGGATTAGATGATATTATAGTTTGATAATAATGCTGGCCTGTTTTTTCCATAGGAAATCGTGCATTATCGTTATGCAATGTTTTTATTGTTTTGTATAATCTTCTTTTTCCAATTGTTGGAATGTTTGATTTACCAAACATTTCACCTAATATCTTTCGAATATTTATATTATCACTTTTGATAATTTGCTGACCATCTCTGTATGTATAATTATTAATATCAATGACATCTAGTACATAATATTCATCTATATGTAGAATTTCTTTTGATTTCATTTCATTATGTACTAATTCACTTGAAACTCTTGAAATAAATTTAACCAGATCAAGTTGTGAAACATTAAACAAACAATGTCTATTCCAAGAACAATGCTTATTTTTTCCACAATCCTTTGAATTTTTAATTTGAGAGCACAATTCTCTGTTATTATTTAATGTATATTCATCTATTTGAACTGGATCATCATTAATTTCGACAAATTTCGAAGATCCACCATCTTGTGATATTTTGGCAAATAAATCTTCAGATATATTTTTTAACAATAAATCTTTCACCGCTATTTTTTTATTAGATTCTTCTGATTGTAATATTTTAATAATCTTATTTTTAATGGTTATTGACATGTTTAGAAAATGAGATAATTCGTATCTAAATAATTCATAATGCTCATCATGGAATTCATTATTTTTAACTTCTTTGGATCTACTGTCAGGAATATTATTGTCAGGTCCTTTAGATATTTCTTGATCAATTGCATCATGTAATGTTCTAGATTTGAGCATATAATCTGGGATCATTTCGTTCAGATCATTTATCGAAAATTCTTCTCTTGTAACCGGAATCGATGTGCCATTTTCTAGCAATAAAGAAATCACAGTAATTGTTTGATCAGTTTCGCCATCATGAATAAAACCATATGGATCAATTGAAATAGTATTTTGTATAGTTTTAATAAATTCCAATAATTCTCTCAAGTTTGTTTTGGGAACATCTGTGACAATTGGTAGATGATATAAACATCCAGATGGTTTGACGGGAATAGCATAAATATCATTAACAATTAAATATGTACATTTGTTTCTTGTGTCAATGTACTGTTTTGTTGGTAATTTGTTTGTTCGATTATTTGAAAACCATTTATAATATGTACTTTTACCACCTTCAACTTTAACTGAGTCAAATGTAACAGAATTACATGACAATTTTAAGTAATTCATTATATGTTGAATAATTTCATCATCTTTTTCAAACATAGATTTTACTTGAATATTCTTATCTTTCATATCCTTATGTATCAGCATAATGGGATAATAATTTAACTCTTCTTTTATTAATATTATGTTTTTTCGTACCGAATCATGATAATAAATAATATTTTCTATATTTTTACACAAAAGTACAAAATCAATTTTCGATTTTGTTTCATTTTTTTCAAATATATATACATTAAGACCTTCATCTAGTAAAACGCCTGGTACAGAAACAATATCATCTATAAAAATATGATCCAATTCTTCATTTGTTTTTAAAGTTTCTAAAAAGGTTTCTTTGTTACCAAATTGTGTTCTCAAATCCCCGTTATTAGCATAAGACCATATGGAATTATCAGAAACTGCTTTAATAATATTCTTTATGATAATATCATATGGTATATCTAAACATGCCGATAATGCATTAACATATGGATATACATCTTGTTTAGAACCAAATTTCATAAAATAACCACTTTTTGATTCAACGAGATAATTATTTTTCACAATTTTGTCTTTGTTTAATACGGAATTAAAATAATAATCGAGATATTTTGATGGATATCCATATCTTCCGGGTAGCATTTTATTTGTATCTTGTAATATATATAATTTATCTCCAACATCATCTTTGTCATATTCATTATCACCCACTTCTTTACCCATACATCCCAAATGAAAGTTTTTTCTATATTTGTTTTTGGATAATGCGGGATCTTTCTTAAAACAACATGGCACACACATACCAGTGTCAGATGATCTTGATAAAAATCCTACAAACATATACTCTCCATTAGTTTCAGGAGAACATGTGTAATAAATACTTCCACCATCATTTGAAAATTTTGCTGCGGTAATAGTAACCTCTTTTTTAGTTTTTCCAGGTAAGGTCACTTTTCGTTCATAATCTTTTGTCTTAGGATTAAGTTTGTATCCAAGTTTTGTCATTTTATCAAAATTTTTATTAGTAAATGGATCGGGTCTTCTATTTTTATCTCCTGATTTTTGACAACTCCTAGGCCATTGTTTATCGGTTTTACTTGATTGTAAACGTCCTTTATCCATTTTAATAATTTTTTTAATATTATCACTATCATCTATTTGACGATCAATAATTTCTTCTACGCTGTGACGTCTTTTTGCAATATTTGTTAATAATTTTAATCGATTTCTAATAACTAATCTCTCTGGATTTTTAACAACGTAAGTATCCATGTATAACCACAATAATATTGTCATAAATTCGATGATGTTTTGTAATTGTTTTTCTGATCTTGCACCATCAATTCTTATTTTATAATTTTCCTTTTTCTTACCCTGAATATCTACTGCAATTCCAGGTGGTTTAAATCTTGGAATGTTTTGTAACTTTTTAAGAATTTTTCTTGATTTCTTTAGCAGGGGAAATTTGTTAACAATTTCTTCAATCTTTAGCAGTGCATCTTCTTCGGTAATATTAAATTGCTTGGAAATTTCGGTCGCAAGAACATTTGGGATAAATTCATAATTTCGCAAAAAATATACAATTCTATGTTCGATTTTTGATTCTGTATCAAATCCTGACATTTTCTTGAATCGAAAATATGATCCGTATTTTGATTTGGTATCTTCCTTTTGCTTCTTTGATAAACGTTTCTTTGGATCAATAACTACAGCAACATATGGATAAAAATATCTTGCAAAATCGGACATATCGTTATGATTTATTGATATATTGTTTGGGAATTCAAAATGCTGAATTGTATTAATAAATGCATATCTAAAATCATGATTATTCGGTTCATTAATGTTTACTTTTCCATTTTCTATGTTTATTTTAACAATTAAATCCTTAATATATTGATATGATGCAACAACATCTTCGTTGGTTGCGTGATCGTCCTCTTTCCATGTTGATTTATATTCTAATCTCCCCGTTTCAAACATTGTTACTGCAATATATTTATTCACTGAACCACCCTTAACAATTGAATCATTTACTTTAATTTTAAAATTAATTCCATATGGACTATTTTCCAACCATTTTGCAGCAATAGAATCCTTATCAACCTCTTTCCCCTTTTTATTCATTTTTATTACACTTCTGTCTCCATTGACTTGATATTGGATATATGGATATGTTGAATTAACACTAAAAGAATCAAATATTCTATAAAGATTTATTTTATCAATACTTCCTTTTCGAAGTTCGAATGCTAAATTTACGTGAATAACTGCTTGAATAACATAATTTGATTTGAGTAATGATTTGTAATCAATTTTATCAATCTTAACCTGCTCAATTGTATTAACAATTTCTCTTTCCATCACCATATCATTAAATATATTTTGATATATTGAAAGTATCACTGTATTTTCGGAATGCATTTTTTCTTTTTCCAAACTAATATAATCAATAATTTTAACAAATTCATTGTATTCAATTTTGTTGAAATATATTTTGCAATATACATTATATAAATTTTTAATATCAGAATGTGATCCTGTGTAACTATTTCCAAGTTCATTATATATATCAATCATGAAAATTTCATTATTTGTGTAATAGCCTTCATATTCATCTAAAATGTTATTTTCATCATCTTCGAATTTAATTTTAGAACCATATTTTTTGATACTTTCATTCAATAATCTCATATTTCCTTTTAGTTTTTCATAAATTGATAGATCATTATTTGGTTCAATATCAATTGACAATAATTCACCTCTTTTGATCCATTTTTGACCAAGCATAATTCTATCTATTTTACTTGTATTATTTTGAGTAAATTCATATTCTGACCATAGATAAATTCTAGATGGAATTATGTATGGATGTGTTTTGCTATAATTATTATTATTTTCAATACTCATTGTAATTTTTTGTTTTATTGTTTTGATAGTATCATCCTTTAAAATATAATATTCAAACACAAACTGTTTCTCTACAACATGTTTCAAATTATCATCATAAGCTAAATTACTTTTACTTTTGTTAAATTTGATATGTTTGTGTTTTTTATCATCATCTGATTTTGTTTTTTCCAAGGCTTTATCGATCATGTCTTTTATATCACCCGGATTTTCATCAACCAATGTATCATCTTCTTTGTATATTGCAGAAAGTTCCTCAATATCAAATGTTTCGTGTAAATCTACACTTTCTCCCTCATAAAATGGATCATTTTCTTTTCTGGTCATTTCGTCATCATTTGGTTCACCGTCATCATCGTCGTCATCATCGTCATCGTCATCATCGTCGTCTTTTCCACCAATATGATTATATTCAATTTTAATTTCTTGCAATAACCCACCACCTTCCATGTCATATTCGTCTTCATTATCACTGTCACTATCATTATCTTCATTTAATGAACCACCAATTTGTCCAGATGTTCTATAATCATTAACTTCATCCATATCTTGTTCTTCTAATGAAAGTTGCTGTTTATATTTAACATAATTATTACGTTCAAAAACAGACGAAAAGCTATATTCCGATTTCTTTACAAATGTATTTTTAACAATATGTGTATCATACCATTCACGATTATATTTATTAATAATATCTGATCTTTTTTGTACATTTTTAATAATTGTTTTTATTGAATATGTGATATGATCTGATAAAAAAAAGAATTTGTACCATGTATCACCATACATTTCATTTAATATAGAAAGTTCTTTATCTGTAAGAATAATTAATGCGTCAAAAAATGATAAATCCTGTATTTTATTAAATATTTTTTTAAGATTTGTCGGCATCAAGGGTCCAACAAAAATATAATATTGATATTGAGTCTTTCTATTATCATTTTTGTATTTATAGATTATCTTTATTGGATTATCCATGTTAAAATAAGTTGAGATATAAAAAATGTGTAAAAATACATTTTAGCATATATAAAATAGCATTTAAGATAACTTAAATACTTTAATAAAAAAATGTTTTAGCAATTTTAATAAAAATTGTTATGTTATTACTTTGTTATCAATAATCGTATTATTTAAATCCATTCCACAATACTCGCATGGATCTATTTTATAATTTACATATGTATAATATCCTTTTTCTATCGCATGCTGTAAAAGAAATTTATTTATTTTATGAAAAAGCGGTGTGTGATTTCTTTCTGGGCATCCAATATGTGCTATTTCGTGAATTGTTACATACATTAATTCATTCATGTTATGAATTTTATTATTGTATTTTGATCGCAAACAAACCACCATTTCATCTCCCTTATTAAGAGTATAAGATGTGTAAGATGATGTTGGAGTTGATTCAGAAAACACACATCCTGGTAATCTTTGATGTATCATTTTACAAAATGGATAATAAAATCGACTTGGAGAATGACGTGTAATATCATTTAATACTGATTTATTTAATGATATAAGTTTGCCTTTAATTGTATCTAAATTTGATGCAGCGAATATTTTATCTGGTAAATCACGAACCATATAATTGTTTTGATTTGTCATATCTGTCATGCCTGTGATGTATGTTATTTGATTTGAAAATAAATAAATAAACAATAAAACGGAACACAAAAGAAAAACAAAAAGAAGCGAATTTCTCATTAAATATAGGTGTCATTAAATTTTACTTAAGTTTTTTGATTGACGAAATTAATATCTGATATATCTTTATATAATGGGAAACACACCTAGTAATTCTATTTCTACTGGTCCTGCAACATCTTCTGCAGAATCACCTATTAGGCATCAAAGTATCAGAGATATTCCGGATGGAAAGATAACATCCACCGTTAGAAAGTCGACACCTGTTGTTAGTGATAAACAACCCATCTTTGCTAAAGTTGATTCTGCGACAAGTCCCCCTATACGACTTAATCTTGTTGATAAGAAATCTAACACATCAAAGATTTCAAATACGTCTTCATCAAATGAAACTAAAAAAATGGAAAATAACATTTCAGGAATTCCTGGACATCCAATGAATCTTGCAAAATTGGCATTGGGTAATATGAATACAAACAAAACTCCTGGTTCTTCGGGCCAGAACGGTGGTTTTGATGCTGGTTTTTCTGAAGCTGATACAGAAATTCAGGTCAATGTTGTGCCATTAAATACGTTTGGTCATAGTTTTAAGGGAGGAGCCCCTGAAATGAGTGAATCCGCAATTGATGTACAATTTACCGATTTTGATGGAACTCAAGCTGGTGGAAATATGTATGGTGGTGCTGGTTCAGATTTTGATTCCAATAAGTTACTTAAATCCATTATGCAAATGGGCGGAGGTAATAACAGCGACAGTGATTTTTCTACCGAATCTTCTATTGCATCAAGTTCATATGATGCTAGACCAGTGAAAACTGGAAGAAATGGAAGAAATGGAAAGAATAAGAAAACATCTAAAAGTGGAATGTTTGGAAATGAGTCTGCTAAAGAAAGAGCGACATATTCTGATAGCTTTGATGATTCAGATGATTCTAGTAGCAGTTCGGATGATTCTAATACGTTTTCAACTGATTCTATCATGGATTTTAATACCGATTCTGCACCCGTTGACTTTGAATATATCAGCAAACAGAATAAGAAGAGTTTAAAGAAAATCAACAAGTATAAGACTGGTAGTGATTTAGTTTCGGATAACGAGGTTTATGTTCTGACTGATAGTTCTGATAGAGTTGGTGGAGTTACTTTGCGAAGCTTTGCAAATCCTTTGGCAAATAGCAGGTCAAAGAGTTCTAATAAATCTAGAAAGTCTAGAGCTTAAATATTTTATAAAATAATTTTTTACGTATATACAATTAATATTGTTTAAACATACAAATAATATTGTTTATACATACAAATAATATTGTTTATACATACAATTATTATTGATCCAATATTGGTGCAATAATTGATTTTACTGAAATATTTTTAGTGGATATAAATCTACCCTTTCTCTTTGCCTTTTTCAATGTTGTTTTTGCTTTAGATGCAATAACCGCAATATCATTTGGTTGTATTTTCTTTGATTTAACTTTGTCATATTTATGTGTATGAATTAATTTTGTCATAAAATCATCATCATCAATATCGGCTCCATCATCGTCATTTTTATTCTTAAATACCTTGTGTTCTTTAAAACTTTCTGTTGTATTTTCGATTATTTTTCCCTGAACATAATCTACATTTATTTCAGTTCCTTTTGCAACAATGTCATCAAATATTTGTTCAATATTTGGTTCAATAGGTTTGAAGAACTGCACTGCTGAATTTTTAATTTGATTTGTAATGTAATACAAATAATCAATCTTCACATTATTCTTTTTAATATAATCAGGATGTTCAATTCTTTCTCCTACCAATAAATTCTTTGAGTTTGGTTTCACAACATATACATATGGAATACGAGAATTAGTCTGGGGTACATTTCCCGGATCACGATGTCTCATATTTTGACACAACATTACGTGAGCTGGTGGACGCTTAACATCATACCAATCCCATCCTGTTCTATCTTTTAAATTACCTACATCATCTTCATCTCCTTTTGCATCTGTAGTAAGTTTTAGACCACCATACTTTGCTTTTAGCAATCGCGTGGTAATAAAATCTTCAACATCATATTTCTCATCAAGAAGATCTATCATACATTGTTCAAGATACCTTAATGCTTTTTCTGCTTTGTTAGGCGATGTATCTTTTAGGGCAATATCAATTGCACCACCAAGAATTTTCTGAAATACAATACTTCCATCACGACGTTTTAACTTGAACCCCATAACCATCATTGAATATTTATCTGGATTATCTTCGTATTTTAGACCAAGATAATTTTTTGGTTCCATTAAAACACATGGTTGAATCACCTTTTCATACGCCATGTTATTGGGATGTGGTAATCTTCCTTTCAATAACTTTGATTCTATTTCTCCTAATTTCATACACATAATTCTGCACCATCTATTAATAGGCATTTCACCTTCCATATCCTGAATTTTAAAATCGATAAAATTGGAATCTGTATCACCATATGCTACAATAGGATCAATTGTGTACGAATCATACAATTCTATAATTGTTTCTTTCATCATTTTAATAAATTCTTTATTATCTCTATCTTCTAATTCTTTGTCTAAAATTCTGTCAGCTCGTTTATTTTTACCAGTTTTCCATGCATTATATAATGCTCTAGTAATAGGTTCAAATTCATCTTCAACATGACGCATACCAAGTTCTAATAAATCTCTACCTACTGCCGTAGTTGCTGCAGCAATAATTGGTAAACCAACTTGTGAAAAGCTTGAACCAAGTTGACCATAAATTGAATTAGCTGTAACTTTTAATGCTTTTTGTTGCCCGTTATAAATCTTTTTCTTATCAGGAAAGATTTTCATATTTTTCTTTGCAACTTTTCTATCTTTTAATAATTTGTCTAAAATTGTTCCGACAATTCCGTACATACCCGGTCTTTGATTTCCGTTTTTGTCAACATTTTCTTTTCGAGTTGCAAATGTTGCCACTATTTTTTTACCAGTTTTTTCACCAGCAACAGTTTCATCAAATGGCACAGTTCTATAATGATAATCTGGTAAATCCATATATTCATCTTTAGTTACCAATGTTTCATGTGACATATCATATGAAATTTCAGCACTAGGATATAGTGAATTAAAATCCAAAGTTGTTAATGGTCGTTCATAAAATCCTCTAATAGGATCTAAAACTGTTGCACCTTCATAACCAAGTTTTTCATCACTAGATTTTACATCCTTAATGATATAATTTACTGTTCTACAAAATTTAGTAAATAGTGCTAATGTTTTGATTCCCTGGCCTTTCAGAATAATGTAATCTAATGGTACTCCGGCGACATTTGCTAAAGCCATCTTTTGAGTCACAAAATCTACACGATGACATAATTTATTTAAAAGAGCACAATCCTGTACACAATATTGGTGAATTTTCTTTCTTTCTTTAGGACCTTTATCAAAACTTTCGAATAATTCTGAAATAGGCATATCGTCTTTAGCCAGACATATAAAATCTGATTTTAGAACATGTTTTGATTCATAATCTGGTCTAGCCTTTACAATCAAACATTGAATTCCATCATCATTTGTCCATGATTCCAACACTTTATGCTTCTTTTGACATACAAAATTATTCCATATAAATTTGATATAATTGTCTTTTGCAACATCTTTTTCTTTCGAATTTACTTTTACTAAGTAACTTTTATTTTTTTTACTTTTATCATACATTTCTACTTTTATTTTTGATCTCATGATATTTTCACATGACTTATTTAATGAATATTCGGTAAATGACATTTCTTGTTGAATAAGTTTCATGAGATCAAATTCGTTTCTACCAGGTATTTGATAAAAATCCATTTCATTATCTCCTAGACCGGCAGATTGAATAGTATGATGTATAAATTTACATTTGTGATGTAATAATCTTGACATTTTACTAAATTCTTTTTCACAGTTGACATATGGTTGCTCCGCTTTAACTTTTGTATATTTATTATCAAAACCAAATGTGTTAAATCCAAGAATTATATCAACATCAATCTCATTAATTACATTTTTCCAAGCAAGAAGTAATTCTTTTTCATTATCAAATATTTGCATATTTACGTCATTTATTCGCGATGATGATTTTAATCCAATAACATCAGTACGAACAATTTTTTCAGATCCATATATACTTGTTGTGGCACAAATAGATACAATTTTATCTCCACATCTGCCCGGTTGTGGAAATGTTCCATCTTCACTAATACATTCTATATCATACGCGGTTGTTTTTATTGGAGGAAGATCTCTTTCTTCTTCTATAGCCGATATATTTTTATACGATGATGAGTAATACCAATCTGTAGTTACTTCAGAATCATCCAATTGTTGAGCATCTTTTACTAAATTCCAATTGGCAGAATTTATTTTTGTGTCAATAATAAATCCTAAAATAGAATGCAATTTATGCTCATATGTTTCGAATAATTCATATTGCTTCATTACATTTGGAACTTTAATTCTATTGTAAAATACTCCTCTAAATTTATGATAAGCATCAACAGATCGAAACCGGAATTTCATAAAACGAAATAATTTTCCGTCACAAAAATTTTCGGCCAAATCGTGATGTTTCTCTATAGATATTCTAACAATGTCCGATTCCTGAGCTCCTTTTTTGATTTTTGTAGTATATATTTTTTTAAAGTGAGCTATTGCTGCCTGACACTCATTTTTTTTCCATGTATCAGGTATTCGTATTGTAAACGAAGGATTATAGTCTTCTATTTTTAATGTTAAACTTTCTCCATTTTCCATACGCCCAAACATATAAATTACATAACTTTTGTAAGTTTTTTTCAGACCATCTTCTTCATATGTTATCACTTCATCTACGTCATGGTATGATGTGGGAACGAATTCTAAATCAGAAACGGTCTCATATTCAGCATCCATTTAACATAATACTTGATTAAATTTTAAATATTATTTGTTCAATTTTTATATTTTGAATGTATTAGCACAGATAGTAACATGTAGCAAAAAATACATCTTTGCTTTTTTATCTTTAATTATTATAATGAAATATCTGGCAATAATACAAAATGGGGGTGCTGACAATAATATAATCTTTGATGCAGAAGATTTTAAATCAGCAGCAAAATATCTTAAATCTCAGCTAAGAAATGGTACTATGTTCGAAACGATTAAATTAGTAGATCTTAGTACCCTAGAATCGAAGAAGTATTATTTTGGAAAAAAATGAAAAACATACATTTACGTGTCTAATTCATACTGTTGTAATGGACTTGCATAATCTAGATGAAGAACTATTAGAAACAATTCCCAGTAGTCATATTTTTTCAAATGAAGAAACTGATGACGATGATGAAATGCCTCAATTAGTAAGTGTTTCATCTGATGATTCAAATGAAGATGATGACGATATAGGAATTATGAAAAAAATGTTTGGAGTAGCTGATGATGGACCAGTTCATACTACTGCCACTGTTACTAATCAAAATAGTAACTTAACATGGGAAACGGTTAGAGCTAGGCAGGAAGCATTACATCGAGCTAGAGCATTAGATACCCATACAACACAATCATTCGATATGAATTTATATTTGGGATCTGACTCATCATATGACAAATACGATAAATATAATGAATATCCATATGGATATGCTGGAATGAAAGGGCGGGAAGATTTTAGAAATACAAACCAAGTAACATATTATGGTTCAAAACCGAAAGGATTATTCAATTTTGGAAACACATGTTTCTTAAATGTAATTTTACAAGTGTTATTATCTTTAGATAATTTTCAACAATTTATTAATTCTGATTTATCGAGACAATTAATGCTTGAAAAACAAAGTAAAGCGACAACTGATAAAGCAACTGCAATTAATAATGTGAATAATAGCGTAACATATCAATTGAAAAACTTATTCAATCAATTGCTAGACACAGATAACAAAATGTCTATTCGACCAACTGATTTGAGAAAAAAACTCGCAACATCAAATGAAATATTCGCTGATGATGCACAACAAGATGTTGCGGAAGCATTATGTGTGTTACTTGATCTAATTCATAACGAACATTCTCAAGATGTAAGTAATGATATAGATGAGACCGATGATTTAAAAATAGCATGCAAGGGATTTTGGGCTAAAGATCATTCACCCATCGTAGATCTATTTTATAGTATGTGTCAAGAGAAAAAATCATGCAATCAATGTTCTCATATGATAAATTCATATTGTCCTTATGCATATATTCACCTGGATGTTCCATTAGTATCAGATGATCATAATGTTGATTATGCAGAACATCTTATGTTAAAAGCAAAAAATCCATCAATAAAACTTTCGGATAAAGAAATTGCAAAGATGGTTGGCTGTCTATCAAAGAAAACCAAACGAAAGTTGGATTTACTTGACAGGAATCGACGCGAAAAAACTCAACAATTTGGAATCGAAGAATGCATTAAAAATTATTTCAAATCAAGTCTGATCGAAGATGCGATTTGTGGTGGATGTCAAGCACGAGGCTATAAATCAAAACTCAAACTTAACATTGTTCCCAAGATTTTTTCAATGCAGATTAAGAGATTTAATGGAACCGATAAGAAATTTAATCCGATCGAATTGAGAGAAAATATTCAACTTGCTATAAATGGTATGCGACATGAATATAAAATTAGTGCAGTGATTAATCATTCTGGGCTAAATATTCAAAGTGGACATTATTATATGTATGGTAGAAATCGTACATATAATAAATTAACAACAGACAAATGGTTTCAGTTTAATGATGGTTATGTTTCTGCGAGTAAGTTCGAAGATATTACATTATCTGATGTGTATATGATATTTTATGAACTTGATTGTTCAGAGCAAGGAATATAAATTACCTGGATCTTTTTCATGACATCAATTGTCCATTTTTCTTTTATATGATTCGGAAACGTATCTAAATTATAATTTAATGGTAGTTTAATTACCAATAAAGAACAAATTGAATTGTCATAAATATCGGAACAAATTTGAGCAAAATCTACACCATCTAATTCAATAACCATTTTCTTTGCACTTTTGTAATCTTTACCTCCCCATGGAGGATCCATAAATATTACATCCTGAAACATATTTTGAACAATTGGAACAAAATTACCTAGCATGCAATTTACATTATTGTATTTTAATGTCGAAACATTGTTAACAAGCATCATGTATCGCTCAAGATTCTTTTCTATTGCAAAAACATTTGAAAAAAATGAAGCAAATGAAAATACATTTCCTCCTAGTCCCGCAGTAGCATCTGTTATAACTAGTTTTGGTTCACTTCCATCATTAGTTTTAAAATATCTAGCAATATTGTCACTAATAATGCGTGCACTATTTGGCGGAGTTATTGAATATATACCTTCTTCATCATACTTGAGATTATTTAAAATATTATTTGGGACAATTGGGAAATATTTATCAAGATGAGGAATTGCCAAAGACATTAATGTGATTATAAATAACAATTTAAATAATTTTATTGTCAAATTTTATCATGGATATTATATATGTATTCTTTTATTAATTGGAATAACACGAATAACTCATATGTAAATAATAATATTAAAAAATATTCAAATGTAAAAGCTAATATCAAATTTTATAAATATAGATCAACATTAACAATAAATGATATGGCATCATCACAAGTTATTTGTATTTATAATAATATCAAACCAAGTTTAGTGGCAATCAAAGTTCCATATTTTTCTTTAATTTTATTTCATGATGATACATTTTCTTTGATAACAACTCCAATATCTTTGCATAAAATCAAATTTTTACCCAAACAATTTGATTTGCAAAATCTTATAAATAATATATCATGGTATGAAAATGCATTAATAACAAATAATCCATCTCAGATACCAGTACCAACAAAACAATTATATGATAATGGCACTTATGAAATTATAAAATTTAATATGGATGCATATAATTGTACTAAACATGGTTGGTTTAGTAAAGAAAATAAAGAAGTTTTAAAATATGTGATTAACATGTTTAAACCAAAAACAATAATCGAACTTGGTAGTTGGTATGGCTTAAGTTCATCTTTTATTGCAAAATATGCATCAAACGCAAATATACATTTTTTTGATAAATTTCAAAATATTTTGGAAACAAAATATAAATTTAAAATAAATAATCCGGTTGATAAATTTTATTTCGAATATCCAAGATATGAATGTTTTTATAAAAATTTAAATTCTGTAAAAAGAAATGGAAAAATATTCATGTATAAAAAAAATGCAATGACATTTTTTGATTATATCAAAACTGTTGATTTGATCTATATTGATTTCCTCAAAAAACAACATGAATTATATAAATTTTTATTAAAAATATACAAACATTATCCAAATGTTATATGTGTTGGTGATGATTATGTCTTTCAATCTGTTAAAAATGCAATCATTAAATTCAAATCAAAAACCAAATCAAAATTACACATAATAACGTTTAATGATTGTTATATTATTAGTCCTCAACAATTAATTAATATAGACAAAACCATACGTCAAATTAAAAAACAAAAACAAGACCATATGATGTTAGAACAAGGAAATATAAAAACATTGGATGACAAATATGCATATTCAGCAATATTATTTAGGAAATTAAAATTTAACAATGCATTGCAGTTTATAAAACAAAATAATTTGGATATGAATTTAATTAATAAATCGTTGAACAACAATTCATTATATCATATGCTTGCATTAAGGACAAAAAACAATGATATAATAAAATTGTTTGAAGATTATCAAAAACCAAATCAAAATAAAAATATATTTTTATTATCATTTACTGATATTTTACATCTGAATGACGCTGGTCTTTTTACCTAACGTATAAAATTAGTTAAAAAAATATTTGACAAATAATTTAATTTTTAATATTTGATTGATCATTAATGAGCAATCACTCAAATAAGTTAATAGTAAATAAATTCAAAGAACTAATAGAATTACTAAAAATTGAGGTCAATTTAATATATGATCAGGAAAACAAAACCATTAATGAATTTAGGGTGGATGCTCTAGAACGCAATTGTAATTATATTTCAAAAATGCCATCCAAAATTACGAATTCAAATGATGTTAAAAATATTAAAGGTTTTGGTAAAGGAACATTAGCGAGAGTGCAAGAAATTCTTAACACGGGTTCTTTAAAAGAAATCACAAATATGAAAAGAAAAATAAAGAAAATGTTTAAAATTCATTTATTAGTGGAAGAATTATCCAATGTTATAGGTATAGGTTCTATCACGGCAATAAAATTAATAAATCAATGGAAAATAACTTCGTTAAAAGAATTTAAAAAACGTGTCAAAAATAAAGAAATTCAGGTGAATGATAAAATTGCTTTAGGATTGAAATATGAAGGAAAGTTTGAAAAAACTATTCCAAGGAAATATATTGAAAAAGTTTATTCCAAAATCAAAAAAAGTTTATCTATTAATTCAATTGTTTGTGGATCATTTAGAAGAGGATATGAGAAATCTCATGATATTGATTTGTTATTATGGGATGAATCTTTACTAACGCAAAATGATGTTAGAAAATCTGATAAATTAAGTAAATGTATAAAAAAACTTAAAAAGTCTGGCATTGTTACAGATGATATTACCAGTGACAAAGTTAAAACAAAATACATGGGATTTTGTACTCATAAAAATAAACTATACAGATTAGATGTTCGTTTAATAGCATTTGAGTCTTTGTATACTGCTATAGCATATTTTACAGGATCATATGAAACAAATATTAAGATGAGAAATCGTGCAAAAAAGTTGGCACTCAAATTAAGCGAATATGGATTGTTTAATGTCATGGGAAATAAACTATCTGTCGATTCTGAAGAACATTTATTTCAGAGATTACGAATGAAATATCTTGAACCTCATGAACGTTAAAATATTGTAATGAAAAAAATGAAAAAAATATTTAATACTGTTGTTATTTAATTATATTAATGAATCCTAAAACCGATATTGAAATTGTAGCAGAATTTTTTATGGCAGGTCGACAATATTGGATAAATAAGTATGAAGAGATAATGAATGATTCAACTGATGTATTTATAGTTCAATCAAGATGTAATGAAATTTTTGATACATTAACAGACAAAAACATGATGGTAATGTTTGAAAATATTGAAGAGATTGAAAATGGAGTACAATTTTATTTTGATCTTAACAAAATGTTGAATGATGTTAAAACCTTTTCAGATGTTAAAAATGTTGTTAAGTATTTTATGATTGATAATACTATGTTTCATGAATCTAAATACAACATTATACAAGCATCTATGAAAATATGCATTCATAGAATTTGGCAACTGTGTTATCGATTGCATCCTAGATTGAGATCTACACCTGAAGAAGCAATTCATGACGCATTATATCCTATTGAAACATCTCAACAAATTGTTAAAGATATTATTGAATCTTTTTCAAAAAAATGAAATTTATTTATTGAGTAATATGATATTTTAATTATATTAATGAATGGTTTTGTTTTACCACCCAGAAAAGATATTAAATTTACAAAAGTAATTACACAAGATTACAGAAGTTTATATCCAGAACCATTTGAAATAGATTTGACAAAGTACAATATTAATATTGATACATTATACCAATTTATTGACGATTATGATGTTATAAAACAAATATTAAATAAGAAAATGAATGCAAACGAATACTCATTATATAAAAGTGATTTTATATTGGCATTAATTAATATTAATGCGAAAAAGGTTGACTAATATGTTTGCGTCATAAATTAACAAATCTTTTTTCTATTACACTGTAATGCGTGACGTTTTACTAGTAACAGGAGGTTGTGGATTTATTGGTTCAAATTTTATTAATTGGATTTTTAAATCAAATAGATATAATATAATAAATATTGATGCGATGTATTATTGTGCTAATAAATTAAATGTAGATGAAGATGTTAGAAATTCAGAACATTACACATTTATTAAGGGTAATATTTGCAATGAAGATTTGCTAAGAGAAATAATTAATAGTTTTAACGTTACTCATGTTGTACATTTTGCTGCACAATCACATGTGCAAAATTCATTTGATGATTCATTACAATTTACGAATGATAATATATTAGGTACGCATACATTATTGGAAGTATGTAGAAAGTACAATAAAATAGAAAAGTTCATTCATGTTTCTACAGATGAAGTATATGGGGAATCGATGTTGGATACCGATGAACAGCATAAAACTGAAAAATCTGTTCTATGTCCATCAAATCCATATGCTGCAACAAAGGCTAGTGCTGAATTATTGGCACAATCATACTATCATAGTTTTAATATGCAAATTATTATTACAAGAGGAAATAATGTTTATGGTCCAAATCAGTATCCCGAAAAACTTATTCCAAAATTTATTGAATTATTAAAGGATGACAAACCAGTTACCATCCAGGGTGATGGATCAAATGTTAGAGCATTTTTGCATTCTAATGATACGGCTAAAGCATTTGAATGTATTTTGGAAAATGGAACAATTGGTGAAATTTACAACATTGGTTGTGATGATAATATGGAATATACTGTTTTAGATGTTGCAAAGATGCTAATAAAGAAAATTAAAGGAACGGATGACTATTCAAAATGGATAACATATATCCAAGATAGACCATTCAATGATAAGAGATATTATATTTCTAATCAAAAGTTAAAAGAATTGGGTTGGGAAATTGATGTTGAATTTGTGAATGGAATCAATAATTTGGTTGAAAATTATATAATTAGGTAATAACCATTAATAACCGTATAGTTACATTATTTATATATATATCCATAAAAAATTGATTTATATTTGTATTGTTTGACTAATTATTATTTTATTAATGAGTGATATATCCAATAAATGTAGTGCTAATAAATTGAAAGAAATGACAATTCAGGATTTGAACAAAATGTGCTCAAAAGAAATAAGAGATATGATTTGTTGCATCGATAATGAAAGAACTGATAAACTTCGATCAGTTATTGAAATACATAATGGATTCAAAGCAAAGGCCAAAAAATCAATGAATTTTCCCTTTGAAACAGATTCGCATACAATTGTAAAAAATCGAGATTATGATTTATTACAACATGATGCAACTAGATTTAGAACAGAACTTTTACAATATACGAGATTAAATAGACATCTCAATGCTACTATGAAGGGGCAAGAAGAAGAATTACTTTCTTTGAGAAAAGAAGTGAACGATTTGCGACAAGCTCGTGATGAAGAACATAATATTCTTAATGATATTCTTGGCAAGAAAAGAAAACGCAATAATAAGTAATTATTGTGTTTTGAAAATTAAATTTATCTGATTTGATTTATTTTATTTTATTTATTATATCAAATATTTTGCCGTAATAGATGTTGACATATTGTCTATCGTAATATCCCCAGTATACTGTGAAAATATTTTATAATAATACAAATCAATAGTTGAATCCGGTACAGTATTATTCACTATGAATGTGTTTTGTGAATTAACTAGAAATGAATTTCCGGACATATGAGTAATAGATGTATTTACAAATTGATCATTCAAATGACAAAACGTAAATAATCCTAATTTATTTGCTTCTAGAAAATCATGACAATCATCTTCATTTAATTTCCAAAATACATTGTATGAAATTTGATATTTACCAACTGATTTTAAATGAATTTTGGAACTTTCGAATTTGTAAAACATATCATTGTATTCTGTACTTTCTTGTAAAAGAATTTTGTACATTTTGTCAGCATCTTTTACATATGATGGATTATAATTTGTTGTGCTACATGTATGACTGGTACCACCATGTGCTACAATTATTCCATCAGAACTAGTCATATTGTAATCCAACGTTAATGAATTTAGCTTAAATAAATAAACCCATGCACTAACATTCCATTTGTATATTTTTCCATTATCAGTATTTGAACTAGAAATAACACACAATTCGCCATCCATAGCAACATTTGTGTTCATAATAGAAATACTTGTATATGATTTACTAATGTTAATATTTCCAGTATTTCCACGGTCTCCCTTTATGCCTTGTGGTCCAATGGGACCCATGGCACCATCTGAACCAACAGAACCCTTTAATCCCTGAGGTCCTTGTATACCCTGTGGTCCATCTAAACCACGTATTCCTTGATCTCCTGTATTACCGGTGTCACCTTGTGGACCTCTACTACCAACGGAACCTTTAGGACCAACATCTCCTTTAGGACCTTGATCACCTTTAGGACCAGGATTTCCATTAATACCCTGAGGTCCATCATCACCCTTATTTCCAATATCTCCCTTAAGACCTTCTGGTCCACGTTCACCTGTATCACCTTTAGGACCAATAGATCCAATTTGTCCTTTAATTCCCTGAGGTCCTTGCATACCCTGTTCACCTTTTAGTCCATTGTTACCATTTGATCCTTTTAATCCTTGTTCTCCAATGGGACCAGAATTTCCAATGGGACCTTGCAAACCATTTTCTCCTTTATTTCCTCGGGGGCCTAAATCTCCTTTAGGTCCTTGATCACCTTTAGGACCAGAATTACCAATTTGTCCCTGGGGTCCTTGTGGTCCCTGTTCTCCATTAGGACCAGCAATACCAGTTAGTCCTCTCTCTCCCTTGACACCTCGTTCTCCCTTGTCTCCTGCAGGACCAACACATCCCCTAACACCCTGAATTCCTTGATCTCCCGTTTGTCCACGATTACCCAATGGACCAGTTGCACCTTGAGCACCAGTATCTCCTTTATCACCTTTGTTTCCTTTAGGTCCACTTAATCCCTGATCACCTCTATCTCCCTTGATGCCTTGAAGTCCACTAGAGCCCTGGGGTCCTTGTTGTCCAGTATCTCCCTTTGGTCCAGTATCACCTTTATCACCTTTAAGACCCTGGGGTCCCTGAGGTCCCTGTATTCCTCTTTCGCCCTGGATTCCGGCAGGACCAGACACACCTTGTTCACCAATAGGTCCCTGATCTCCTTTAATACCAACATCACCTCTGCTACCAGTATCTCCTTTAGGACCCTGTTCACCTTGTTGACCAATAGGACCTTGATTACCAGCTTGACCTGCATCACCCTTAAGACCTGTATCACCTCTAGCACCAACATCTCCGCGATTACCCTGGACACCTTGTTCGCCTTTATCGCCACTAGGACCAGCAAGACCCTGTTCTCCTTTTGATCCTTGAATGCCAACAGCACCAGTGTCTCCTCTAGCACCCCGATCGCCTTTAGGACCAGTTAAACCTTGAATTCCTTGCAAACCTTGTTCTCCTGTGTCACCACTATGACCTTTTGACCCCTGATCACCCTTAAGGCCCTGTGGTCCTTGAATTCCATTAACACCTCGATCACCTTTCAAGCCCTGTATGCCTTGATCGCCCTGTATGCCTTGATCACCTTTACTTCCAGCTTCACCTCTATCACCTTTAGCACCCATAATTCCTTGCAAACCAATGTCTCCTTTAGGACCTTGTTCCCCATGTTCACCACGCAATCCGGTGTCACCTTTCAAACCCACATCACCCTGATCTCCCTTAGATCCTGTAACACCCTTACTGCCCTGTGGACCTTGTAATCCTTGATCACCTTTGGCACCTTGATCACCTGTATTTCCTTTCTCGCCATGTACACCTCTCTGTCCCTGTATACCTTGTTCACCTTGCAATCCTTGATCACCTTTAGGACCTTGTTCACCTCGTTCTCCAGTTTCACCCATTGATCCTTTGGCGCCCTGTGGTCCTACTTGACCCAAATCTCCTTTAGGACCCTGATCACCTTTATCCCCACGAGTACCGTTATCACCCTTGGGTCCAACTTCTCCCGTGTCACCTTTAGAACCTTGAATACCTTGATCTCCCTTAGGACCTTGTATTCCACGAGCACCCTGTTCTCCTTGCAATCCTTGGTCACCCTTAGGACCTAATAGACCCTGTTCACCCTTATCACCACTAGGTCCCTGTATTCCTTTATCACCTTTTAATCCTTGTGGACCAACAAGACCTGTATCACCCTTGGAACCATCATCACCTCTAGCACCCTGGGTACCATCTTGACCTTTAATTCCACGTGCTCCATTTTGTCCAGAATCACCCTTTGGTCCGATGTCACCCTTTTCACCTCTCAAACCAGTTTCACCACTAGCACCAGTTTCACCACGATCACCTTTGATACCCTGCATACCTTGTTCACCAATAGGTCCTCTAGAACCTTTTAACCCTTGTTCTCCTGAAGGTCCCTGTTCTCCCTGTATACCTGGCATACCTTGTTCGCCCATTTCACCTTTAGAACCAGTCGATCCTTTTTCTCCGGTTAAACCCATGTCGCCTTTAGGTCCAGTAAATCCTTGCTCACCTTGTGCACCAATTGGACCAATCGGACCTATAGAACCTTGTTCACCCTTAGGTCCAATATCACCTTTACCACCTATAGCACCACGATCACCAACTTCTCCTTTTTCCCCATTGTCACCTTTAGGACCACGCAAACCTTGTTCTCCTTTAATACCTTGAGTACCAGTTTCGCCCTTATCTCCTCTAGGACCAAGTTCTCCTTGTGTGCCTCTTTCTCCTTGGTCACCTTTAGAACCTTGAATACCTCGTTCCCCAGTTTGTCCCTGATCACCTTTAATTCCTTGTGCTCCAGGCATACCAATTTTACCAACATCACCTTGAGTACCAGAAAGACCCTGTTCACCCTGTATACCTCGTTCACCTATAGGACCCTGTTCACCCTGTATACCTTTATGCCCAGTTGAACCTTGTACACCAGGAAGTCCCTGTTCTCCTCTTATTCCCGTATCACCCTTGGAACCAATTTCTCCCCGTTCTCCGCGATCACCTTTTAATCCTTGCATACCCTGAATTCCTTGTTCTCCTTTAGGACCAGATAATCCGATAGAGCCATCAGAACCTTTATCTCCTTTGTCACCTTTTAAACCCTGAATACCCTGCGAACCCTGTTCGCCATCAGGTCCTTGATTTCCTTTGATACCCTGTTCCCCCTTTTCTCCTCTTAAACCCGGAACACCTTGTTCACCTTGAAGTCCAATATTACCTTGTATACCATGAAGACCTTGTTCTCCTCTTAGTCCTTCATCACCTTTCAAGCCTTGTTCACCTTTTTCTCCTGTGATACCCTGGCAACCATCTATGCCTTGTTCACCCTTAGGACCAGTTTGACCACGCAACCCCTGAACACCTTGATCACCTTGTGGACCAACATTACCTATTGGTCCTTGAATACCCTGCAATCCAGATTCACCTCTGTCTCCTTTATCACCTTTTGGACCTAAATCTCCTTTATCTCCCATTAAACCTTTATCACCATTAGGTCCAATGGAACCAATATCTCCTTTTATACCTTGTGGTCCAGGCAAACCTCGTTCTCCAATAAATCCTTGGTCACCACGATCACCTTTAGGACCAGATAAACCTTGAACACCCTGTTCACCTTTAGGACCCATTTCTCCTTTAGTACCTTGATCACCTTTAGGACCAATGTCACCTTGTGATCCAGTTTCTCCTTTGGTACCTTTTTCTCCCTTGACACCCTGTTCGCCACGAACACCCTGTTCACCAATCATACCCTGAGACCCTACATCTCCTTTGAGACCAACTGGTCCTTGATTTCCCTGTTGACCTATGTCTCCTTTTTCTCCCTTTTCGCCTATCAACCCTTGTGAGCCTCTTTCTCCTTGTAGACCAGTGTTACCTAAATCTCCTTTAGGACCAATATCACCTTTAGGACCAGGTTCTCCTTTGCTACCTTGTTCACCTTTAGGACCGATTTCTCCCTTCAAACCATTATCACCTCTAGGACCAGGTTCTCCAATTACACCTCGTTCTCCGATGTCTCCTTTAAGACCGGGTGGTCCCATTAAACCCATATCACCCTTGTCACCATGTGAACCACGATGACCTACATCACCTTGAATACCTGGTAAACCCTGACTACCCGGTGAACCCTGAATACCAGGATCACCCTTAGGACCCATTGGACCAGGTTCTCCTTGAACACCTTTGCTACCATTAGGTCCTTGGGCACCAGTATCACCTTTAGGACCCATGTCTCCTTTAATACCTTGTTCACCTTTAGAACCTTGTGGTCCTGATGCACCATTAGGTCCAAGTTGTCCAATATCTCCTTTAGGACCAGTGTCACCTTGTGGTCCTTGATCACCCTTGTCGCCTTTAACACCAGACTGACCACGTTCACCTTTATCACCTTTCAAACCCTGTTCACCACGAGTACCCTGTTTACCTTCGACGCCAATACCAGTATCTCCTTTTTCTCCGGCAATTCCATCTTTACCCATGGGACCAGTTAAACCTTGTTGGCCAAATTCTCCTTTTAAACCAATAGGACCTTGTTCACCTTTAGGTCCAGTTAAACCAGTACTGCCTGTATCTCCTTTGTCACCTTTTTCACCTCGGTTACCAACGTCACCTTTAGGACCAGATTCTCCTTTAATACCCTGTTCACCAACATGACCCGTGTCGCCTTTAAGACCGATTAAACCGCGATCACCTTTTTCACCGACATCTCCCTTTAGACCCTGAACACCCTGTGTTCCATCTTCACCTTTATCACCTTTAGGTCCTAGTGGTCCCCGATCACCTCGTTCGCCCCTAGGTCCCAAGTCTCCTGGTGGTCCAGTATCACCTTTATCTCCGTCATTACCACGAAGACCCTGTTTTCCTAAAGGACCCTGATCACCTGTAGAACCTTTGTTGCCCATTGGACCTGTATCACCAGTGTCACCTTTAATACCCATTTCTCCGCGATCACCTTTAAGACCCTGTTCACCCTGCAGACCTCTGTCACCATTTAGGCCAATAGGTCCAACGGGTCCCATTGTACCCTGAACACCAATAGGTCCATGTAAACCTTGAACACCAGCAGGTCCTTGCTCACCTCGATCACCCTTTTCTCCTCGATCACCCTTTTCACCCTTGTCACCTTGTAAACCACGATCACCTTGATCACCCTTAATACCCTGTGTTCCTTTGATTCCTATTCCGGGATCACCTTTATCACCTTTAAAACCAGTGTCACCTTTATCTCCTTTACAACCCATATCACCCTTTGGTCCACCATAAACGGTTTCCCCTTTAGGTCCAGTAATACCCATTGGTCCCTGTGGTCCTTGAATACCTTGTGGTCCATAATCACCTTTATCTCCTTTGTCACCTTTAGAGCCCTGATCTCCACGTTCTCCTTGATTTCCAATGCATCCTTTTTCGCCTCTTTGACCAGGTATACCCTGTGGTCCCTGAACACCTATACCAGGATCACCTTTAGGTCCACGTAAATGTGATGTATCACAGTGATCATCAAAATGAGAAGAATGATGTGAATGACATGCTGGTCCAGGTGGCCCTTGTGGCCCTTGACACCCTGTGAAACCCTGTACACCTTGTGGCCCCTGAATTCCTGTTAAACCTGTATCTCCTTTGTCTCCCTTACAACCCGTATCTCCTTTATCACCCTTGTCACCTTTACAACCTGTACTAGATGTGGTGCATATTGATGAACTAGTGCTAGTTCCATTAAGATTGGTATAATAAGAGTCCTTTGTATCTTCAAATCTCAGTAAATTGTTTCCTCGATTGTATACGAGATTACAATCTAAAACATCATTAATAAGATACACGATATTAGTACTGCAATCGCCCATTCTATATTATATGGGGATATAATTTTTTGAAATAAAATATTGGCAACATTAATACTGATATCATTATTATCTTAAACATTATTAGATGTCTAAAAAACATGCGATCGAATTGAAAATGCAAAATGCAAAGGTTGATAAAGATAGTATTTCAAAACCATTTCACAAAGGTGTATATTTAATAACTTTTGCGGCAGTTTTTAATAACACAAAAGTTTTAAAAAAAATCATTAAGATAGACGAATTCAATTATAAATATATGGATCAAAATATATTATCCGGAATGGTTAACACATTTAAACATGATAATATTATTAAATTAATAAAATTGTTTACAAATAAAGGTCAAAAGTTTATATTCAATAGCAAATCACAAGCTGTTGCATGGATTTTACCATTTATCGAAACTGCTACCAAAAATCAACTTGAAAAATTTATGGAATTTCCTCTTGATTATTTGATGGTATATGATAACAAATATATTCTTGGATCATACATTGCAGGAGTATCCAAACATGAACACATTGATATCAAATTATTGGAAAACGTTTTGCGATTATCGAAACCATTTATAAAAAAATATGAAGATATTATTTCTCCAATGGCAGATGTATGTATATATTATTATAATTCAATTATTTGTACAGCATATCTTAAAATTTATCCTAATGCATTATCGGAATATAATATTAGTTCTGATACTCCGCTAACATTTGCATTATCAGAAAATCATATGGAATTCTTTGATTTTGCATTATCCTATATGCGTGCTCATAAAAAACATGATTATAATTTTTTTGCATCTAAGGCAGTTTTAACTACAGCATTATGCACATTAAATGAATATGCTGTATCAGAATTATTAAAATTTCCAAAGTTGGATCTTAGTGTTCATAATTTAAATAAAATGACTCCTGCTCATCTTGTTCTATCAGCAAATAATACAATGAATCAAACAATTAAACATAATATTTTAAAACGTACGAAAAATATAAATGCTGTTAATTTGAATGGCGTAACTGTATTACATATGATATGTATGTCAGAAACTCTTGGCATTTATGAAAGTATTCTTGAGACAAAAATATGCGATCCATATATTAAAGATAAATTGGGCAAAACACCTATACATTATTGTACTAATTTACATTTATTAGCATCCATAGTTACAAAAGGATTTATCAATAATTCTCGTAAAACACAAGTTAATAATAAATGTTTACCAAAGTTGGCAAAAATGGGTATGTATGATAAAATATATAAATGTATTAGAAATGAATTCGATAAAGTGCTAAAAAATACATATAAATTTGAAGAAAAGAATCGAATTGACTTTATAGAAGAAACATACAAACCTGTTCCAATATTTACAAATATGGATCCTGATGCATATATATATTTACTATATTTTGTTGATAAATATGATGTAAAATTATTTTCTAACAAAGCAACATTATCTATTAAATGTACTGAACCAAGATGCAATGTTTTTCAAGAAAATTTCAAAAAATATAAATCTATTGTTGCATCAGAAATTGTTTGGTATGATGTTAATAGTAATATTACCATAGCAAAATTTGATGAACAAATTGCCAATATTAAAAATGAAATTTATTTTGTATATTTTACAGTTTTAACAGATAATTATACACATCAAAATGGATTAATTTTTAATGGCAAAAAGAAAATGGGAATTCGATTCGAACCACATGGTAATAAAACTAAAGGGGATGTTGAAGTTTTTGATGCAAAAATGGAACAAATATGTAAGAAAAAAGGATGGACATATCATAAACCATCATCATATATTGAGGGAAGTTCTTATCAAACATTATCACAAGAATCTAATATTGATGAAATTCAACCCGGCGATCCAGGTGGTTTTTGTTTAGCATGGACTTTGTGGTTTCTTGAATTGTATATTCGTAATCCTGACGTAGAATTAAAAGATCTTGTTACAACATCCGTTGAACGAATTATATATACAAAACAATCATTCAAAAGTTATATTAGGGCATATTCGAATAAACTTGCCCAACATAAGGTAAAATATTTGACAAAACTTCGCTATCCAGCAACAAAAATATTCAATTTAAATTACTCAGATGAAGATAGTGATAATGTTTTATCGTTGATTAATAATAGTTATAAGACAATAGTATAAAACATATATGATAAAAATTGAATTTAAATATGTATATTGAATATCATATAAAGTATTTTAACATGGCAAATATGTCAGCGGTATTATTCAATAAAGCATGTGTTGCGAACAATATTCGCAATATAAAAGCAATTCATAGCAATTCGTTAGAAGGTGAAATTAACTATGGTACTGGTATAAAAAGAGCTTGTGAAAATGGTCATTTACAAATAATGCGATGGATCTATTTACTCAAATCTGATAAAAAACTTTTGTCGGGTTTATTTTTGATTGCATGCAGGAATGGTTTTTTAGATATATTAAAATGGTTGTATGAAATAGACTATAATTTAATATTTGAACCAGATAACGCTGCAACAACTGCCATAATGAATATGAAACTTCATGTGTTAAAATGGATAAATTCAAAACATCCAGAATTAACAAAAAAAGCAATAATCGGATCCTGGTCAGAAATTGTGACTGTGAATTTTGATTTGTCGATGGGTTTATGGATACGTAATTACAAAGAAAAACATCGAACACGTGGTACATATCATCCTCGTGTTAGCGGAAGTGAGCGTTGGTATAAAAGTTCTCATGAGTCATCAATTGAAAGTTATTACAGTAATAGTAGCAATAATGATCATTACAATCGTGATCATTACAATCGTGATCATTACAATCATTGCAATCGTGATAATCATGATTCCAATAATAACAACTTTACAGGACCCAATATGATTGAAGGGGATGATTGTGATAGCATTGAATCGAGTGTTTCTAGTGAATCAAGTATTCCTAGTGAATCGAGTTGGGATGAAAGTATTAATAATGATGAATATCGATTTGTTCATCATCACAGCAGAATTCCAAGATGTCATCGTGTTCAAGGTATTCATAGATGCAATAACAATCGTGAAATACATGATGAATCTCGTGTAAATGAATCATTGGATCATTATCAATATATTGATCAAGGAAGTGAATACAGTATTGATCAAGGAAGTGAATACAGTATTGATCAAGGAAGTGAATACAGTATATCCAGTATGTCAAGTAGATCAAGTTGGGATGAGAGTAGCACAGATAGTGATGGCTATAAATATATACGTCATCATTATTACGTTCCTGGACATAGACGGGTTCATAGAAATTCAAACTCGAATTTAAATGATGATTCTGTTAATTTGGTGAACAACACATATTTTAACACATCATTGTTTTTTGGAGAAAATGTTGACACACAATGGCCAAGTTTAGTTGAAAATCCAAATCCAGGTATGTTTGATAAAAATCCATCAACAATTAATATATCATCATTCCCGACTGTGGAAATATGTGGTATTTGTATGGATAATACGATTGAACGAATGACATCTTGTGCTCACTTTTATTGTAACACTTGTATCAAAAAAATCATGGATCGTAATGCAAAATGTGCATTTTGTAGAAAACATATTTCTATTTTGTACAAAAACAAAGAATAATTTTATTTATAATAACAAACAAAATAAATTAATTAATATTGTGATAAGTTTTTTAAGCAGAACACATCACACATACATCATCTTTACATTCAACTGTCTTTCCAGATGTTGGTTTATTGTCTTCCGATGCTTCAGAAATCTTATCAGTAGTATCATGCAAAGCTCTAGATCTTGTATAGTATGATCCAGTCTTTAGTCCATTTCTCCAAGCATACAACATTGCTGCCTTAAATTTATCATATTTTACTTCGGAAAAATACAAGTTCATTGATTGAGATTGATCTACAAATGGTGACCTAGCTATAGCATGATCCATAATCCACTTTTGTTTCATTTCCCAAACAGTTCTATACAAATCTTTTAACTCTTTAGGAATATTAGGAATATCCTGAATAGATCCTTTTTCACTGATAATTTTATTCTTCATTGAAATGTTCCAAAGATCCAATTGTTTAAGATCATCTATCAAATTGTAGTTAATACACTTGAAACTTCCGTAACTTGTTTTTCTTAAGAAACAATTACTAGTAATAGGTTCAAAACATTCATAATTACCTAAAAGCTGGCTTGTTGATGCAGTAGGCATTGGAGCAGTAGTCAATGAATTTGCTGTACCAAATTCTTGAATATCTCTTCTCAATTCGGTCCATCCATGTCTTAATGGAGTTATTAACTTGTAATCCATATCAAATTGCAAAATACCCTTGGAAAAAGGTGATCCTTCAAAACGTGCATATGGTTGAGTTCTTTTCGCTATTTCCATCGATTCCTTTAATGCACCATAATAAATACTTTCCATAACCTGAGCTTCAATAATTAAAGCTTGTTCTGATTCATATGGAATTCGCATATCCATTAATAAATTTGCTACTCCCTGAATTCCAATTCCAATAGGTCTTGTATCAAGATTAGTTCGTTTACTAGGTTCTGTTGGGTAATTAGTTGAATTGATGCAATTATTAAGATTTTGTGTTAAATGTCTCGCAACATCCACAATGCCATCATGATCGATTCCGCCAGTTTCTTTATTGTAAAATCTGTTTACTGCAATAGATGCTAAATTACATACTGCATGAGTTTCTGGACCAGACACTTCTGTAATTTCACAACACAAATTAGAACAACGAATTGTACCAATGTTTGATTGATTTGTACATTTATTAATCCTATCCTTAAACATCATATAAGGCTGACCGGATTCTTTAATTGTTTGATGAATTAGGCCAAAGATAAACGATGCTTTAACTTTACTTTTATAAACACCCATATCAACATATTCTTGATATCGTGTTTCAAATTCATCTCCGTATAAATCATTCAAGTCAGGGCAATCTTTAGGACAAAACAAATACCAGTCTCCATCATTAGCAAGTTGTTTCATGAATAAATCGGGTATCCACATACCTAGAAATAGATCTCTTAGCAAACTATCTTCATTACCATTTGCTAATCGAGATTCAATAAATTTCACAATATCTGCATGCCATGGTTGCAAAAAGGTTGCAATAGCTCCCTTTCTCTTTGATCCCCGACCACCCTGATTAACATAATTCGCTGTGGTACTAAATACACGAAGCATCTGAATAATACCAGATGATTCACCGTTACTAGACGCAATTCTGGATCCTGCAGAACGAACATTTGTAACGCTCATGCCAATACCTCCACATGACTGTGAAATTAATGCAGCATGTTTCAATGTGTCATAAATTCCAACAATAGAATCATCCATTCCGATAACAAAACACGATGACAGTTGTCCATTTCTAGTTCCAGCATTAAATAGTGTTGGTGTAGCATGAGTGCACTTTCCTTCATGAGATAATCTCATGGATTTTCTTATTCTAGTCATTTTTACATCATGATCTTCGTCTGCATCAAAATTTATACCAATTGCACATCTTAAGAACACGTCAAGTGGATTTTCTATTATATCACTACCTACCTTAAGAACATATGATCCCAGAAATGTCATATAACCAAATATGGTCATAAATTTAGGGATAGAATTGTATGTTGCATCAATTTCATCAATTTCATCACGGAATATACGGATAAAATCAATATAATGTGAGTTCATAAATTCACCAGTATGTTCCGCAAGATACAATTGACGTGAAGTAAATGTTGGTAAATTCTTTTCTTCGTTGCGGATTGTTGCTAAATAATGCATCAATCTAACACTTAATATGTCATAATCTTTGTGATTAATCAATAATTCCTCGCAAATTTCTGCAAACAAAGTAATTGTTTCGATAATGCTCATTTCCTCCTTTCTATAAAGTTCATACTTTGATAAAAGTAGGGTTGTGTCAACGTCGTGCAAGTCAGTAACGAATTCATCAATAATTTTTTCACTCATTGTAAATTATAACATATATTATTAAATACTTTATAAATCATTTTTTTCCGATAAATTTAATTTATATGTACTAATATTAATGGAATTTCCAGTAAAAGGCGGATATCCGCGTATAGTCGTAAAAATTCAAAAACTTGATGCAAAAAAGGAACAAGGATTTTCAGGTCATAAAGTATATTCATTGAAAAGTATGATGTCAACAAATACAAAAGCGCCATTAATGCTGGGGCCTAAAAAGTCAGTTAATGTTATTTCACACATTAATGGAGCATTGATAGGTGGAGAAAAAACAGAAAAAAGAATTAATGGTATACCGCTAAGTGTGTTTGTTAAATAATATTTATTTTTTTTATATCATTCAATAATAATGAGTAATGTAATCATAGATGCTCTTAATTATTATTTCGAAAAGAAAAAATTATACCAAAATATAAAATCTCTCGAATTTCATGAGAATTCTATTGTAGAACTAATGCCAACTGCATCAGTTGATGGAAAATTAATAAAGTATAATATTATTGGTACATTTACTGAATCAACAAAAACATTTACATGGGCATGGCATCTCAATATTCCTCGCAGAAATTATATTAAAACAAAACAATTATTAATTCATTCATTGAATACCGCGTCAGATACATTATTAGATGCATACACACGACGTATATTAACGTCTAGTACAATTAATAATACAAATGGAATAACATTAACAACAATATTATCATTAGCAACATATTTAACTAAAGCTGATGGAATAGCAGTTAGTTCTGTAGATGATAAAGATATGATGACATTTATAGGATGTTATGATATTGAAAACAATTAAATATCGCGAATCTTATGATTCTTATGATATTCATTTTTGTCTGGTGTCAAGTCACTCATTATACTATTTATTACTTTATATACAAATTAATAAATTAATAAAACTAGCGTTGATAATCTTCTAGCACATTTAACATATCATTTCCAAAGTTTGCATATTGTTCAAAATGATCGGGAATTTCTTTGTTTTCTTGTAATAACATTCTATATATTGCTAAACCAGACATCATATTTCTAGTACCATCGGGTAGTGTTACCCAATGCTTACACGGATATGATTCCATACACACATCCGAAATTTGATAATCATGTACTGGTACAATATAGTAATCAAAGTAAGGATGTGATAAATTATTTCTTTGCAACAATTTGGCAATTTCTTTGCAATCCATAATTGTTATTTCTTCATTAATTTTAACATAATGATTTGGTATAAAACCACCGGAATGATCTTTACTGATTAAAAAATCACCAATAGAATAATAATCTTCAACTGTTTTAAATTCAAGGCCCCTATGATTTATTCTACACGTCATATGATTTATATTTAATTATATGTATAAATCACTAAATAAAAAAACAATCATCAAAATTAATGATAAGGTCCATAATCAACAGTTGTTTTAAGTTGAACAATATCATATGGATCTTTTGAGAAAAGAGGGGAAGAAAATGTAATTGTGCTAGGAAGATTGTAATAATCTCTCAATTGATTGTTCGCAATCATATCATTGTTTAAATCAATCTTTGTGCACTGACTGGTACTATTACATTGCTGAATGGCATAAAAATCACCCTGACTAGATCCTCTATACTTTTGCCTGCCATAGACATTCCATTTTTCAGCTCTATCAACAGAATTAATCATGTATGCCATAAGACGAAATGTATCTGGAGATCCACGGGTAGAAACACCTAAAATACCATCCTGTTTATATTTAAGATATTGATCAGCTGTAGGTCTGGGCATTCTTCCTAACGGAGGATACAATGGATCTTCGGTTACGGCCATATCTCGTCTCTTAATCGGATCAACTATGTCATTTGGATTTAGAGATGGATTTGATATATTTTTACTGATAAATACCATTCGCTTGATAGAATCTAATTTTTCATCATATTGACTTTGACGATATGTACTTTTTTGATATAACATAAATAGGTATGTCACAATTATTATTATGAAAACTAGTGAAAGAATATCATTCATCATATATTATTAATCAATATATTTTTTTATCATTTTACATTATTGAATGATAATAGCTCATGTTGCTGGATTGACTCAAAGTCAAAAAGAAACCTTTAAAGAATTAATATTTAAACTTGATACAAATTATACGATTGTTGATCTGGATGATTATACCGATGAAATAATGTTGGATTCTAATATGGCAGAATTGGTACAAAGATATGAATATAATATGGAAAAATCTAAGGGTACTAGCGTAACGAAGGTTCAGGTAAAATCACATCTAGCTAAAGCAAGAGAATTAAATACAAAAATAAATTCATATTGGAAAACTCGAATGGAATTTTACCTGAATGAATTAGTGAATAATTGTCCAATGTCCACTATTTTAATTGGATATATTAATTTTTATAGAAATATTCGTATTGCATTGAATTTAGATGTAGAAACTCGTGTATTTATTGATATTGATATGGAAAAATACACCAGAGAAACTATAGCAACTAATTTGGAAATTTATAAAGATGATATTATTGCTGGATTTTTCAATCTTGAAATGATAAGTGGTCCATTTTTAATTAAACGCAGGAATCTTGTTGCGAGTATATATGACAAAAAGGGTTATGCGTTACAAAATATAGAAGACTGCGTTGGACATTTTGGTAATAAAGTAGAAAAAGGTGACACGCCTGTTGTATTATATTATGCATCAACTGAAATATTTAAAAATAAAATAACAATAAAACCTATTACTGCATATGTTGATGATTGGATTGCTATTGCATCTGCTATAGGAGGCAAAGATGTTACAAAAGGTTATATTGATGATGATTATACAAAACCATTTATCCAAGAATTAACTCCACACGTTATTGAAAAATTTCATACAACAATATATTTATACGCAATAACAAATACCGTTTTATTTACTCCAATATACACAAATAATTATATATATAAATACAAAACAACGCAAACAACTCAAATATTCAAATCTATTAAGGTTAATGACGCGCATACAAAGCTAAAAGAATTGAATATTTCCTTCTTTGAATTTAAATAACAATAATAATAATGTACAATAATAAAGTTGTGAAAGTTGTCATTAATACAACGTTTGTTATCCATGGATTCAAACGAGTGCCAAATACGATCAAAAATAATACACACAATTTTGAAACATTAAGAGATGCGTTTGAATTTTCTATAGAAGTATTAAAAATTAATTACAAACTTGCTGAAAATTCACCAAACAATCTTTTTGCATCTACCAGTGTAATTTCATATGGCAAAAATAATCATATTGTAAATAAACTTTGTTTCAAAACATATGAAGAAATATGTGATGTTAATAATTGGCACAAATTGTAAAAAAATGAATTATATATTTATAGAATTTAATTATTACTCAATTAATGTCTGACAAATTAATTGTTAATTCAAGTTCGATAGATCAAAATGATTCTGATTCAGATGATTCGTATTTGCAATATTTATCAGATGAGGACAATATTGAGGACAATAATAATGATATTATCAACAATACTGCATCAAATAATCATACACAGTTTATATGTAAACCATTGACAAATCAGTTACCAGATTTTCACATTAACTATTGTGTACAACATAAACATGCGGCAGCACATATGTTATTAATAGGTGTATGCGAATTACCCGATATTTATAATGACAATAATGAATTTGAATATATGATAACCAATTCTAGTACATCACAAGAATATAAATTCACAGGTAAACGTATTCCAATTATCATGATTCCAACAAATCCCCATGGATATATGTATACATATTCACTAATTGATGAACTGTGATAATTAAAAAACGAATTATTAATTTAATTAAAAAATGATTTTTATTTATTAAAAATTTAAATGACAATAATATTAATGTCTACTAATGAAATAGATCAACACGATTCTGATTCCGATGATGATTCATATTTGCAACATTTATCAGAATCAGATGAAGAATGTGAATCAACTAATTCCACATTACAAGATGTTGTATCACAACATGCAACAACAATTAATTTAGAATTTGAATCTTTCCAACCTAGCAATAGGAGACAGAGATCGTTTAAATTTAAGTCTATGACAGATCCAGAACCACATGGACGATATATTGCCAATTCGTCACTTCAAGCAGCAAATAAAGCATTTTCTGTTTATTGTAATATTATTAATAGTAATCTAGAACTATCAGATTTTAAATTTGCAATGTTTGAAGTTACGCCACATTCACGTAGAAATATTCATTGGTATTCCGCTTGTCGAGAGAGATTGATTTGGCCCATAAGGCATGATATTGTACAACCAGATGGTACTGCATTACAGATTGTAAATCGATTTAAAAATGTTTTAAGACGATTGCAAAATGACGAAATACCATCATAAAAATGAAATATTTATTTATAGAATCTAATTATTAATTAATTAATGTCTGAAGAAACAAATGATAATTTAAGTCCAATGAATATTGCTATAAATCAAATGATTAGGGATGGAATAATCGAAGAAAAAGATGTAAAACCGGGTGGACGTTTTTATGGACCAACACCTAAACAGGTTGCAAATACTGCTTTGAATGAATTATTAAATGAATCAAATGAATCAAATAAAGATGATAAAATAAATGATGATAATTCTGATTCTGATAATTCATATTTGCAATATTTATCTGACGTGGATGAAATGGAAGAAGATATTATTGTTTATAGGCAGGAAATAAATGATATGATTAATTGTGAATTTGATTATGATGAAAATATTACAATAAATGATCGCACATTTGATTGCAATAAGATTTTTTCAAATGATAAATATCCATATAAAAAGAAACATCTACAACCACTTTCTGGAAAATCTCTGGTACATGTAATTGTCAAGTTATACCACGATTATTTATCAGATTGTCATGATCCATACGACGATTCGATTAATCGAATTTTTAATCCACATGAAATGGACATGTTTTTTGAGAGAAACAACTATTGATTCGGATAATAATGCATATATATACAAAGTAATGTGTGTCAAGTTGACACCCGGTAACACAATGGATGATTCAAAACCAGACGATTTTGCAACTCGTATAACAAGAATTGAAAAAATAATTAAACAACCAAAGTAAATTTATTATGATTTTTTATTTTTTCTGCTACATCAAATAATTTATATTTAATAGCCGTTTCGTATGAATTTGTAACATTTTGTTTATTTATGTTGTAAAATACATCAAAATCCAATAACCTAAGGCAAAATGTTGCCCAACCTTTTTGTATACACAACATTAATAAATCATCATTTGTATGATGACAAATCTTTTCCCATTGTTCATAATTATATATTTCGATAATATTATCAATATTTAATTCACATTTATATTCAAGGTCATCAATCACTCCATTATTATACAAATATAATTTAATTTTTTCATCATTATCAAATTCACGAATGCAGCCACATTTTTCAATATCAATTATGTTTAATAAATCTAATGTTATTTTTTCATCATCAAACTTGGTTAATACCATATAAATAATATCTCCATCATCCAATATATTGTTGTCTAAATTATCTTGATCTGGTTCAAGATTATTATTAATTAAATATTGAAGAACTTTATTTGATATTTCAAAAGTTTCATCCAAAGAATTCATATGAGAACAATAATCTAATATATTTTCATGATAAATTCCACAACATTCACATTGATATTCTTTCATACTGAAATAAATAATATATTAAATTATTCAAAATCCACATAAAATTTTGTTTAGTAATTAAATTAATGGTTAGACTTTGGTTAATTGATGATAACGTACCAGACATGTGGACTCAAGTATTAAGAGATAATGTAAGAATTGATCGCGGAAAAAAAATTACAAAGTATTTTACTGAAGCAATTTCTAGTTCGTCGTTCGTTCATTGTTCTACAATTGTAGATGTAGATACAGAAGATACTGGCCAAAAGGGCAATACAACTTCGTTTATCAATAAAGCATCGGAATTATTGGATTACAAAGAAGGACAGCATATTAATACTATTTCTGTATATCAGCACCCAGATTATAGTATTCAAGCAATGTACATTATTAACAAAGATTGTTCGAATTCAACTGACATTAATTATTTTGCAACAATAACAAATACTGAAAATTTTCAAATATTCGGAAAGGCCGTATTTTTTAAAATTCAAAACGAACATACAGTTGATTTACCATTAGATGATCTACTTAATTTATTGATTAATTTTTATTATGTAAATGGTTGTAGATACCAGCATGGTAAATTTGAAACAGTTAGTTCCAATAATTATGTTCCTGAAATTCAACGAATGTTTCATAGTTATAAGAAAAAAACTGTACAAACATGGATGGTTTTAGCAGAAACTCAGGAAATGTTGGATAAAATTAATGAAAAAAATAATACATTAGAAGATCTTGACAATGTTATTTGGTTCAAAGTAAAGGAATATCATGGAGAATTAGCACTTATTATGGATACAGTTTCACATAATAAAGATAGTGATTATAGAGGAGTATTTATGGATATTAACGAATCATTTATCAGAAAGGTGTTTTTCTAATTTTTTCATAATTTTTGTTGAATATTTGTATTTTAATTTAAATATAAGTATTATATGAGTAATTTTTCGAACAATGCCAATGATCATGGTGATGAAGAAGAATATGAGGATGATATTGGTGAACTAGAGGGAAATTTGGATACAATTCCGGAATCTCAACCAGATTTCACTAGAGAACCTGGTAAAAAAACTCATAGAGGATTCAATCCCGAATCTGTTCAAAATGCGTCTCAAATTCCTAATGCTCGTTTTGTCACAACACAACGTGGTCCTGTTATTAATATAAATAATGAAACTTTTGAAGTTACGCAATTTAGACCCGAAATTATTGATCAAATTCGTAGAAGACAGCAAGAAGAACCACATAGACCAATTAATCCCGACTATCATGGAGATGTAGAACATCCTAGATATCAACAAAATCCAACTTATAGACCAACACGAGAAGAATATAGAGATGAAAGAGATTATCGTAGAGATCCTAGGGATGATTATCAAGATAACAATTATCCCAGAGACAATGATTATCGTCAAGAACATAATCCTCGAGATCAGAATTATCGACAAGATCAGGACACTAGACAATTACCTGCTCGAACTAGAGCATCTACTTTGGAACAACAGAGAGAGGGAAAGGGCAAAATGATCGACTTGACAGATAAAGATCTATCATTAGTTGATGATGGATCAAGTTATCCGAGAATAAAAGCAAAAACGCAAAATATATCAATATTTAGTCCATTGCTCACTGGATGGAACAAGAGTGGTTTAATTTTCGTACTAATTCTACTTTTCATGAATCCATATGCACAAGACTTGGTATTTCATAAGATTCCGCATATTCAGAATGTACATATTATGTTGTTATTTAAGTGCATATTAATAGTTGCAATATGGCATATTATTAATGGTTATATACTAGTATAGTCATAATTCATGACAAAAATTGAAATTTAAATAAATTAATTTAAAAGTTATCATATCATAATGGCAACTTTACTGGTACAACGTTTAAATATTTTTACTAATTTTGAAACAGCAAAAGAAGAGTTGTCTATCGATTGCTCAAATGAGAATGATATAATTAGCAACAGTTGTCAAATTATTCAACAACCAGAAAAATATATCGAACATTTGTACAAGCAAATTTTGCAATTTACAACAGATTATTTGACAAATTTAGAAAATATATCTCAAATAAAAGAAGAATATTATCAAATAAATAAACATAATGATACCGAACGTAAATTATATTTAGAAAAGAGAGCAATGATTGGTGCATCATCAAAAAAGGCATTTGATATTGGAATAATCATGGATCCAACTCGTAAAAAACTTTCAAAAATGTTTAATATAATAAATCGTTATATTGACAATCATGAATCGCAATGGAAACTAAAGGATATACTTCTCTTTGTTGAACAAAAGATATCGAAGATTGTTTGTGATAAATTTCAAACTTTTAAAATTCAAAATTACATAACAAGTTCAATTAATATCAGTCAGATGATATCTTCAATTATTTATCAAATAATTTACGATAACAAATTGTTTTCTGATGAAATTACAACATGTATGTGTATGTTGAAGTATGAAAATATGCCAGAATATGTTATCAAAGTTCTTATTCAAAATATTGCAACAATGACAAACATCATACGTTTATCGAAGAATTATTTCGATAACGATATTATTAAAACAGCAATACGATTAGTCAGTCAATATGATCAATGTAAATCATCTATATTTAATATAAATGAATTCGTCAACATGAATTATGATGATGCAAAAGAATTCATTGTTCGTTTGGTAGAATTGAACATGAATGATATTATCGAATCAACTCTACGTCCATTTGCTAAATATTATCATTATGTCAAAGATACTGTTCAAAATTATATGGAAATGTTGATAGATGGAATATCCGATGCGTCTGATATTACAGATCAAATGTTACGGCAGATCGCAATTTGTACTATTGTCGGATTTAAGATCTCGCTAAACACAAAGGAAAACATAATGATGGGGTATTTAATTAATAACGGAATAAATGATGATATTATCCCTATATATTCTGTGCTATTCCAGGGATTTCCTGCATACATTGTAAAAAATTGGAATATGTATCTAGCAAACGTAGTTGTAATTGATAATATATTCAAAAAGGTGAATTTTACATATAAGGAGTATTTTACATCAAAGGCACTTTCATGGAAAGAAAGTATGCAAGTAAACAATAATTTTCGGGATATGAAGTTAACTATTAGATCTCGACATGATGACAATGACATTATTAATATCAATCGTGAGTTAGTAACATTGAATGCTACCGAAAGTAATTGTGTTGTATCAAAAGTTTCGACAGAATCATTTGTTCCGAGTTTGAGAAAATATATAGCAACTATTTATGCATTTTGTGATAAAAGATACAATGGTGGTGAAAATCAAATAGATTTCAAAAAATCTACTATCACAGCTACTATTGGAGCAACTGTTGTACAGAAAACTGTGTTCCAAATGAATGTTATTTTTGCAGTAATTTCATTGATAAATCCAACATTATCGGATGTAATCCATATGTTAAATTATAGTACTATCATGATCACAACATTAAAAGCATTGATGAAAGAGGGAATTTTAATAAAGAATGGTGATGTAATAATATTCAATTCGGAATATTTTGATTCAAAAGACAAACCCAGGATCGAAAATGAGGAAATTATCGTGTCAGAATCAAAACCAATCAATGATTTCGACAATATCAAGCAAAATATTATCTCAGAAATGCTCGAAAAAGTAGCCAGTAGGAAATTAAAAAATATGTCAAAGAGTGAAATTATTAGCCTGATGAAGAGTTGTAAAATTCCCAAAATGGACAAAAAGAGCAAGACAAAGATGTATTTGCAAATTATTCATGCATCAGAGATCAAAATTCTTGAAAAGAAAGTAAAGAAAAACAAACAGGTTTATGTGACATAATAAGCATATATATGCCTAAATATGCACAAAAATTGAAATTATTTTATTTTTATATCGAATAGTATATTTATTAATGTTTGCTAATAAATGTGTATTTGTACTATGTTCATCTAAATATGATAATAATAGTAATAGTACGGATAATATGAAACGATATGTTCAAGCACCCAAACGATCTATTAACGCATTAATGGCTGCATCAACGATCGAAACTATTAATATTGGAGATTTGCCAACAGATAAATTTCCCGAAATTGATGACATACAATTTGATACAAATGGAGAACATATCGATACGATATCAATAATTGATATGTCTTTTGTGTCTGCAAAATGTATCGAAACTTATTTAAAACAATATGGATCAAACGATTCAACTTTTGAAAATTATATCATCACTGTGATGATGAATTCTGTTTTGTTATCATCATATGATTCAATGGAACGAAAAATCAGAAGATCGAATTTATTAAAAAGTTCGGAAGAATTGTTGTATTGGCAACTACCCAATAATTGTAAAATTGATATTACAAAACAATATTTGGATCGAAATGTTACTCTTAAATCGTATAGAAAAATCAAACTTGATAATGAATTTGTTTCATCAAATACTGCATTAGAAGACAAGGCATTATCTGACTATCTGGATAATATGTTGAATTATACAAGTCGATACGTTGATGCTGCATTAACACGAACATATTTTCCTATTGTTAAAAATGAAGATCAAATTATTGATCATGATATTATTACAAGATTATTAACGACTAATATGATTGGTTCATATGAAACTGTACTATTAGTTATTACAGTAATGTGCATGCCACAATATTGTCATTTAATTGTCAATAATAAATCTGCACTAGAATACATTGAAAGTAGTGACATGTTTAAACAATCAAATTCATATCCCGTAGAAAGCACATATGATCAAATTATGCAACATGCATGGTTATCATTATATATGGAGGAATCAATAAAGAAAAGTAATATTAAGCAATCTGATAGATTCATTTTTGATATCAATACGGCATCAGCGCTTCCATTTCTAACAAAACCATTTTTAACGGTAATGATCGATAATGATGTTCCTACATTAAAAAAGAATTTACATCCTCCTGGATGGGATACAAATCACAAGTTGGGTGTATGTACATTTAATACATTTAAACAACGAATGAATATTTTCATATCCGGTGAAAATAAATCATTGCTTGATGAACTCGATTGGTCACGATATGCATTATGCGGATCTATGATGGCATGCTGTACACCATTGTTTAATCCCTTGATGTTAAATATAAGTCAAGATGAGAATTTTGATGAGAATCATGAGAATTTTGATAGATTCGCGGTCAAATATTATAGTGATGCAGATATTGATGTTGCTATCAAAGGAACAATTCCTGAATTTATTAATTCAGTTTACGCATTTCGCAATGTATTAGAAAACAGTATCAGGAAATTATTTCCAGACGAAGTTTCTGCAATGGATGCTTTTCGAGATGATGTTGTGAAATATGACAGTAAGTTAACAAAATTATCTGCACCCAGTATTGAAGATACGGATGTAGTAAAACCAAAGAAAAGAAAACGAATTAAACACACTAAAATAATTAATTCGTCAAGTAATATTGTTCGTATAAATTATATTAAACAAGCGAATATTACAATTAATAATGAATTCATTCGTGAAAACTTTTTCACACTAGATGAAATCGAATCATTATGTTCGGACACAATTGAAGTTGATGATGAATTAGATATTACATCAAATAATAGTGAATTAGATAATACATCAAATAATAGTGATTCTACGCAATCTCCAAAAATTAATGATACAGTACTGATTGATAAATATGTGGAGATAATTGAAAATATTAATAGAATGGATCATAATGATTCATCCGAAATTAATCGCATTATTCAAATTGTATATGATGTATATTTAGCATTTCAAGAAAATGAAAACGAAAATGTTGACAAAGTGCTTTTAGAATATCATGATATAGTTGATAAGAGTAATATTAGAATTTTTATGGCTACAAGCAGTGCAGACATACAAAATACATCATGTGTGGCACGATGTGGTTGTACATTTAAGTATCGAGTCAGTTGTAAACTATTGAAACATGATTTTGAATTATTCAAAATTCGAGGTGATGAATTTTTCGGATCTATATCTCAGTTTCACTTTCCGATTGTGAGATCATATTATTGCGGAACTAATGTTTATATGACACCAACGTGTATAACAGCATGTAAAACATTGATAAATATCGATTATAAATTTTTTGCTGGAATTAAGGATCCTGCATTAATTTGGATTAAATATTATTTCAGAGGTTTTGGATTTCTATTCAATAATAATGAACTCAAAAAACTCATATCATTTTGTATTCAAAATCCTTCTGTTGCAGCACGATTTGTGGGCATTAATTTTAATCAAATGTCAAACATTAAAACATTATTGAGTAGACATAAATATGATAATGTTTATGAAGGACAAACTTGTTCGGAATGGATGATCCGTGATTTTTCATTGACTCATGGGTGTCAAAATATAACCTTTCCGCATCATAAGAAAGGATCAGTAATGTATTTGAAATTGGATCAATTATACAGTACTATACCAATGTCAGTTTTCTTCATGAATGCGAAAAAGACTAAAAATACTATTGTGCAAGAAATTGTAGTGTCAGATGATCCAGAACGTCCTGAACAAACTGAAATAATTGTTGCAGAAGATGAAGATGATGATTCACCAGATAATTGGTTTCTTGGAGAAAATTCTCGGGCACCATACGTTCATACTGATAAAGATATAGATAATATGATAAAACAGTTTGATGTGTTGAATAATGAAATATTAAATAATTTAGATTCTGTGAGTAATTCACAAAATTCTGATGATGAAATAATACAACCAAGTAAGACAATTGTAATTAATGCAGAGTCTGATGACGAATCGGATATATCAGAACCAGAACCAGTATATCCAAGAAACATTGCAAAAAAATCTGCTAAAAAACGCATTGATTGTTCTAGCGTTGAATCTGAATCTGAATCTGAGTCTGAGGATGATGAAGAACCACGAAGAAATACTACTAAAAAATCTGTCAAGAAGAAATCAATTCCGGCACCAGAACCAGAGCTTGATGACGAATCCGAGTCTGACGAAGAGGAAGTCATCGAAGAGTTACCACGAAGAAAGACTACGAAGAAATGTAAAAAATCATATCGTTAATATTTAAAAAATTTGAAATTAACAAGTTTAACATATATGGATTAATTTATTAATGGTAGTTTCTAAGAATACTAGAGAATTATTGATACTCCCGCAATATCGAGTAACAGGTTATAAACGATTATGTAAAGTTATTCCAGCAAAATATGCAGTAGATTTAGAATCATCAATTCATAAATTTTGCAAAACATATTCGGATAAAAAAGATGTAGAAAAGTCATATCGAAACAAAGTATATAACACAAAGTTGTCAAGTATTTGTTATGATTTGGATCAGATCAATTGTCCATCATTAATAATTAGAATAATGAATGGATCTTTGAATGTTAAAGATATACCAGACATGAATTATACCGAAATAAATCCAGAACGCTGGTCTGTAATTATTAAACGTATTGAATATACGGAAGACAAAAGAAATAACATGGCAACTAGTACAGATCATAAATGTAGGAAATGTGGATGCGAAGAAAGTTATGGTTATGTTATTCAAACAAGATCATGTGATGAACCCGCGACAGTATTTGTTATTTGTAAAAGATGTAGCCATCGATTTAGAATGTAATTTATTTATATTATAATGCCTGAATTAATTTTTGTATCATGCAAATACTTTACATCGTTAATACAATATATTAAGCAATATTTTGAAAGACATTGTGTAACTTGTTTAGAAATAGATGTTATTGATCCATATAATACATCGATGCATATAATTTTTGATATCAGAGATAGAGCATATTTACCCTTAAATTTTATGGTATATAATTTTGAACAACTTGAAGCAAGTAATTTATCAGATGAATTTTATTCAAAATTAACTTTTGCAAAGCATATTTTTGATTATTCGGAAAATAATATTACATTTTTAAATACAATGGGTATTGATGCAACATTTATGCCATATTCATGGTTTCCGTCTTTACGAAATGTTAAAGATCATTTATTGATGAAAGATCGTATATGTTCATTTATGTTTATAGGATATTTTAATGAAAGAAGGAGAACAATATTAATGCCAATACATGAAAATGCGAAAAACAAAAAACAAAAAATGTTCATTGGATCGGATTTATGGGGAATTAATTATACAGGTCAATCAACAATTACAAAAATTGCATTGAATATTCATTGTTACAATAATAATACAATTCTTGAAGTTCATAGAATAATAACATGTATACTTGATAAAAATATTGTTTTAACAGAAAGATCATCTGATAAATATTATGATGAATTGCTAGATGGTTGCGTAACATGGATCGATGAATCTAATGCAGCACAAGTAATAAACGATACATTATACAATGATAAAATAAATTTAGATGTTCTTGTTCAAGAACGATTACGTCTTATGTTAACAAAAATGGAAATGTTTAGCAATATACTTGATAAACATAGAGAAATAATAATAAAACAATTAATTTAATTTATCTGCATAGTCTATATCTAATAGAATATCCAGCTTCAGATGGGGAGTTCATTTCACATATTTCACCTCTCTTGAGTTGATAATATCTGGCAATAGCATCCGTTCCAAATTTAAATTCTGGCAAATGTCCTGGTTCAATATTATATTCTTTAATAACTTGCTCCTGTTCTTCATCGGAAAGAAGAATAAGAGTTGGGTTGGAAACATGATCTGCTCTATCTGCCATCATTTCTCGAATAAATACTAATTCTGAATTACTTGCAACATCAAACATATTAATTACTTTGGGTGATGCCATATCTACGATCAGAATTTTATATTTACTTGGATCATTTGTAAAATATTTATCTTCATCGGATTTATCAATTTTTGTAAGTTTACAAAATGTTAAATAGACTTCAATTGTTTCTTTATTATTGGTATATGATGTGCTATATCCATTAATATTTTCTAAAAATTGAGACCGAATATCTTCAAATGATAAATGTGAGTACATCTTTCGCCTTGATAGCATTAATGCGGTATTTTCAACCATAATGCGAATTTTAGATTCTTCATTGTATTCATCGTTCATATAATCCTGACTCATTACTATAATTCTAGAATTTATTTTAAATCTATAATCTTCAATTTTTTAAATATTTTCTCCGTTCAGTTTAATGGATCATAACATGTATGTGAATTGGGCACTCTCAGATTTTGATATTGAAGAAACTACTTATGATAGCATGGGTGTGTCTGAATTGGATAATTTGTTAGACCAGCAAATTAATTTAAATCATACAACCGATCGTTGTCAGCTAGAAATATCAAAAAATGTTTTGTTATGTAGCAAAGCGCCTATTAAAAAATTTAGTAGTAATAAACACCATACAGCAAAGATAAGCAAGAAAAAAAGACCAAAACGTGTATCATTTATTGATCTATCAACAAATGAATTACGATAAACTAAAAACAAAAATTATGATATTAATTTGTATATTTATATCCCGTTATTTTAATATAAGATGAAAGATGTCATCCTATTATGCGAATATTATGTTAATTGTCAATTTGGTGGCAAAAGTAAATTAACAAAAAAGTGGTCAACATTTGAGCACAATGGATTAGTATTTGCTCCATTATATAAAGCACATAATTTACCTATTATGTATGATGGAATGGAAATCCAGTTGCCTTTATTAGCAGAAGAATATATAACATTGTATACGCGATATTTGGACACAGAGTATGCATTGAATAAAAAATTTCATACCAATTTTTTCAAAAGTTGGAAATCAAGTATCAAGGGATTGGGTATAGAATCATTAGATAAATGTAATTTTGATCGTATTAAAACATATATTGAAGAAGAAAAAAGAAGAAAAAAAGAAATGACAAAACAAGAAAAACAAAGTGCCAAGGATGATCTCGCAATAAGTGAAGAAAAATTTAAGACAGCAATAGTCAATGGAATTGAACAACCTGTAGGTAATTATCGTCTTGAACCACCGGGTATATTTATTGGCAGAGGATGTCATCCAAAAATGGGTCAAATAAAACCAAGAATAATGCCAGGTGATGTAATTATCAATAATAGTAAAGGATCAAAAACACCAGAATTACCAGAATTTTATAAAGATAAAAAATGGAAGAAAGTTGTTCATGATAATACATCAGAATGGCTAGCATCATGGAAAGATTCTATTACTGGCAAAATGAAATATGTTTGGTTAGGATCAAAATCTGAATTAAAATCTCAGGGTGATATTGATAAGTTTGATAAAGCAAGAAAATTGAAAAAATATGTCAAAAAAATTCGAAAAGAAAATGACATCAACTTAATTTCCAACGATTTAAAAACCAAACAATTAGCTACAGCATTATATTTTATTGATAATTTTTCCTTACGAGTTGGAAATGAAAAAGATGATAAAGTTGAAGCAGATACCGTTGGCGTAACATCTTTAAGAAAAGAACATATATTTCCTTTGGAAAATTTACAAATTAAATTGGATTTTTTGGGAAAAGATTCTGTGAGATATTTAAACAAAGTCAAAGTTTCTGAAAGTGTTTATAGAAATATTGTTGAATTTTGTGATGGAAAAAATAAAAAAGATGATTTGTTTGGTCTTGTTAATTCTACAGATTTGAACAATTATATTAGAGATTTTGGTCATGATTTTACTGCAAAAGTGTTCAGAACATTTAATGCATCAAGAATGTTTCAAGAAGAATTAGACAAAGTTGAAGAAAAATTCTGCAACTATAACAAATCGGATAGACTTGATATGTTATTAAATGGTTATAATACGGCTAATGTAGTAGTTGCCACAGCACTAAATCATCAAAAGAATGTTAGTAAAGGTTATGAAGAAGGAGTTTTAAAACTTAAAAAAACTATGCTAGAATATCAATCCAAAATTAAAGCAATACTTTTAAAAGATCCTGATTCGGTAAAATCTAAAAAACAAATCAAAAAATTAAAAGAACAGATCAAAAAATACAAAATTAAAAAAGAATCAAAAATTGAATTGAAAAATATTTCTTTAGGAACTTCCAAAATTAATTATATTGATCCAAGAATCTCTATAGCATTTTTTAAAAGAAATGATATACCAGTAGAAAAAGGTTTTAAACAAGCATTACGTGACAAATTTGCTTGGTCATTAAATGTTGATGACGATTGGAGATTTTAATCGAGAATCGATCCATGATATGATTGGAGATTTTAATCGAGAATCGATCCATGATATGATTGGAGATTTTAATCGAGAATCGATCCATGATATGATTGGAGATTTTAATCGAGAATCGATCCATGATATGATTGGAGATTTTAATCGAGAATCGATCCATGATATGATTGGAGATTTTTAATTAATGAAATAACGTTGTAAAGGTGTAATAATATACATAAATACTAGAGCATATAATGGTATGGCATATACATGAACTAACCATTCATCCTTACTATGACCAAACATTTTACTTGGCAAATCCAAGTAAAATCTACCAATTATTGACAGAATTAAACCTAATATTCCACCAATTATCGCTGGATTTTTCAGTTCCCAACTTAACACACCAAATAGTCCATACATAATTGGAATTATTGTAAAAAACCATTCAATATGTGGAATTATCGATAATGTTTCTTTATTTTGACTCATACCATAACCAATGTATAATGCAGTAACAAAAAATGAAACGACGGATGATGAAATAATAAATGCATGCAAAGATTTTTTATTCATATAATATTGTGTTTGTAAATATTTATCGTAATTATTATTATTATGATTTTACTAAATAGTTCTGCTTTGGTTCAAACAACTCTTGCCGCGGTAATGGTGATAGGCGGAGTTTCTGCTAAGAATTCTTCAGAACAATTACCAATTGAAAATAAAGGTGTTCTAAATAACGTTGGTATGGGGTTATTTATGGGTGGATGGCTTCTTGCGGCATATGTCCTAAGTCAAAACAAAATTAACATTTTGCAATATGCTTTACCATGCATGGGTGTATTAATTTCTGTTATGATGATGAAAGAAAAGAAATTGATGAAAAAGTATTTACCATTTACTATACCAGAAAGTGTTACAAAATATGTTGTTCCGGGAATTTTCATTGCATCATGGATAGCTATAGGATACAATGTTGGTGACAGATTTGATGGATTTATGAGATATTCTGGTTTAATTGCGACAGCTTTAGTGGTTGTATCCATGATGAAGGTACTACCATATCAAAGAGAACATGACAATGTTGATGGTCCTGGATCATATATGTTTGCATTTGCTTGGGCAATCATTGTATTTTTGAATAGTAATCGTTAAATTCAAAAAATTATAATATATTTTAAACGAAAAAATGTTTAAATTTACCTGTAAATGGTAAAAATTTCTTAATTAATTTTATGTGCAAAATACATGCAATTAATTTACAACCAGTTCATTTTAAAAAAAATAATATATTTTAGTATATTATATAATGTCTTACGGAATATCTACCGATCTTATTACTAATCTCACTGCCGAGGGAAAGACTGGAACCACCACAAAGGATTATGTGTGGTATGATATCAGCAACAGTGTGGTTGTTGATGTATCATTAAACGAAAGAATTTTGTTCGCCACTAGTGCTGGTGCCAAAACTTTGTCAAATGATAGCGGATCTTTGTGGTCTGATGCATGCGCTTTCAATTTGGTTGACGAATTGTTCGTTGATGCTGATGGCGACAAGTTTTACACATCATATGTTGATAACTATCAGAGTTCTACTGCAACTTCTGATATGTATGACATTTCTTTGTCAGATCTTGGATCTGTTAGAACTGTTAGTGCTGGTACAACAATTGATGTCACTTCTAGAAAGGATAACAGTGTTACTTTTGATCTTGCCGCGTATGCAGGATCCAGTGGCAACAAGTTGTCTGCATACGAAATGCATATGTCCACTCATCTGGACTTTTTGCCCGCAGCAAATGTTACCGATGTTAGCAGCAACCTTGCTGTAAACGTTTATGAGTATGGTTTGGATATTGACGTAAACCATGAGTACAACCTTGGACAGTCCGCACCCAAGTTGTCTTTTTATGCTAACTCTTTGAGTGCCAATTCGGTTGTTCGTTTTGAACCCGATGCTGCGCAAAATGCATCAGAATTCACTAGCTACCCCAAGCCTTCCATTGCCTTGAGTAACGTTATTTCGGGATCCACTTTGATTGGTGCTGGACGTTCTCTCGTGACAATGGATGTGACTTTGCCAACTGTTAGCAGTGGGTTTAAGTCTGGTGCATGGAATTGGTTGGTTCATATCGAGGATGCTACAACCGGATATAAGTCTGCTGTGGTTCCAATGAGAATCGCAATCTACCCTAGATTTACCCAACCCAAGGTTATTTTGGATAGTGCTTTGACTTTTGCTACCGATGTTTCCCAAAACATTGGTGTGGCAGTCCAATATGTTGCTAGTGATACGACCAATGTTGACATTCTTGCATGGGGTGCTCATCTCGATGCTTCTGCCGACATTGTGAAAATGGTTTCCGGATCATGGGTATCTAGTAGTGATGCATACCTGACAGTTACTACTGGATGGGAAGATTTGTCGAGTAATTTGGCAATTGATGCATCCGCAAACTTTGTTGTGAAACACATTTCCAACAAATACGGTATGACTGGTGATAGCTACGGTCTTAGAATTACATACAATGATACTATTTCTGATAGATCATTTGTCAAGCCTATCACTATTACCGGACGCACTCATACTTCTAAGGTTGCCGTAACCAACAAGTATGACGGTACTTATACCGTAGCATCCGGTAATCGTGGAACAGGAGAACACTATATGTCTCGTACATCTACTGCATCTAGTGGTGATTCATGGTCTACGTGGTCACGTCTTCATAACACCAATGCATCTTATAATATCAAGTCTGTTATCGCAACTGCATCTAATGTTGTGAGAATGCAATTTGCCGTTTCCGATGAGCCATTTGTCGGATCTCCCAGAGTGTTTAATGCATCTGTGTCTACCGCGGTTGTTATGAATACGTTTAGACAAGGAAGGATTGACATCTCCAGTGGTGCTCTATTCACTGACGTTGCCAACTCCAATGTTGTGTCTTTGGATGCTGATGGAAATGTTATCAATGCCGATAAGGTTATTAGTGGTAGCATTTTGACTTTGACTGACACCACTTCTGATATCTTTATCAATGTCGAGAGACCCGCATGGTTGTCTTCATTGTCTGATATTGTCATTGTGGCAACTCTTTCAGAGACTGTTGGAAGTGGCAATGCTGCGGGAATTGTGGGCATGGACCTCAGTGGAAATGATTTCTTGCGTTCTGCATTGAAGGTTTCTGGACAGAACAAGTTCGGCGCATCCATGGATCCTTCTCACAATCTTATTACCGATCTTTATACTATGGATACTCCTCTTAAGATCGATATTAAGCTTGCTCCTGAGAGACTTACTAGCTCTGACGCACTCTTGACTGTGGAGTTCAAGTTTGCTGGTGCAACCAGACACACTATGTGCTCGAGATATTACATCAAGTCCACTGTGCCAGCCAATTCTGGAGATCGTAAGAACAACTTGATTATGCCCAATAGATCCAAGATTAACTTTTCCAAGGCTATCAATGGAACTATTACAAAGGTGAATTTGACTGATATTTCCAACAGCGAAGTTGATTTGATGGATATCAGCACAAATACTTACAGAAATCTTGGCTTGGCCGAGTCTGGTATGCTTAACTTGAATCTTCCTAGATCCGAGTTCATGGGTGCTTCCGGACATGGTTTTGATATTTCTGGATTTAGTATCATTGCTAGTAATGGTAATGGTATTGTACCCAAGTTGTACTTGCCATTTTCTGTCTACGGTGACACTCAAACTTCTGGAGCACCTTTGAATTTGGAAGAGTTCGGAGATGTGTCTGCCAATTTCTCCAATTATGGCGATATCTTCTTGGATACCGGTTATTACACTGGTGTTCTAGATATCAAGTATTCCACTGTTTACAGAAACGAGCATTCCGATGTTCTCAATACCGTGAGAGTGTTTGTTTTGCCTAGACCTAACATTGACTTGACCGTTCGTGATCCTTCCGAGAACGTCCATAGAGTTGATGCACCAACCTGGTTGTCTGAAACTGGTAGAAATGTCCAGAAGAATGGAAATTCCGAGATCACCTTTGCTGGAACTGGAAATACTATTGGTTACACCGAAGCCAGTAGAACTTCCATTGCTACTTTGTTAGCCCATTACACCAAGATTTCATTCGTAAGCAAGACTTACAGTGATATTACTGACCCTGATTCTGGACTTGAGGGAAGATTTGGTATCAGTGATGAATTCATTGCCTTAGACTATGGTAGCAACGGAAGTGCTCTCGTGAGCTTTGCTGGTGCCGACTTGGACTACAACAGTGCTGATGTGAGTGGAAACAAGCACATCTTGCATTTCAATTCTGAGGTTGTGTTCAAGCGTCATGCTCTATTCACCGCCAACAATTTGGTATCAGACAATGAGAATTTCAAGGTATATGTTATCAACGACTTTGACGAGATGCTCACTGCTGCAACCATTGTGGCCAATGACATTCATATGTCCAATACCCTGTCCATTAACAATGTTGACTTCCTTAGATATGTTACCACCGGAGTTGACATTGATCTTACTAGTGATGAGAGATTCTCTACCGCTGTGTTCCTTGTCATTGAAAACACCGACCATTATGATATTTCAATTGACAGAGGTTCTGGATCTGATATTATTATCAAATTTGCCGAACGTCATTTGTTTGGTAGAACCGCTGCTGGTATTTGGTCTGACTATGGTCTTATCTAAATTTGCTTAATGTGCAAATAATTACTTAATTTATTTTTAATAACATAGATTTAATATTTTATGTTTTTTTCTTTATTATCTTTGTCTATTATATATGGCAACTTTCACATCATTACAAGTTTTGGGGCCCACTGAAATGGAGAACCTGGTCATAACACAAAATTTGAGTGTGGTTGGAACAATTTCTTTAGAAAGTACAGAAATTAAATCTGTAACAGTCAAAGAAGATCAAAAGGTTGATGGTGCATTAAATGTAACTGGCGATATATATTGTGGTACTACATTACATGCAGCAAATACGGATTGTTCGTCGGGAACTATTACCGGAAATTCTATTACCGGAAATATAGCCATAATAACAGATTTGTCTGGTACAAATTTACAAATGGACGGAAATGTTGTTTTTAATGGAGATACAAGTTTTAATGATATTGTTTACATAAATGATAAATTATATTTGGATGGAAAAGTATATGCAAATGACGTTATTATTGCAAATAGTGATATTTCGGCAAACAGCGATATATGGTTGGGCGGTAATTTAACGATGTATGGAACATTAACCGAATATGGTGATACAATATTAAAACAATCATTAGATGTTACTGGTAGTACAATTTTGCGCAATACATTAGATGTTAGTGACGACACAATTTTGCGCAATACATTAGATGTTACCGGAGACACAACATTGCATTCAAAATTAACTGTTGAAAATGATATTAGTGGTGATACTATATATATTAGAAATATTCTTGGTCCAATTATCAATATTGGTGATATGTCATCAACTGTTAACATTCTTGGTGCAGTAAATTCTGTTGAAACAACAGAAACATATATTATGGATTCGAAAATGACATTAAATAAGGGAGGAACTATTTATTCTGGATCTGGAATTGAAATCGAAGCTAGTGATACTATTATTGCATCAATCATGTTAGATTCAAGTAACAATTGGATTATGAAGAGACCACTAGAATCTATAAATGAAAAAATAATTACAGAAACATATGCTAAATTTATAGAAGATGTAAGCATGAATAAACAGTTGTATGTTGGAAAAACTGTTCATATTCTTGGAGATGTACAAATGGATAGTGATGTGAATATCACGGGGACGCTAAACGTATTAACTGATCTTTCGACAAATGGAAGATTTGATGTTGTAGGTGATACTTCATTGAATAATGTGTTGGTTGGAGGATATGAGAATGTTAGTGGTGCATTGACTGTAAGTGGATTAACTAATCTAAACAATGATGTGAATATCACCGGTGTAACTAATCTAAACAACGTTGTAAATGTCACCGGTGTAACTAATCTAAACAACGACGTGAATATCATCGGTGTAACTAATCTAAACAACGACGTGAATATCATCGGTGTAACTAATCTAAACAACGACGTGAATATCACAGGAACGCTAAACGTATTAACTGATCTTTCAGCAAATGGAAGATTTGATGTTGTAGGTGATACTTCCTTGAATAATGTATTAGATGTTGCCGGTGTAACTAATCTAAACAACGATGTGAATATCACAGGAACGCTAAACGTATTAACTGATCTTTCAGCAAATGGAAGATTTGATGTTGTAGGTGATACTTCCTTGAATAATGTATTAGATGTTGCCGGTGTAACTAATCTAAACAACGATG